TCTAATGTCACGAATCGTGGTCAACACGCGGAAGAATCGTAACAGGGAAAAGTATTCTTTCGCAAACATTAACCTGCTCGGTAAATGCAACGTGAATTGTTTTTTCTGTCTCGGTAAAGACCTTGAAGCGGAATTTAAAGGTCTGAATCATACCAACGCGCATTACTCGGAATGGGAACGCTTCGAGATGTTCCTTGCTACTTGCAGAATGTACGGCATCGAAAAAATATATATCACGGGACAAAACACCGATGCGCTTGTGTACGGTTACTTCAGGGAACTCGTGGCGTATCTACAGACGGAGGGATTCAAAGTCGGTTGTAGGACCAATGGGTATAAAGCGGCTGAGATGGTCGGAGCTATGAATCAATGTAACTTAAGCTCCGGACTTTCGATTCACACGCTAAACCCCGTGACGAATAAAATGATTATGGGTCGCTCGGATATACCCGATTGGGAGTTCATTATCCCGCAGCTTAAACGGCCTAGAGTCTCTATCGTTTTGAACCGTTGTAATCGGCACGAGTTCTTCGATTTGTTGAAGTATATTGCGAAGTTCCAGAATGTCCGATACATCCAAGTCCGGAGAGTGTCAACTGACACGAGAACGAAACTTCTGATGGCTGATATGATTGCATACGAAGAAGTTTATTCGCGGGTCCGGGAAGTATTCGATATCCGTGAAAGGCTTTGGGAGGATGCGGAGGTTTTCGATATTTATGGTAAAGATGTGGTTTTTTGGAGAACTATCAAAACATCCGTAAACTCTATGAACTATTTTACCGATGGAACTATCTCGGACGTTTACTTCGTGGTCGAAGGTTATCAAAAGTACAAAGAGAACCTGAAGTGGAAAAAAAGTCTCGTGCTGGATGAAGTCGTGAGTTCAAGAGTACAGGTGATGGAAGCTGATAACGCTTTTCTACTCGAAGCCCCGACCAAAGGAATTTTCTATCGCCTTCTCGGAGCCATCCAACATTTTATCGAATCGAATAAAATGCGCGTGGATGAAAAGAAACGACAAATCGTTCTAATCGGAATCGACCAAGTGCAGAAATTAAAGGAGGCATACGCACCCTTTATAACCGCTAAGAAGGAGCGTTATCCTGATGAAAGTTCGGTATCTGACGGACAGGCGTAAAGGCCAACTGGAAACATGGGCGAAGAAACACTCCCCGAAAGAATTGAGGAAGGTTCTTAAAGACTTCAATTTCAGAGACGGGATGGCGGCACTCGTCCATGACCAGCTTATTGAAGATAGTTATGTGAACCGTGTTTTGGCAAAGGCAAATCATATCGTTGAGATATACCTTTCCAAAAGTAACGCAAAACTTTTTGAACAAAAAATAAAGAAAGGTACGCAACACAAAGCTATTAGCGCGATACATAAAATGGTCAGCGCACTTGTGAATGTCGAAACCGGGGAGAAGATTCCGGATTTATGCCTTATAACTTTTAAAATCATCTACGCTGGTGATAACCGGAAGAAGGCTCTACGCAGAGTTCTTAAGTGGGTGAAAGATGTACTCGGAGAGGAGGATTGATGTCAACATTCTCTGGAATGATTTCCATTATGGATGCAGACGAAAACGAAGTCCTGATGAAAGTGATGGTTGTGCGTAGCGGGGTTTACATGGAAGACCTTGCGAAAGAAATAGTGCTGGAAAAGGATTCTAACCCCGACAGTATTTTGAAACGCGCACTACAAAAATTCGGAGAGGATACCAAACTTACGATTCTCTACCGGACGGAAGAAGTGGTTGCCGGGGAAGAAGAGTTTGATGTTCTCTCTATTGACGACCATGCCGAACTCGATGATTTCACCGAAGAAGATTACGAAGATTTTAACGACCCCCGCGATTGCCCGATGCTTTCAGAGAAAGGAAAGCTAGGCCACTTTTTCACAATCGCGGTAGAGGGAGAAGATGAAATTTTCATTCTCCGTGACAGGGAAGGGGAGATGGTTTTATCCTCAAATGAATGTGAGGATGAAGAGGACGATGATGATGAGGAAGACGAAGGTTATCTCTCATCTCTTCTCACGAAAATCGAAAAACTGGAAGGCATCATAAAGGACAAGGACGAAGACATCGAACTCTTACAGGCAGAGAACCGTGGACTTCGTAGGCTTAATAAAGAACTCCGGGAAGAAAGAGATTCGCTAAAAAAGTGACCCGGAAAAAAATTGATAGTTTGGGACAATTATTTTAGTCAAATTCCGTTTCATTCCGGTTATAATAAAGTAACGTGTACTTTATAATAATCGGAGGGGATTATGGGAAAGAACGGATACCTTGACAACGAACATACACCAACCGCTTGCGTGGACCTTGACGGGACCATTGCGAGTTACAAAGATGGATGGCAGAGTGAAGAACACTACGGGGAACCGATACCGGGAGTACAGGAAGCTCTTCAACGCCTGAAGGATAACGGATGGCGTATTATAATCTTCACGACTCGCGGCGATAACAAGCGCACATCTGCTTATCTAAAAAAACATAATATCCCCTTCGATTACATTAACGAAAATCCGGACCAACCCCCCGGTACTTCCGACAAGCTGATTGCTGATGTCTATATTGACGACAGAGGTATTCGGTTTAATGGGGATTGGGCGAAGACCATTGATGAGGTTCTCGCCTTCTCCCCGTGGGAAAAGAAAGAGGGGGAGTTGGGATGGAGCAACTAGGTAACGGCGAACTTAATGAACTCGCCCGTAAACTAGAGAAGTTCTTTGAACCAGAAAAACCAATGACCGTCAATGAGGTCGCTGAACTCCGGAAAGAATTGCAGGGTTTTCAGGAGCGGTATCCGGAACAGATTTCGTTATGCGAAAAATGTTTTGAACGAATTAAAAAACGGATACCTCCGATGAGGCAATACGATAAGACTCATGCGGATGCAATCTCCTTCGACCTTGCGATTGCAGGAGTTCAAATCTTTTCTACATTGACGGACCTAGAGCAATGCTTCATGTGTCAATCGAAACCATGTGAGCATTGCCAAAGCACACAGGGATTCAGATTTTCTTGCCCCCGATGTGAGAGAATCGGATGCTACGAATGTATGCCTGAAGGATTAGGAATCCTCTGCCCGGAGTGCATAAAGGAGATTAGTGATGGGTCAGGAAAAACAGGAACAAGGGGTCGATTGCCCGGAGTACCCAACGACACTGAATGAGATTTTCAGTTTCATTGCGGATTTGAAATTTGACCGAGCGGTAATCGAACAGCAAGTCAGAAGCGACCCGAAAGTTTTTGACCACTGGAAGCGGGGTGCTTATTCCGGATATCCGCTTTCTCCATATCAGATGTATCTGCTTAACGATTTTCTCGCGGATTCGTGTGAACAGGCAGGGACATCTACGCAAGCGGCTACGATATGGGTGATAGAAGTGTTGAAGATTTTGAAGACCGCGAATGAATCTGAGAGAATGAGTGTGGTACTCGGTTTTTGGGAGGAAGAGGACGACAAAGCCTCACCGTTTATTGTACGGAGAGAATTGCCGCCGATGCCCGAAGGGAGATAACGTGCCGCTCTGGTTTCATATATTTTCATGGATTGTTGCATTTTTCGCTTTTATTGGCGTTGAGTTGAATATAAAGAAGAATAAGTTTTGTTTTGTTATTTGGACTTTTACTAATGCTTCGTGGTGCGCCGTAGATTTTTATATGGGTATATACGCGCAGAGCGCACTATTTTTTGTTTTCTTTTTACAAGCCCTCAAGGGTCTTTATCGTTGGCATCAGGACGATAAGACCCTTGACCCCCCTCTCGATGAAGAGGAGAAAGATATAGGGGTACGAGTCAGTGACAGATAAAATGTTTTGGATTATAGAGAGCATTAAAGTGGTGGGTTTTCTTTTCACGCTACTCGGATTATTCTGTTACATAAAAGGTGACGGTTCCCATGACCGGGATGATTTTTTCAAAGGTACGCGATACGCGAAAATATTTGTCGGTATCGCCATCTTCTTTTATCTATGCGGATGGGTGTTTATTACACTGGAACAATTTGGAGGAAAATAACAATGGAATTCACACTCGTAGCGAAAATCGGACAGGGCAGCGAGTACATGCGCGAGACCACGAAGAAAATTCTTTCCGGCTTTTATGAAGTCATGGAGGGACAAATCAAAGGTCTTATCGGTGACGAACCCTACGACCTTCTTCATGCAGTAGTCTCGCATTACCCCAAGCTCGAAGGTTTCATGTTGCAAGGCGAAGACCCGGAACAGCCGGGAATTCCCGAAGACGTGAAAAAAGTTCTGGTAAGTCTTCAGACCGCAAAGGAAGAACTCTTCACAAAGACCGCGAAGACCTATGACCAGTGGATACAATATCTCATCGACTCAGTGGGAAGATTCGAGCCTGAACTTTTCACCCTCTATCTGGAAAATCTAAAAGAAAAACTCGGAGTGTAGCGTGGTCGAGAGAACGTGCGAATACTGCGGTCACACATTCGATTGCGGGAAAGGGTTCCCGGAAGCGGAGCATGTTGACCCTATCTGTCCTGAATGCGGCAAGAGGTCAACCGATGTGCCTCTTACCGATAAGCAGGAGGATTTACTTAAACGTAAATCTAATATGAGCGCATTGGAAATCCAAAAGCTCACTAAACGGGAAGCATCAAAAATCATCGACCAAATCTCAGAGGAAGAAGGTTGGTATGACAGTAATTGACAAGCAAGCCTTCAAAAAGTTAGAGCAAGGAATTTTCCGAAAGACACTCCGGGATTTAAAGCCCGTGCATCGAGTCCGGATAGCTGAAATCCATGAGGACCATTCTCAAACGCTGGTGCTGATTCAAGAGGATAACTCCGAGACTAATTTGCGTGTCGATGGTTTTATTGCGAAGAAACTAAATTTACAGTACGCAAAGGCCAACGATGAATTTGTAATCGTGGAACCAGAGGAGTAAACCATGAGTCAGTTCCTTGAGAAATATGTAGAGGGAGCGGTCAACACTGAGAGCAGGGACTTCCAAGCTATCGGCGCGAGACTCGCTGACCCTAAAACTTTCACACTTTTCGCAGAGCTTCTTTCCCAAATAGTCGTGTTCGCAAACAGGGTTGATGCTCTGAAGAAACATGCGTTCTACGGGAAGGATGCAAGCGCGGTAATTCACGGTGTCCGAAATTTTGATTTGGATACTTTGGACCGTGCGACCCAACCTTATATGTTGAGATTGCTTCACGGGATGTTCGGCATGTTCACCGAAGCGGGAGAAATTGCGGAGCATCTCAAAGCGGTAATTTTCAACGGCGAAAAAATCGACCCTGTGAATCTTTCTGAGGAGCAGGGAGACGGGATGTGGTATCATGCGATTTTTGCTGACGTTCTCCGGGATATTTCTGATATTGATTTTACAGAGTGTCTTACTCGTAATCATGATAAACTCGCGGCGAGATACCCGGACAAATTTACAACCGAACACGCGCTCAATCGAGACCTTGATAAAGAGCGAGAAATTCTCGAAGGGGGAGGGGATGAATAGCGTGATAACTTTTCCTGAAGAATTAACCAAACCTTTTGAAACTCCGTGGCGGCAAGCCTCCGTTGTGCATATTGTTGACGGGGATACCTTCGACCTGATGGTTGATTTGGGTTTCGATGTTCACATTCATGCGCGGATACGTTTGCTTCACGGCGATACATTCAACCGCGAAGACAAACTTAATGTCGGTATTGATACGCCGGAAATTCGCGGGGAGGAAAAGGTTCTCGGATTCAAAGCCAAAGACCGTGTTGAAGAACTCATCGGCGGTAAAGAGGTCCGGATTTTTTCAAGGCGCGGGGGTTCTCGCGGGAAGTACGGACGTTGGCTTGCCGCAGTTGTTTTCCGGATGGAAGACCGTTGGGTTGACTTGGGAAGCTTTCTGGTCGAAGAAGGTCATGCCGAAGTGAAAATGTACTAATGAGCAAAACACTTAAACGTAAGAAAAAAATCAGAGCGGTGTTGAGAGGAAAGAGAAAGAAAGCTCTCTTCCTCTCACCCGCTTTAAAAGTTCTCAAGCTTATTCCGGATGAATCCGTTGACCTCATCTATATTGACCCGCCTTTCAATACCGGAAAATTTCAGGAACGTCTTCGTATAAAAACGGATGCAGACGAAGATGGAGACCGCACGGGATTCGGCGGGAAAAGATATAAAACCGAATTTCTTGAGAGTTTCGGATTTAAAGATTCTTTCGATAATTACCATGATTTCTTAATCGAACATCTCGCACAAGCTTATCGAATCCTTAAAAAGACGGGTTCGCTTTTCCTGCATCTCGATTGGAACGAAGTTCATTACGCAAAGGTCTGGTTGGATGGAATCTTCGGCAGGAAAAATTTTATCAACGAAATAATTTGGGCGTATGATTTCGGTGGTCGTCCTAAAAATAAGTGGCCTAGAAAACATGACACGATTCTCTGGTACGCAAAGACGCATACCAAATACACATTCAACTTCGATGCGATAGATAGAATACCTTACATGGCTCCGAATCTCGTTGGACCTAAAAAAGCGAAGCAAGGGAAGACACCCACGGATGTTTGGTGGCATACTATCGTACCTACAAACGGAAAAGAAAAGACGGGCTATGCAACGCAGAAACCTCTCGGAATTCTTCGGAGGCTTATACTCGTGCATTCAAATCCCGGAGATGTTTGCCTAGACTTCTTTGCAGGGAGTGGGACTACCGGGGAAGCTTGTCTCGAAAATAAAAGGCGCGTGATGCTGGTGGATGAAAGTAAGGAAGCGTTTAAAATTATAAAGCGGAGAATGAAAAATGTCGGAACTTAAGATTCCAGATAGTGCGGAAAAGTGTATCCCTTCTCAAGTTATATTCCTGAAGACGTGGCCTGATTTTTTGGCCTTGATGGAGAGCGGGAAAAAAAGATTCGACCATAGACCGCGAGAACTTAAAATTGTTCCCGGCGATATAGTAGTTTTTCAAAGCTACGACCCGGATGAAGGGTGTTGGCTCCCTGATTATATAGTTACGATAGTTGGTCTTCCCATTTACGGAAAAGATGCACCGGATGTATTCGGTATCGGGGACCGGACTATTTTTGATTTTACGATTCTCCATGATTGGGGAAAATATCTTCACCATGATATTATTGTGAAAATTATAAACGGCCTTATGGCAAATGTGGATGGTGGAGTCACGGATGAGCCTTTCTTCGCTGAAGATGAGGATAACGGGTAAAGCTCGTTGGACTAGCAGAGTAAATATGGTCGAAATCCGATGCTCCTGTGGAGCGCGATTCGAGCATCGGGCAGACCGGAGTTATGTGCGGTGTCCTAATTGTAGTCGGCGGGATTTTCTTTGGGATATGCGTACACGGTATTACAAAGAAAAGCTGACAGAGAGATGGCTTAAAAAGTGGCGGGATAAACGTGGAAAAAGCTGAAAAATTCTTCACCGGGATAGGTAGCCGAGAAACGCCACAGGAGGCTCTCAGAGTCCTTCACCGTTTAAGCGCGTATTTGGTCAAAAAAGGATTTAAATTGCGTTCTGGACATGCGTATGGGGCTGACAGGGCATGTGAGGAGGGTGCAGACGGTTCGGCGGTGATTTATCTGCCGTGGAAGGGGTTCGGTCAGAAACCATACAAGGAAGACCCCGGCGCGAGAGTCGTTGGATTGTGGGTCGTGCCTCCACTTCTCAGGCTCCCGAAAGACTATTTGAACGTGATTAAATGGGTCTGTGAGGAACGCGGTTCCAGTTACGATGATATGTCTCAAGGGATACAGAAATTATTATATAGAAACGTCTGTCAGGTGTTGGGTCATGGACCGGAATTCCATCCATCTGAAGTCGTTATCTGCTACCATGAGGATACAGGCGGCACGATGTACGCCGTGGATATCGCAATACTTTACAACGTGCCTGTCCTGAATGTTCGCGGTCTCGATTATTATGAGGCCAAGAAAAAGCTTAAGTATATTCTGAAGAACAAAGGAGCTTCCGGTGGGAAAAAACGGAAGAGGAAAGTACAAAAGAAAAAAAGGAAAAAAGTACGGAAGAAAAAAGGGTAAGGCGATTAAGAAGAAGTGCGCGAACCCGAAATGCCGTAATACTTTTGAAGTCCCGTCCCGCTATGCTGGTCGTGCAGGAGCGAGAAAGTTTTGCAGTACGACTTGCTCCAATCGCGGGAATGCGAGAGTTTTAAAAGACCTCAAAACTCGATTTAAAGAAAAACTTAAGAAAAAGGGTAAGTGTCTTCTTTGGACCGGAGGTACAAACGGTTCCAAAGATGTCACCCATCGTTACGGTATTTTTAAAATTGGCAAGCAAAGAATTCTCGCCCATCGTTTTGCATATCAACTTGCGACAGGGAAAAAAGTTCCTAAGAATAAAATTCTCATACACACATGCCGTAATACTCTCTGCTGTAATCCGAAACATCTTAAGCTCGGAACGCATTCGGACTTCTCAGAAAAATCGAGACAGAAAGGCGCGAAGCATTGGAAGACTGACCTCACCGCTAAAGATGTTCGGTATATGCGGAAGCGTTACAAAGATTCCGGAAATGATAGAGCGGAATGTGAAGCTTTGGCAGAAGAATACGGACTCAAATCTAACACGGTCTATTCTATTGTCCGTGGTTACTCGTGGAAATCAGTTAAGTAGGAGGGCTACTTGTGGAAGGATTATTTCCTGTTCATTTGACCGCAGAAAATCTCGATGATGCTTGGCATCAGACAGTTCGTTTGGCTTTAATGTTCGGCTATCGTTATAAAGTTGATAAAGGTTCTTACGAAGGTCAAGACCGCTATGAGTTCGATATGTTTACCGCGAGAATTAAAAAACCATGCGGTCCTCCTCCGGCGTACTCGAACCTAGTTCCAATTATGCCCGAAGGCTCCGGACTTGAACCCCCGACCTCTATTGAATACGTCCGTGATACTTACTTCCCGGAATTTCTTTATATGGACTACAAAACCGAGAAGGAAGATTACCGATACGGGCAGAGGATTCTTGAATTCAATCAGGTCGAAGAAGTCGTTAAAAAATTCGCTCTTTATGGAGAGGGTAATAATCAGGGTACGATTGAAATTGGCAAGCCTGAAGATATCGTAAAGGTTGACCCTCCATGTTTACGTTTAATTGATTGTCGGGTTCGTTATGGAAAATTACATTTTATCGTTTACTTCCGCTCATGGGATTTGTATGCTGGATTCCCGGCGAACTTAGGTGGTCTTGAACTTCTAAAACAAATGATGGTCGGAATGATTCGAGATTACCCCGGCAGCTTGCTACCGAATTTGGAGAACGGGGAAATCATAGCTGTGAGTAAAGGACTTCACATTTATGAACAATACCTTGAATACGCCGAAGCCAGATGGAAAAGAACCAGAGAAGAACTCCGGGAAGAAGGTATCGAAAAAGCAAAAGAAATCCCCGGAATCCTCATCGGATAAAGTCGAATTCACGGTCTGGACTTGCCTCACATTTAAAGAACTCCAACGGGAGAAGAATGATTCTCTCGAATTTCTTTGCGATAAATGGCGAAGGGATAGATGTGTAGCGGAGCAGAAGTGTTTTATCCCGTGGCATGGTCGGACCAAACCAGACTTTCGACAATGCAGAGAAATACCACTTATTATGAAAGTGCCGAAGATTCAGCTTGAAAATCCGGATTAGAGGTGTTAAAGTAAAATTAACCCAACGCTAGGGTAGCCCTCCTAGTCGGGAGCCGTGAATCCGGATTATTTCGGGTTCACGGTTTTATTTTGTACGAAAGGAAAATATGGGTAAGAATATTAGAGTCACCCATACGAAGACCAATTATAGACGGACATGCGGGAGGTCCAAACTGTTCATCCGTTATTTCATTTGGGTAGATGGTAAGCTACATGGAGAGACCACAAATATAGACCATGCTAAGAAATTCGTGGAGGAAAACGGAGCAAAGTGGGAAGATGTTTTCAAGTAAAAAATACAAAAAATTTGAAATTGAGGCTTGTTAGAGATAGCCGCTCCTGTATAATACTGTAAAGGAACTCTAATACAGGAGAGGGCTTATGAGTCAGCTAGGAGACCGGACCCAAGTAATTTTGGATACTGTACGGAATTTCGTGCAGGAATTGAACCGTGCCTGTCCGACTCTTAATCGAGCGAAGCTCGGTAATATGCTTTTTGTGGCGCAGGATGAGTTGGATAATGTCGCGCTTTTCTGGACAGACCCCGTTATAAGCCAAGCCTTAACTACTCCCCCTATCGAACCTCAAAATGAAGACCGCTACCTTCTTTCAAGTCCCGGAGATGCGGATACAGCTTGGGAAGGTCAAGTCAACGTCATAGCAGAATGGCGGGTCTCAGGAAAAGACCAAACTCGCTCTGAGTGGAGATTTTGGCCTGTTCAACGTAGTAGTCTTATGTGGGTTAATGATGAAAGTCTTTTCTACGGTTACAACGGGGCAACATATTTCTCGCTCCAAACAACAGGAGCAAACGGGAATGTTTGGCAACAGCCAGTAATTACGGACGATGTTCTCGACCCAACTCCACTTACACCTTCTGCCGGGGACCGTTATCTTATCAATGGAGTCGGTGCTGGTGCATGGGTTGGCAAGGATAACAATATCGCTGAGTGGGACGGTACTGTTTGGCTCTATACTCCCCCGATTGAAGGTATGGTCACTTACGTTAAAGAAGATGCGCTTTTCTATTTCTACGATGGCGCGGCATGGGGGAATCTTTTCGATACAATAGTTACTTGGGTTCCTCCTGTAATTACAAAAAGTATTCTTGACCCGACTCCACTTACGCCATCGGCGGGGGACCGTTATTTGATTGACGGGGTTGGTGCTGGCGCGTGGACGGGACATGACGATGAAATCGCGGAATGGGACGGAGATAATTGGGAGTACACCGCTCCGAGAAACGGGATGGTTACTTATGTAGATGATGAAGACCTTTTTTATATTTACGATGGTATGTGGCTCCAATGGCCTATCGCACCTCACGCTGTCACTCACGAAAATGGTGGGACTGATGAGATAGATGTCGCGGGTCTTTCCGGGCAACTCGCAGACCCGCAGATTCCACTTCCTCACGCTCCGACACATGAAAAAGATGGAACGGATGAAATCGAAACCATGCTGGTTGATGAAGAGCCTATGGGATTCCCCGATTCATCTGATAATTATACGACTATTTCATGGAATGATGGTACTCAAGAATTTACTATTGCTCCTGTAGGTGCTGATTTTGATATTTGGGTAAAAAGTAAAAAATTTACTAAAAATGCTCCTGAAGTAGTTGATATTTCCGGGGTAATAGCAGAGGGGGTATGGTTCTTTTATTATGACGATACCGGAACTTTGATTGGCTCTCAGACCCCGTGGGACTTAACTCAACATGCCCCTGTTTCCTACATCCAATGGGACTCGACTAATTCTATAGCCATATTTTTTGCAGATGAGCGGCATGGTTTGGTTATGGATTATGAAACGCATAAATATCTGCATTTTGGTTTTGGGACTCAGTGGAGAAGCGGTCTAACACTCACACCGAAAACTACACCTATTCCGGGCAGCGGTAATCTCGATGCTGACGCTGAAGTTGAACTTGAAGATGGGTATATTCTCGATGAAGATTTAGAAATTAATATCCGTGATTCCGGTTCCGGGAGCTTCGTGCAGGATATAAGACCGATTGCCCAACTTCCAGTATATTATCGTGATGGCGCGGCGGGTAATTGGAGGAAGAAACCAGCAAATAATTTCCCGCTTATAGAAGCGGCTTATGTAGGGACAGGAACCCGTATTCATTGGAATGACCCGGATGGTGGTGGTATAGGTATATGGGATTTCACGGAACTTCCTAATGGCGATTATATGAATCTTTGGCTCATTGGTACTAATGATATTTTTGAGCCTTTGGTTATTATTTGCGGTCAGGCTGATTACAATACATTACTTGGGGCAGAATTAGCTGATATAAGTGAAATAGCGTGGGGGCAAATTCCGTTTCAAGAAATTAAAATCCTTTACAAGCTGATTTTTGAAACGGCTAATGGTTTCAGTAATTCGCCAAAAGCAAGATTAGTAGAGGTAATTGATTACAGAGAAATACAGACGGGAGGTACTACGGGAGGTACTTCGCCAACGGTACACAACTCACTTTCAGGACGCGCCGACACAGGAGCGCACCCCGCAGCCGCAGTAGCCCCGGATGTAACTAACTTCAATAATCGCTTAACTGCAACCGAAGATGATGTTCAAAAAGCTCTCGATGTTCTCGATGATTACCCCTTCGGATTAAATTTACAACAGGCATCGAGTGATGCTTTAAGTACGCATACAGGTGATACTAATTACCAAACTAAAGTAAGCATTACGACACCCGTAATCCCGGCAGGGACTTACCGTGTCAATTACTATTTTGAGTGGACACATTCAGATGAAGCGGCGGGGAAAGAGATGAAGGCGAGAGTACGACAAGATGCAGGGGGTACGCCCGTTGACCTTGCCGAAGTTATTTTATTACCGAGACGTGCAAATGTGGGTTTCTATCCTGCTTCCGGATTTGCGTATGTTACCTTAACAAATGCCGCGCACACATTTGACCTTGATTATGGAGTCAATGATGCCGGGGAAACCGCGAGTATTAGACGTGCAAGACTCGAACTATGGAGGGTTGGCTAATGCCTATTACTAAATACACGAAAGATATTGAAAACACAGAACATTTTAAAAATGGGAGAGTTAATACTTCCAAGCTTCGCAATGAAATACATTCGGGGAATAGTGGCATTAATATTCAACTCTCTCATATAACAACCGTGGGGACGGTCTTGGATGCGTACTTTAAAGATGCTCTTCCCGCTGAAGAGGAAGCGGCTTTTCATGCAGTATGTTTAGCGCATGACGGGGAACCTGATTCAGATGCCTCAATTCAACTTGTACGTCTCGTGCATGAGGATTCCCTTGACCCCTCTACAACGAATACACGACTTGAGGGTTTCGAGATAACGATTCCCGCAGGGGAAACGGGACACTTAGATATATCCTTCCCGTATCCCGTTGATTTAGAAAGCGGGGAAGGATTCGTACCAGCGGCAAAGGCCGGGGATGTAATGGATTTTTATGTTGCCCCGGATTCACCTATAGGAGTTCTGACCGCAAACGCGGATGCGGGACAAAATAAAATCATGCTTCCAGTTGAATCCCTTCCGTACATTAAACCGGGATTCGATTTAAGAATAGGCACTCCCACGGATACCCTGCATGAAGTTGCGGAAGTGAATTACGTTACCGGGGAAGTGACCCTCCGTTCTAATCTCGCAACGGCAAAGTCAGCCGGGGATGCGGCACTTCGCACAGTTGTTTACGCCCGGAACATTCTTCTCGAAGCAAATGAAGTCCTTTCAATTGGAGGACAGATTTTCGGTTCCGCGAGTATTCCTCCAAATACTACTTTGCGTGTCGTGTATGTAAACAATGACTCTCAACAAAAGACTATTCGATTCAGACTTGTTTATAAATACTAATGGCACTCCAACGAGACATTACCGGAGCTATCGGTCTCTCCATGACGAAATCAAATGGGTTGTGGGGATATTTCGGGAAGGCCGTTAGATTTTTTACAGGGGGTCCGTGGAATCACGCTTTTGTTGTAGCCAATGTGAATTCTTTTTTCGGAGCTACAATAATCGAAGCGAGTGAACGCGGAACAGGAATATCAGTTCTTTCAAAGTATTTTTCCAGTGAGTATGATTTCCAACTTTGGATGCCGCAGACTGATAAAGCTACCCGACTCTCCGCGCTCGAATACACAAAAATATTAATAGGTAAGAAATATGGGTATCTCCAATGCGTAGGATTTATCCCGATGTGGCTCATTAAAAAAATCACTTTGCAAAATGTGAACAATCCTTTCGGGTCTGGAGTTATTTGCAGCGAATTAGTATTAAAATACATCCAAGCTCTCGCCCTAAATCCCGCATACAATAAACTCGACAGGAATTCTTTCTCACCCAATGATTTGTATAGATTAATGAAATACTCCACGGACTTCAAACCAATCACTCCTGTAATTTAATTTCTTTTCTCAACTTTATCTTGATTTTTCCCGGTTATAATTATAAGACAAGAAATCTTTAAACGAAAATTGTACGGGAGGGTTACATGGTATATTCACCTCAAGCTTTGTTCATCCATGAGCTACATTATCAGGCGAGAGATAATAAATCGCAGTTAGTAGAAAAATCTCCGTCCGATGTTTTTAACCGAATAGGTAATGCTTATCTCAAACACGGCGTACCGAAAAAAATAATTAAATCATTCAAGGAACTTTCTGCCGACCAGATAGCCGTTCTCTCTTCACCCATCTATTATAATCTCGGTATCACAGAAAATCCGATTCTCGCGGCTTGCTTCGTTTCGGATTTAAAAGATAGCATGGTAGATATCGGAAAGACATGGGCGACCTGTCTTTTGATTTTTAAAGCGGGTGCGGGAGTTGGTATTCCTATATGGCACTTGCGTCCCGAAGGCGCGAGTCTCGGTGACGGAGGTTTGGAAATAGCAGGACCGTCCGGTTCTTCCGGACCGAATAGTTTTATGACCGCTTATCATAACGCCGGGGATATCGTAATGGCGGCGGGAAAAAGACGTGCAGCCATTCTTTGCTCGATGATGTGTTGGCATCCGGACGTGGAAAAGTTCATTTCCATTAAAGCTCCGGGTCCGAACAGGGACAAATACACTAATATGAATCTTTCCGTTTTATGTACGGATGAGTTCATGCGAAAAGTTAGAGAGAAAGCGGAGTGGAATCTTGCATGGGAAGATAAGATTTGGAGTACGACTCGTGCAGACCTCCTACTTAAAAAAATGGCGCATCATGCGTGGCAAACCGGAGACCCCGGAATACTTTTTTATGACCGTATTAATATGGATAACTTTGCCCCGCAACTTGGACCGATGGACACGACCAATCCATGCGGGGAGCAACCGCAGAATCCAAACACGTCCTGCAATCTGGTCGCAAATAATCTCTACGCAATGTTTAAGAAATATGAAATCCGAAAAGAAGCACATCGGAAAGAAGCGATAAGGAAACGAGTCAACGAAAGCGTGAAAGTATTAATGCCTCTCGCTAATGCGAATGTTGACCTCTCACATTATCCGACACCGGAGTTCACGGAAAATTCTCGTTATATGCGTAACACTGGTGTCGGCCTTCTCGGTTTCGCGGAGGGGTTGGCTCATCTCGGAATTCCTTACGCTTCGGAAAAGGGTCGTGATATCGCAATGGCGGTCATGGAAGAAATTACACTCGCGGCTTATGAATGGAGTCTTGAGGAATCGAAGAAGTCCGGACCCGCTCCGTGCTTTGAAGATATTCAAGGTCAGGATGCCTTTCAAAAAATTATGAATCGTTATCTCGAACATGCGAAGGAACAAAACAAACGTACCGCTGGTCAGATTGGTCACGTTGAAAGATGGGAAGCGATTATCAAGGAAGCGGAGAAAGGACACTACCCCCGGAATGCAAGTGTCTCTACTATTGCACCGAATGGAAATACAGGAGTCGCTTTCGATGCGTGGACCGGGGGAGCGGAACCGATTTACGCTCTCCATTACGAGCGCAGTATTCGTGAGAGAGAATTAAACCAAACGAAGAAAATAGTTCTGACCGACCCTGAATTTCTCGCGGCATTAAAAGAACGCGGAATAAATTTACCTATAGAGACAATCGTGGAAGCGAAGGGACGTGCCGGAGGACTTCCGATACCGGAAGATTTAAAAGAAATTTTCGCTACCTCACATGAGATTCATTGGAAGGACCGTGTGAACATGCAAGCGGCCTTCCAACTTTTCTGCACCTCCGGTATTTCTGGAACTGTGAATTGTCCGGAGGAAACCACGGAAGAAGACGTGATGCAGATTTATCAATACGCTCACGAAAAAGGTTGTAAGGGAATCACAATCTTTCGTGACAATTGTATGGTGCGCGGAATTCTCGATGCAGCCGGGAGGAGACAGGAACTTCCTAAATACAAACGCCCACCTATTCTTCATGGCATGACATTGAAAGCAAAACTTTACGGGGAAGCGGGACACCGTAATGCTTACATCACTATTAATAGTGACTCCTATGGTCGGCCTGTCGAAGCTTTTATTCAGGTCGGTAATTCCGGTAGCACAGAAAATGCGGCGAATCAAGCAACCGGAAGAATGATATCCGGTGGTCTTCAGATGGGAGTCCCGGTTGAGAATGTAATTAAATCGCATCTAGGTATCCGTAGCGCGGAGAACGGAAGGGTGATGCTTGATAACACGGATAAAAAACCAGTTGCGGTATCGTCTATGCAGGATTTGATAGCGCAATTTTTAAGAAGGCAATTTGTTGATAAAGTGGAAATCACTCTCGAAGACGGGGGTATGGAATGCCCGATGTGTAAACACCTTACCTTGATTGATAGAGGTGACGGTTGCCCTGAATGTAGCCATTGTGATTTTAAGAGTTGCTTGTAAATTATTTCGTTCAAAATATGTCTTGATATACTGAACGTCACATGATAAACTCAAATCGGAGGATAAAAATATGATTCCTTTCGCTTTTATGAAAACGAAAGTTTTTAGTGCCGACAACCCTGATGTATTGGAACAGGCATTGAATAAATTCTTTAAAGAGAACCCCGCGCACGGGTTCCTGTCTTTCAATACCCTTCCGAATTTTTTTCAGGTCGGTAACGTAGCGGAGTCGAAATACTGCGGTATCCTCTGCTATAGCGAAGGAGGTTTTGAGGAAGCACCGGACGAAATCGAAGATGAGGATGAAGAGGGAAGCGAAGAGTATGAAGCAGAAGAGGAAGAATACGAAGGTGAAGAACAAGCGAAAGGAGGTGGGACCGATGGCTAGAGGTAGGCCAGTGAGAGGTCACGCATATAACAAACAGGATAAAAACAGGTTCGCGGAACTTGAAAATCTTGGATGTTATAAAAAGTACGGTTTTGGGAACGGATATTTCCGGGATGAGGATGAGAGGGAGAAGAAAGATATGCTTCCTTCCCCTTGTGCCAAATGTCCTAAAAATGCGAAATGTTATAAAAAGACGGAACAGGCCGCGAATCCTTCCGACCCGAAGGAAATGCTCGTGGTACTCGGTCTTAATGAAATCGAAGGCACAACCGCGAGAGTTATGAGTGACATTCGGGCAGATGTAGAGGAACTTCCTCCCGTTGCCGGGATGAGAGATATGCAGGAGTTTTATAAAATATCTCCGTGTAAAGGTAAGTATGGTTTCGGGACCGGATACTGGTTCTCAGATGAAGTACCAATATGCGGGATTTGTGGTCTTCAAAAAAGTTGTTATGCTGAATTCCAGAAACAGCTTATCGAAGGTATCCCGCTTATCGAAAATTATGTGAAGAATATGTTGGATGGAGCGCAAGCAAGAAACGATGGCGAAGTCTTCACAAAAGAAACAAGTTAGAAAAAAATGTCTGTGCGGATGTGGTAAACTTGTCCCAAAGGCAAAATCTGGAATGAAGCAACCTTCATTCTGCCGGGGACACCATCCGATGCAGAGATTGAATAAAACCAAAAAAGAGAAAATTAAAAAGAGAAAAAAGAAGAAACCGGATGCGAAGAGACGCAACCCTAAAAATCCGCAAGAGCAAGTTGATAAAAGTAGAATATGTATATATAAAAAACCAGATGGCTCTCCCTGCAAAGCGATTGCATTAAAAGGGAAAGATTACTGTACTTTCCACTCCCCCGCAAACATGAAACAGAAAAGCCCTGTCCTTAAAAAGGGAGAGTATTTAGGCTCCCCTCTGAAGTCCGTAGATGATGTAATGAAGGACGGTAAACCGTTTGAGCTTCGCTGGTTTGAGAAGCACTATATGAAGCGGATTTATGAGTCGGTTTCCCCATACTTCGCAGCAATTAAATCCGCGCAAGTTGGTATATCTGAATATGAGTTAATGAAAATAATATGGTTCATCCGTAAATATGGAATGACCGCACGGCGTAGGGTCATGCTCACTCTTCCAACCGCCACGGATGCAAAAGACTTTTCTAAGGACCGCATTGATTCTATTCTTTGGGAGAACCGTAAATTATTCGGACACGAAAAAGAAAAAAGGAAGAAGTGGACCGATAATGTCTCTATGAAAGAAGTTGCAAATTCCTTAATATTCATACGCGGTACTAAAGGTAAAGCACGGCATACTTCGACTCCTTCTGATATGAATATCCATGATGAAGTTAATTTCTCCGATGCTGTCACGATGAGTAAATTTGCTTCGCGTCTAGGAGCTTCAGAATTTCAATGGGTCAATTGGATTTCCACTCCTACTTTTCCGGGCGAAGGTATTGACGAAAAATTCCAAGACGGATGCCAATTTCATTTCCACGTCCCCTGCACGGATTGTGATAATTGGGTAAAGCTTTGTTGTGAACCTCTCGAACACATGGACCACGAGAATGATATTTGGGCTTGTGAAAAATGCGGAGGGGAACTTGATAGAGCGGCAGGAAGATGGATTGCAGAGAGGCCCGAACTCATTGGAGAAAAAGAAAGCTTTCATATTACGAATCCGATGCGTCTTAATGAGACACCCTCCTCTATAATGGCGAAAAAAGATGATTATAAGCGTGAGGCCGATTGGTACAATTTCGTTCTCGGATTAACATTTGAGTCAACAGGCAATCGTATAGCACCTCTCGCTTTGGAAGCATGTACGAATGCCGCATATAAATTACATCTGCGTGATGATAGACCTTGCACGATGGGCGTTGACCAATCTTCCAAATGGCATCACATCCATATTTCTTCGTGGGATGCTAAAGCTCGTAGGCAAACCGTATGGGTAGAGAAAGTTGATACGGAAGAATCATTTGATTCAACTCTCGATTTACTTATGCGGCAGTTTAATATTGTGATAGCCGTTATTGACGGTTCTCCGAATTTAAACTCCGCGAAAAAATTTGCTAAGAAACATAAAGGTCGTGTCTTCGTACACTTTCATAATGATAAAATGTTTGATGATGTCCAATGGGACGAAAAAGAACATAAAGTCGTTACAAATAAAACGCAGATGATGGATAAGCTCTCTGAGGAAGTTAAACGTCTCGAATGGATTTGTCCGGACCATCCGCGTACACGGGAACTTAAAAAGCATATTAAAAATATGCGGAGACGTGCCGGGGATGAAGAGGAAGAAAAAGATGCACGTTGGGTGAACGTGGGAGAGGACCACTTCAATGATGCGTGGATGTTTGATTTTATTGCCAAGATTCGTGCAAAGGAATTTTACGAACCCCAAGTAAGAATCTCCACCATAGGTCCGGATGTGGACCAAAAAGAGTCCGAAGATATCGTAATGGAGCTAATCAAGGTCGATGATGTTGAGCAGATTTTTTCGTATTTTATTCAAAAAAATCGTGGAATGTTCGTTGCCGACATGGTATTATCTCCATCAGCGAAGGAAGTTTTCATAAATCTCGAAAAATCCTTCGGAGTCAAAAAAATATTGGAGGTATCAAAACCCTCACCTCATAACGCAAAATTTCTATCAGAGTTGATGGAGTCTCAAAACCATGCGGAAGAAGAAGACGCAAACAGGGACTCGGACGGGGAAGAAGAAATCCCGGACTACGACCCGAACCCCCACGAAGTCTTTGAAGACGAAAAACACAACGAAAGCTTCAAAAAAAGCTCCTCCAAAAAGGCCGCGAAAAAGAAAGCGAAGAAAAAGTCCAAACGTGGAAATACTCCCGGTGTCGCAAGGGATACCACCACAGGGGTTGCAATCACCGCAATCACCAATGATAAGTAGCCCCTTCGTACCAACTCTTAGAGAGATGGTCGAAAACATAACCCTTCAAAAAGCGGAACTCGCAAAAAATATTGCTGAAGGTGAACGGCGCGGAAAAATAACTTCCGGACGCGGAGGTTATTATCAGCAAAGAGTCGAAGTCGCCATTCAGGATATGTACCTTGCGCTTTACCGAAAACATCCGTGGGTAAAAACTGCGGTTAACCAAATCGCACGAGCGGTACTCGGTACACACTTCCAGATAGTCCCTTCTCGATATGTAAAAGAGACGCAAGCAAACCCCGACCCCGACCAGAAAAAAGTTTTGATGGATTTGATTTATCATCCGAATCCGGACGAGACACAATCCTTCTTAATCTTTTGGGGTCTAGCCCGTCTTAAAATTTGCGGCGAAGTTTTTTACGAAGTCGAACCTGATGGAATGAATAATCCGAGAAACGTCTATACATTGCAAGGCCGTGTACTGGTTAACGTGGACCCATTCACCGGAGAGTTTAAAGACCCGAAGTACATACAATACCTTAATCGTACTGGCGCAATGTACGGGACTCCTTTTGAAGATGAAGAAGTCATTCACATAATTGACCCGAATCCTATAGGCGGTATTCGTGGTCACTCTGATATGGAAGCTTTAGAGCTTTCCTTAATAACCGATATTTTCGCGCAACAGTTTAATAAGAATATTTTCGTAAACGCCGGGAAACGAACTCTGATATTCCAACTCCAAAAAGGATTAAGCCATACCGAAGCGGAACGTAACAGACATGAAATCCGGCAGCATTATCAAGGTGCGGTCAAAGCGCATTCGCCTTGCCTGATAATCGAAGGTGAAGTGGACATTAAAGACTTGCAAGAAAAACTGCAAGATATCGAATTTATAAAAGGCCGCGAACAGGTGCGACAGGAAGTTCTCTCTACCTTCGGAGTTCCTCCGACAAAAGTAGGTCTCGAACAGAAAAATGTCGATGCCACGGAAGCGGATACTCAGTTCTCGAAAGATACCATTCGTCCAGTAGTTGTAACTTTACAGGACGGGTTAAATCATTTCTTCGCAACAAAATATGGTATCACGGATTGGGAACTGAAACTCAACTACGTTGAAACGAAAGATGAAAGAAGGCTCGCCCGACTTCTCGAAGTTATCGGGAAACGCGGATATGCCACGATTAATGAGGCAAGAGAATATCTCGGTCTTGCAAGACTTCCGGATGGAGATGTTATCCGTGTATATAGTCAGAAGACCGGGACTTTTATAGACCCATTAGACCCTCCCGAACCAATAAGGCCGGATGTACCAGCGCAACAACAACCTCCGGGGGAGGGTGATACCGAAGCTCAAGATGCTTTGCGGGACTTGCTTGACGATGGCGGTTCTCTCGAAGACATCATGCAACTCTTAGGTGATATGTTTACAGAGGATGAGCTTCGGGAGGTAGCTCCTGATTTTTTTACGAGCAAGGACGTTCAACAGATTGGGACTGACTACGCTAAAGAATTAGCGGAGGAAATAAGTAAAATACAATCAGGAGTAATGAAGAAGTTTGAAAATCTCTCAAAAGATGTAAAGTTAGATGATGGCATAGATTTCGAGTTCCCTGAAATTCAAATAGATATGTTCCCAAGTGGCAGCTTCCGTGTCTCTACAGTCGGCGCGTTAAGACGTGGGTATATGGAAGGCCAAAGGGAACTAGCTCGGAAATTGGGACAGAAAGTAAAGTGGTCTCTCGTTCCGAAGTCCGAGTTCAAGATGATGAAGTCCCGTGCGAACAGAATTGCTCGGAGATTGCAACGAGACCTATTCGCAGGGGAACCGAAATCAGGAAGACTCGGAGTAAAACGTGCGTTGTTAAGAGCGGAAAAAGAAGGTTGGTCAATGGACAAACTTCGGACTACGCTCGAAAGATATTTTGAAGAGAGTAAGAGTTGGAAAGCTCTACAAATAGCCCGGACTGAAATCATGCGCTCTTACTATATGGGTATGGCAAGAGCGGCAAAGAAAATGAAATACGGTTTCGCTTATATTCAGTTGGGAGCGAAACCCTGTTCATTCTGTTCTGCGGCGGCGGCAAATTTGGGCGTGAATAAGCTCGAAGTAATTTTAGATTTCTTCGCAGGACATCACCCGAATATTGATTGTATGATGGTGGTCGTGAAAAAAGCAGGGAAGGATACACCACCTTTAAAGAAAGTTCCGGAAGGTTTCAAACCTATGGCAAATATGTGGACCGCGAATCTAGGGTATGCCGTTGATGATGAAGGTTGGGGTAGCGTGGCACTCGCGGAAGAACATACTGAAGTCTGGAAACGTATCGGGGATATTGAAAAAAATCTTCACTATCTCACACGTTTCGATTTTATGGAAAAAAGCGATATTCCGGAACTCGCTAAAGCATTGGAAAAGCTTCCGGATTGTCTCGTATCGAGAGGTGTATTCGAGCTTATAAATTTTGTCGAATTTCATAACTCGCTTCCCGGAAAAATGGCAGGGAAATATTTACCGGATGCGAGATACTTCCAACTTTCGCGTTACAGGTCGAAAGATTGGGGTGCTGTCTGGACGGAACTCGTTGGGAGGTTGATGCACGATGTATTGAATTTCACGGACCGTGAAGTTCGTATTGACGAAATTTTATCTTCAACATACGATGATGAGATACTCGAACATCTTAGAGCGAAGTACAACATGATAGGAAGAATGACCGCGAGTGAATTTGCGAAAAGCTTCAGGCTTTTCTTCGAGTCACCGACTCTTCTTTCTCAAGAGTCGCCTGATATATACGATTTGGTTTCCCGGCTTGCAAGTCCGATGATGGAGTAAAGCCATGCTGATTAATCTGCAAACGCAATTTGAAAAAACTGTAGTTGATTACACTGATGCCGAACTCTCCGGAATGTGGAGTGAGCTTTCAGAGCGTTGGGATAAGCTTATGAAAGCGGGTGTCAGTGAAGGTGAAGAATGGACGGAAGTTTCCGAGCAGGGTAGAGTCGTGCTTTCGGAAATAGTGCGTAGAAAAAAACAAACCTTCGAGACCATGACCTACAAAAATGACGCGCTTCTCCCGTGGCAACTCGGAGGGATTGCTGATGAGTCCCTCCTTCTCACAGATTTGAGAATGCGGCAGCTTCTTAATAAAGAGATAAAATATCTCGTGCTGGTCAGTCCCACTCCGTTCACTGGATTTTTTAAGGCGGTCACGACTGATTCGGAAATGGGTTTTATTCGCTTCGGTTTCACCGAAGATAATGTACTCCCTGATAAAGAACTTAAGGATTACAAATTCGATGATGTTTATATGCGTGTTGAAATCGGAGAATTAGAAAAATACTCCAAGTTCCACGGTCTTTCGGATGAAGAGGTAGAGAAACTTAAAGACGGTGGAGTGCAGTATGTATATATGTATCCGGTCCGGGAGGTATTGCAGCTAGACAATCCTTATGATTATGGTGAGTCCGTAGCAACGGCGAATTTTTTAGAGCGTGAACGCATGGGCTTTGATGTCCGATTGAAGAACTCGCCAGTAGTTGTTTACGGGTCTTTCTATTTCATCTTACCTCAATTGGCGCGAATGTTGGACATGGTTCCTCACAATCGTTTCGTTGAGGTATTCTCCGGACCGGGAGATTTTAGCCTTGAGAAAAAGCCTGTCGATGAAAACATTATGAATGATATAGACAGTGAAGTTCTCATGCTGTTTAAGCTTCTCAAGGATATTTCTATAAAAGAGATTTTGACTCTGCGGAAAAAGGAGTGGAGGAGAAACAAAGATGTCTGGAAAAAACTCCGAGCATCCAAACCCACTGAGCCAATCGAAAAACTTTACCGCTATTTCTATCTCGCCCGTTGCGGAGACATTCTCGGTAAATCCCCTGCCTCAGTGGATAAACGATATTTTTCAAAATTCAATACCGGAGTCCCGAAAGACGATGCCGAACACGGCTTTGGTAAAAAGGTCCGTGCTGAGAGACTTATTGAGCAAGCGATAGTATCCAATGCGAAATTGCAGAGGATAACTTTCTCGAATCAGGATTGCATGAAAATAGTGGAGGAGTTTAAAGACGACCCGGATGCTTTATTTTTCTGCGACCCTCCATATCTTGATGTGACTTTCGGGTTTGGTTACAAAACGGATGCGAAGAATATTGACTTCCCGAAGTTTGCAAAACTGTTGCAATCGGTTAAAGGGAAGTGGGTCTTTTTACATAACGCACATGCGACTATAATGAAACTTTTCAAAGATAACCACCTTGTTAAGTTTCTCGGAGTCAAGAGACCTCCGTTCTTCGGAAAGAAAAAGAAAAAAGAAAAAGCGGAACGTGCGCTTTATTATATGTTCGCTAACTTCGATATAGGAAAACTGATGAAACTCACGGACAGAGGTTTCACCTCTGGTCCTACGACCATTTGCGTCTAGGGGAAAACCATGTTTACGATACAATTTTTAGGAACTCGTGGACTCGTTCCTCAAAGCTCGGAACTTCACAAACAGTTCTCCGCTATGATAATCGAGTGGAAGAAACAAGCGGTCCTTTTTAATTTCGGGCTGACTTGGAAAGATGCCCCTCTTCCTGAAGTGGATGCAATCTATCTCTCACACGGTCATATAGACGACATCGGAGGCTTGCAGGACCGCACGGTTGATATTCCGATTTACTGTTCCGAAGCAACGAAAGAACTTTTACCAAAAAGTTTGAAGGCATCGGATATCCGCATCGTTCCCCGTGACGGAAAAATCGAACTCTTGGATTGGGAGGTGGAATGCTTCCCTGTCAAACATGCGACTTACGCACCAGTGACAGGACTTGCGCTCTACATCGACAACAAAAAAGTTGTTGTACCTTTCGATGTTCTCGAAATACCGGAGCTTGATATTCTTTTTGATACGGACGTTTTTATCGCGGATGGCGACCAACTCGAACAGGATACTCGCAGGAGAGACGAAGATTCCGGTGAGATGCACGGACACGGTTCACTTCAGAAACAACTCCGCTGGTGTAACTCATTTAAAATTCCTGTGATGCTTATTCATCATTTCGGCAAAGACGCTATCAAAATGAGTCCGGAAGATTTACTTGATTGGCTTAATGAATCTTCCAAGAGGATTGCTCCGAGAACCCTTGCGATTCCAACATGGGACGGGAAGACAGTTCAGGTTGAAGGGAATAATGTTCTTTGGGAACGGATGAACGGCGAAGTCGTGAAACAGAAAATGCCGAAACCCGTTGACCCGGAGAAGCCCGGAGAATTTTTTATCCCGCATCCACAAAGACTTTCAAAAAATTTACTCGAAGAAGCGAGAGCGGTGTCAACGCAATTGCTTTCTTCAGGTCGTGATAACATGGTTCTTTACGAACCGAAACTACGGTATCTTCCATATATCTACACGAAGGCCGGAAAAAATATCGCGGCCTTAAGTGATGGAATGTTCAAACAGATTAAGCCGATGGTATTGTCTTACCCGGATTGCCTCACCAACACCGAAGAAGTGAATCGTCTCGCAAAGGAATTCGATTTCGCCACGGAAGATTTTCCTCTTATACTGGCTTTTCTGAAGAGATGTAAAGTTGTGAAGGCGAGTTCTTTTCTCCGCAACTTCAATGCAGAAAGATTAAGTGATTACATCGTGCTATCCACTTCGGAAGAATTGAAGTGGCCTTCCAGTATGGAACATATCCAATTGGCAAAAATGGAAGTCTCCGAAGAAGTTCTTATGAAGAGACCGCTTCCAATCGGAGGAGGCCGGGGATTCATGCTCGATGTTCTCAGTCAGTTTGAAGACTTCAGTAAATATGATAAATATGTTGAGCCTTTCGCTGGCGGGGCTACATTATTCTTCCACAACATCGAAAAACTTAAAGGTAAGACGGTAGTGTTGAATGACACTGACCCTCTCGTTGTAGCGTGGTTACGTTTCCTCCGTGATGGAACGGATGAGCAACTTGAAAAGCTTCGCGGTTTCGATTGGAGACCGAAGAAGGAAACTTTCAAGAGGCTGAAGAACACCGCAGCGACAACGATGCTCGAAAAAGTTTACAAACTTATATACACAACGATATATTCGTGGCAGGGATTGAGAGACTCTTTCTCTGCCGACAGGGAAGAACGTATCCATAATCTTCTTTCGGACAAAAAAATAAACAGGTTCCGTGAAGCAATGAAAGCAATTAATCCGACCATCACTCAAGAGGATGGTTTGGATGTAATGAAAGAGTACGACAGTCCGAGAACATTCTTTTATCTTGACCCGCCGACAAAACTTAATTTTTCAAAGGCATTCAAGACGGAAGAATTTCAGAATGCGGAAAATCTTGAGAAGTTCTTCAACTTACTCGCGCATGTCGAAGGTGATTTCTTCTGGACCACTAATCCGACTGACCGTTATAAAAAACTTCTCACGAGAAAATTCCTTGCGAATGGTCGTCACCTTTATACTTTGACACGGAAGGGGAAAGATTCGTACCCGGAAATAATTGTATCGAGCATGGAACTCCCTTTCAAAGACACACGGAGATGGAAAGTCGGAACGGCTTTGAAAGATGTTCGGTGGAGAGCAGACCTTAATGCGCTCATGTATAATAATCATAAATACCGGGAAGATATTTTCCTTAACATCCCCAAAGTAGAGCTTCGTTCCGGGTTGGCTGAATTGTCCACGGATGATACATGGCTCTTCGGTGTGAGCAACATCCCGATAGAAAAAATAGACCCGGATTGGTTGCACAGTCTTGATGTAACCGAACTGATGATGATTCACGCAAGACTCCATGCACTTTATTACCAATGGAAAAAAGAAGGCAAGACGATTGAGCCTCTCGTGAACGCACACCAATTTGTTGCGAATGAAATCCGGGGACGTGGACTCGAACACCGTATCTCTACGGACATTGACCGTCTATCTAAAAATCAGAAGAACGCATCGGACTTTGATATAGAAAAGGAAATGCAGGACTTTTTAACGATGCGTCCTTATGCTTACATCGTGGGTTCTATCGTTGTGAACGGTTTCGGGAGAGATGTGGATATTTTAACTCGTGATACACGGTATAACGAAACCTTCAGCGATAACGTGCAGACATATTTAAAGCACATGGGAGTCCCGGTACACATTTTCCCGGACCCGATAGGACCATTCACGTCATACAAGCCTCTCGTGTCGATGGGTTACTTCCGTGAAGTAAATAAGAAAGCGGTTCCGGAGGAGCTTTCACAATATTGGTACGAAGATGAAGACAGATTTTGCTATCTCTCGGATGTCGTGGAAAAACTTCCGGAGTTTTACGAGAGTAAGCCTTGCGTTTTTTACTCAGTAGATAAGGATACTTACGTCCTGCATCTGCTCTCCGATGAAAACACGGATATTAAAGCACTTAAATTCCGTTTATCGTGGCAACTTAATGAGGTTAAGCATCGTTTTGAGGAAGTAACCGAAGCTCCGGAGGGAGCCAAGCCACTTTTCACTCGCGGTTGGGTTCCCGAAGATGCCGGGGAAATCATAACGATGAGTGATGCAGAGAAAAAGGATATCCAAAAAGCGGAAAAAGACGAGACTGAAGATGTCTCTAATGGGAAAGTTAGTGCCATTGTCGTTAATTCTCAGGAAACTAAGACCGATGGTGTTTATTTATACGATTGCGCTTTGGAATTCGGTGAATTTAAACCGACACCTTCCGCACTTGTTACCGTTGAGGGAAGAAACTACGCTAATGTAGGAAGATTCGCTTCAGTTATAAAATTAAATAAAGGTGATATTATCGAATTAAGCTACAGGACTCTCGATTTCGTGAGATTCCCGAATGATTTTTCAAAAATCACGCTCCGTAAACTTCAATTCGAGAATAAGTCCGATGTGATTGACACATTCGCTTCCGCTCTGAAGAAAGCGGAGTCCTTCGATACGCTTTCAAAGCAAAAATTGAAGGCGGGAGAGAATAACCTTGAGACTTTTACGCAGCAAGACCTAGTTAAAAGCATTGAGAAGTACGACCCGTCTGAAGTAGCGGATGATGTACTATCCGATGATTGGAAAATCGTGAATGCGTGGTTTTCTACGGTTCGGCAGGGCAAACAATTTAAATATGATGCCTCTACCGTCCTAAGTGTAGGTAAAAAAATATTCCGTGAGTTAGTCCGGAGGGAGAAAGTAACATTTCGTCCGGAAAATCTCTCCCGGAATTCACTCGAATTCCTGCAAAGAATTCTCTCAGAGGAAATCGACAGGGGTATGGTGTTACCAGACTCGCAAGCAGAGAGGATTATGAAAGGTGAAAAGAAGGCCGTAGTAAAGTCAAGGCCATTTGATGTACCCACTTTCATACTACTTACTGGTTCAGACGGAAAAGTTTATGGTTGGCTCCGCTTTGGCTTTACTCGGCTTAATACCCCGAAGCAATTGCAGGGGAAGGTCAAGGAAGGTGAGACATTTGCGAAAATAACGAAGGAAGAGTTTGAGGCACTCCGGGATATCCATAATATTACGGACGATGAGAAAGAAAAATGGTGGCCCGGAAGCAACGACCTTTATATTTATCCAATCAGAGAATTCGTTAAAATAGAAACGAAGAATCTGATTCATCTTCCGAAGGATAATGAAGGTTTCATCAAGGGTGTCTTCATAGAAGACCAAGTTGGTTCTAAAATCGAGAATTTTCTTCCCGAAGAACGGACAGCCGTGGAACTTCAGGAATCCAAACTCGTAATTCCTCAGACAGTGAGGAACGAAATTAATAAGTGGAGAAATATTACACGGAAAGAAGTTGCCAAGAGAAGTCCATCGAGTTTCCCTGAATACTTCTTTGTGATTGAGAATCATTTCCGTGGAAAATCTTCACATCTCGACCTGAGAATCATGCAGCCGGGGAAAGAATACCTTAATGGGTTCACGGTTCTCTCCGAAGTTCCGGACACGATAAAGAAACCCGTGCTGACATTGAAAGAGGCCGCGAAATTCTCGGACCTTGATAATCGCAAACTTTGGAAATTCCATCCCGACATGGACCCCAATAAGCATGTGCGTGTTGAGATGAAAGAGAAACAACCTCCTGAATGGTTAAAGATGGTCCGGAAAGTTATACCGCCGGGAGGTCCGGGCGCAACGAAGGAATTCCCCGGTGTATTTTGGGGAGTTGATTGGGGCATCCTGTATCCGGGAGTCACGGACAAAGGCAGATTCAATTTGCATAAGCCGTGGTTCCAAGAATTCTTTTTGTACGGAAAAAAATTCAAGGGACGTTTGGTTCTCAGGTATATCTCCGGCGATTCTCCGCATTGGGAAGCATGGATGGCGAAGGACCAGACACCGTACCTTATGACTTCGGGAGCGAGAAAGAAAAAAGATTACATTCCACCTAAAGATGTCTCCGGATTATCTCCGGATTTTGAAGCTTTGATTCCAACTGAATTGAAGTGGTGGGGTCCGGATGCGCCGGATAATAAAGATGAAATCTTTAAGCGGATGGAGCAAGCTCGTCTTCTTCTCCGGGACAAAGGTGTTTTGAAAGAAGCGGAGAACAAAGATAATGTCGTAGGTCTCGCTAAAGATGCAGAATTCACTGTTCACTATCTCTGGTCGAAGGGTCCAGATGTGGTCCGTAAACTTCGACAGGAAGATTTCATTATAAGAGTCCGTGAGGGGAATGAAGTCACTACATGGAATTTGGGTAAGGATTCACCTTTCTGGATTAAGAGAGGTCAGGCTTACAACGTACAAAATGAAGTGACGAAAAATTCTCCTCCCGACAAACATTCACCCGTGGATTGGATGGATTGGGAAGGTGAACTTCCACCGAGTCACCCGCTTAATCCAAACAAGGAACTTCCTCTCAACGTGGAGGTTCTCGATGCAGGGGATGTGGATATAATCTCGGAAACGTCAGAATCCCTCCATTATCGCTTCAATGGCAAGAAATTAAAAGGGGACTTCATTTTTGTGCGGGAAGACGCTAATACCCCCAATTGGAGGTTCCAGAAGGGAAAATTGCCAAAAAAAGCAGAATCGACAGTAAGTAGTTTCTAAAAAATAATTTGAAAAAAATTATTTAATAGGTTGACAGGTTTTTTCGTACCTGTATAATTCTATTGAGTAATGTAAATATCCGTCTTTTACATACTTCTGCAAAATCTCGAAAAAAGCGACTTTTACAGTCGCTTAATTAAGGTTTATATATGCGACTTTTAAGGTTTATGTAGAGGGGCTTAAACGCATGAGAGACATTCAAATCCTTGACAAGCGAATGCGCGTAGAACCTAGAGTCAGAATTCCGGATGTCACCTTGTTAAAGGTTGGACGTTGGAACGGAAATCGCTATGTCCGGGAAGAAGTAAAACCTGTCGCAGCCTATCTCATCCGCATTTTCAAGCATGGACCAAAAACACCGGAAGAGTACAACGCTCTTTCGGTTTTTGTTGGAGCGTCAAAAGACCACGAAGACAGTTCCGGAACTTGGGTCGGAAGGATTCGTGAGCCTTATTGGGACGAGCGTGAAGAAGCTCTCAAAGCTCGTTGGATGGAAATAGTTGACCAGAAAACCAGTGAAGACATTGCCTACCAAAAACAAAGAGACGGATACTCTTCATACGGAATGTCTCCACGTCTGGAAGTCAGACGTGATGGGGATGTATGCCGCGATATCCTCTATCGCACATCAGGCATCGTAATCAACCCTGCTGGTGGGGAAGAATTGTTTCTATCTTACGGCGAAGAAGACCATGAGGTTTATGATGAGAGAGACGGGGCTGAACTGGTCAGGGATTTATTCTTTAAAACAGATACGAAAGGTGAACTCGAAATCGTAGAACTTAATCGGAAAGGAGTTACTACTATGTTCACGCTCGAACAGCTTGGCGAGAAGTACAAAGAGCTTAACGAAAAGCTCGACAAAATCCTTGAGGCGAAGGAGGCCGCCAAAGGGAAAGGGAAAGAAGACGAAGAAATGTCCTCCGAAGACGCGGGTGTAATCCGCAACGAAATTGCATCTCTTAAAAAGATGATGCTCGAACAGAAAGAGGCCGAAGAAGAGAAGGCCAAACTCGAAGAGGAAGAAAAGCAGAAGAAACTCGAAGAGGAACACGCGCTTATGACCGCGCACCTCAACGGGGACCACAAAGAGCTTGACTCCTCATGCCCCGCCTGTTTGAAAGAGCAGGAAGATGCGAAGTGCAAAGACGGGGACGACAAACTTCAGGATGAAGAGGAAGAGGAAGACCCGGAAAAGAAAAAGGAAAAGGAAGACGAAGAGGATATGGCGAAAGGTAAGAAAGGAAAAGACGAAACTTTCTACCCCGCATTTTCTCGCGGCAAAGCTCTCGCGGTTGTGCCAATCGCTCCCCGTTCCTTCGAGTTCGACAAGCTCGACCAGAAGGGTCTCCAACGCTTCACTGAAGACCTTCTCGAAGTTCTCAAACCGCTTCTCGAAGCAGAGACACTCAAACCGGAAGACCTTGCTACCGTTGTAAACGGCATCGAAGGTCAACTGCTCACGATTCCGTGCGCGGGTCCGGACCCGGAGTACATCAAAGGTCTCGAAAAGCAGGAAGCGAAACTCTCGAAAGAGAAAGAGAAGGAAATCGAAGAGGAAGTCAAAAAGCGTCTTGAACGCGAAAAGTTAACCTTGTCGAAGCCGAAAGGCCGCAAGGGTGGAACAGTTCCGGTTATTTCAACGGAAGAGAAGACTGACAAAGAAGAATTTGTCTCTCCTCACGACCGTCTCGGAGCTTGCCTGTCCAATCTCGCAGGACTTACAGGACAGGAAGGCGAGTAGTACGGTAAACCGGGAAAATAAGTAAAGGCCAACATTTCATAGGAACCGAAAGGAGCAAAAAAATGTTTGATTGGTCAAAACTGCTTCCGGGCATGGGGAAGACAAGAGAAGAGCTTCTACTTGCTCTGGATACGAACACGGGCGACCCGCTAATTCCAGAAGACCTTGAGAAGATTCTGGTTGACCTTGTGAAGTGGAATGCGCCGTTCACCAGAACGGTTGAAGTCATTCGTGCGAATGGCCTCATTCACCAGTTCAACCAAATCACCGGGATTCCGACCTCACAGTTTGAGGGCGAGAATGCCGAAACCGTTATCACCAACTCCGGTTACAACCGGGACGGTGTAACGCTCAAGGTTATCCGTACCAAAGGTCGGGTAACGGGTCTCCTTCAGGCCGCTTCCGCGAAGTACATCAACGCATGGAAGCAAGAACTCATCAACTCAACGAAGTCGATGGGTCGTACAATCGAGTTCGCAATGCTGTGGGGTAACGCAACGGCTGACGGTTATCAGTACGATGGTGCTGACACCGCAATCCAAAGTTACCGCTACGACATCAACGCGGTTGCCGACCTTGCCGACCTTGACATGGCTCTGGACGGGGCATACAACGAAGGCGCACAGATGGACCCCTACGTTTTCGTAATGTCCCCGAACATGGTAAGCCGCATGTCAACCCTCCAAACGGAAATTCGTAAGAGCGTTCCGCTCGATACCATCGAGTTTCCGGGCGGGTTCCGCATGACCACTTACCGTGATGTCCCGATGCTTCCGTCAAGCTTCTGTCGTCCGACTTCGCAGATGGGAACGCTTGCTCTCACTTCTGCCGCGAACACTGGTGGTCTTATGACCCCCGGTGAAGTGTACCGCTATCGCGTGTCGGCTGTGACTTACTTCGGGGAGCAATGCGCTTCCGCGAGTGCATCTCCCGTCACGATTCTTGCAACCCACAACTCCGTGGAAATCGACTTCACGGCTGTCGCAAACGCGCAGCTTTATAAAGTCTATCGTTCCCCGGATGCTGGTGGTGTGGACACGGAAGTTCTTCTTTCGACATGGGCGGCAAAGACCTACGATGCCGATGGAACCGTCACGGGTGCGATAACTCAGATTATCGACCTTCTGGACGACAGTTCTCTTGGCACGGATTATCCGATGAACCCGGAAGTCGCGGGAACCCGTGGTGTTGACGAGACGATTTTCCTCATCAACATTTCCCCGCAGCAATCGCTGGTTATCGCTGGTCTTATCAACCCGCAGGGTGAAAAGGTTAACAACCTTGTCCAGCATATCCCGCTTGCCGTGACTCGTGACGCAATGGAGTTTCTCCTGACTTCTTACCATGCCCCGGCATGGAAGGGTGAGAAGTTCTCCGCTGTCCTGAGACGCGCACGGACCTACTAAGCGGTCCTGACTTGAATGGAATAGTGGTAGGGGTTGACGCACTCTCACAATATAAGTCGTCACCCCTACCTTCATAACCCCAAAAACCTTTTGAATAAAATAAAAAAGGAGTCACTCGTGGCAAAGGACAAGGGCAAGAAAAAGGAAGAGGAAGCTCCAAAGGAAGCTCCGAAGGAAGAAGCTCCGAAGGAAGCCCCCAAGAAAGAGAAAAGAACCGTAAAGTTCAAGTTCCTCCCGAATCCCGAAGGTGACGGTACATACGGAGACCATAAAATCAAAAAGGGTATCCTTGAAGTACCCCCGGCGGTTGCTTCGGAAATCATCCGGAACAAAGACCCACGGTTCAAGAAAATCAAGTAAGAGAGGGGTAGATGCGTGGCACTTTGGGTAACAGTAGATTCGGTCAAAGCTCTAATGACCCGCATCGGTCTCGATATTACGACATGGACCGATGCGGATGTAGAGTATTTAATAGAGCTTGCTCAAGCAACCTTCGAGCATAAATGCCAAAGGGAATTTGAGTATCGTGAAAACGAACAAATCGAAATTGATGGGAGTGGAACTCCCGCTCTCGTGTTACCCGGATTTCCAATCGCCGCTCTCAACGCTATAACGATTTTAACTTCCCCCAACATCCCTAGTCAAAGTATAACGACAGGGGATGTTGTGGTTGACGATACGCGGGGTATATTATTCTTCAACCGTCAGTCGATGTTTTCATACACATGGTATCCGACATCGGGGATGGTAGGATATAATACTTGGCCTATCGGCAACCGCAACATTCGCGTCAATTATAACTTCGGTTATCATCCGGGGCCAAGCCCCGCCAACAACTTTCCCATCACATTGCTTGACGCAATCCGGAAAATGGCGGCTCTCCAAGCCATTGTCCAATCGCCCTCAGAGGCACAAAAAAGAGACTTGACGAGAATTAAAATTATGGATTACATGGAAGAGTTCGGTAAAAAAGGAATCTATGAACAGACGATTAAGAGTTGGGAAGATACTATAGCAGAAGTCGTTTTAGATTTTAAACGGGTGTTCATGGGAACACCGTAGAGGTGAGAAAAATATGAGCGGAGAAGGAACGTATGAGGTTCCCATACCTCTTGCGTATTTGCCATTAAGGGCAAACGTAACAAGGATGGTGGACCAAGAATCAGAACAGTTCCAGATTATATACCCCGAAGTTCCTTGCAGACGTGGTAAGGAAGGCGGCGGTTTACTTTTAAACCGGGACCAAGTTTCCGGAGCGCAGGATATTGAGGATTTTGTTTTCCCGTTTCTTTTCAATGGTGTTCCGTTAGAAATTTTACCGGAAGATAGACTCGATGTTTGGGATGTGAAGTATCCGGACCTTCGCGGTGAGTACAGGGTGACGCAAGTGAATCATACGGAATCCGCTCGTCACCATTTTACTTTGAGTACGGAACATTGGGATTCGGCAATTGAGGACTACGAGTAGTGGCAAAAGGCCGTTCATGGGAGGTTATATCTAGCGGTGGATTCGTTCAAGTCGAACTCGACAAAAACGAATTAAAGCAACTACTCGAATTCCATAAAAAGCTCCTTGAAAATGTGCGGTGGATACCTTCTAAAAATAATCCGTACCAACGGATTCAGAAGTATATGTATATTTCTACCAAACAGAAGTTTAAACAGGAAGGTATCTCTCCATCCGGGAAAACAAAATGGTGGGGGAAGTGGACCGAGAAATACAGAGATTTTCGCGTCCGTATTATGAAACAACCTTCACCTATTTTGCAGTTGGACGGAACATACCGGAGTAAGAGTGGACAGGTTTACGTTTATAACCGAAGACTGATTAAATCGATTAAGAAGACCGCTCCGAATGCCGGGATGGTGATGCTCGAATCCAATACACCTTACTCTTGGATTCACCAGAAAGGTTCGGAAGGCGGTCCCTCAAGATGGGGTCGTGGTAAGATTCGCGGGAAAGAAAGAAAGTCCGGATTGCGGGATGATAATAAAAAATCTCCACGCAGAATAAAGAACAGGGGAGGAAAAAAGGGTTATAAACGGGGAGCCAAGAGCAGGAGAAAAGGGATACCGCGCAGACCGTATTTTATCTGGATTAAAAGCGACATAACTTATGTCCATGCCGTTTTTAATCTTTTCTGGATTTCTCATTGGCAAGCTACAGGATTAAACTTTGACATGCAGCTAACGAATATTGGTGGAGGAGGAATCCAATTAGCCGGGATGATGTAAGCAACCTATAGGAAAACAGGATGGCAGTTGAAACCAAATTTTCAATCATAAGTAAGATTATCACGGAGCTTCGTGATAATGGGAAATTGGATGCCGCTATCGCTACAATTAATGCACAGATAGGCGGTCCGGTTTTACCATCTCCGCAATTTTATCATTTCGGGGACCGAGTGCTTGAGAAGAAACTGAAGAGGGGGCAATGGGTTCTCTGCGTTCTTTACGATAATACGACAACGGCGCAAGATGAGCGTAGATTCCGTTTAGAGGATTGGGCTTTTGCTTTGGTCGGCGTTATGCACGAAGGTAAGCAAGTTCTTTTGAACAAAAAAATAATCAAGGCCGAAGAAGCTTTGATACTCGCGGTTGATACAGAATTGACGCAGCAATTCCCTTTCCAATTTGATGTAGAGACCGTGAAGGATATCGAGAAAACCGATTCGGGTTTGTCCACTTTAGATTATGTGGGAAACTCGTATTTTATGGAATGTTCACTTTCATTACGAATTCGTACTGCGGTATGTAGATAAAAAAAGGAGGAGGCTATGCCTTACAAAGTTCAGTTCAACGGGAAGGAAGGACAGAAGTTCAGTTTTCCGAACCCGGATAACCCCTCAGAAAAGGTTAGCCTTGCAGCGGGGGAGTCACGGGAATTCGAGAAAGAACCGGAAATCGGAGAGCATCCTTACGTCAAGGTCAGTGGCAAGGGAAAACCGATTCCTGCACCAGAACCGGAGACCGAAGAGATGAGTGAAGAGGCTCCGAAGGAGGAGAAACCGAAAAAGAAAAAAGGCAAAAAGAAAAAGAAAGACAAGTCAATTGGAGAAGACCGAATCGGTTAATCCATAAATCATAAGGAGGATTGAAAATGTCATTGATTGCTCAAGGCGACCTCCAAAATCTAATCGACTCGATGGCGCAACAAGTAATTGAAGCGTTAGCGAAGTTCGACAATGATGGGAGTCTCGCTAATTCCATGACGCTAGGAGCGAAAAACAACCAAGACCGTTGTGTGGCTCTTGGGGATGCGGAACAGGAAGCGGATTTAATTCAGTCTGCTATCAACGCATTCAACTACTCGAAGGCTTACCCGCTTCTGTATGACCGGAGTAAAACACTCATTAATGCTTTGAATGTTCACATCCGGAAATACAATCTCGAAGGTATCAACGGATATCTCGGTTCGGCGGGTTTCCGTGCAGCCCCGGAGTTCACGGACATTCATCTCGCATCTGTTGGGACTTACCTGACTCCCGCGAATGTATGGCCTCCACTTTCTCCCACGAATGACGCACCTTACGGGATGGCTAAATTCGTAGGTTCCGGTCCGGGTGCGGGAACTTTTAATGCGGGTAACGTAATCGACTCGACCAAGTACGGCGGCGGTAATCTCGTTATTGAGAACACGGGTGTCGGCGCACTTTCAGGTACGGTTGATTTCGATATCGACCTTGTTAAAGCAGACGGTACTACCGAGACCAAAAACGTAGTTGCCGACTCACTCGCTATCGGAGCCACGTTGCCAATAGGTACGCCGGGAACGGACCAGTATGTTGAGGTAACGGATATCCGTATGAACAATGGCGCGGCTAACGACACTATTACCGTAAAGACAACGGCAGACCGCGATATCTCTGGTTCGCTGTAACCTAGAAAAAGTTTTGAACGAAAACTTTTCGATAACGTCCTGAAAGGAGAAACAAAATGACCGTGAATTGCCAAAACGTCCTAGTCGGCATCGGGGAATTCATTCTCGATGGTAACGACTTGGGAGCGACCAGTGGCGGGGTCAATGTCGAAAAGACGGTTGATATCTTTGAGAAGGAAGTGGACCAGTTGCTTGATGCTTGCGGTCTGGTTCCTACCAAATGGACTGTCACCGTAACGACCAACCTTGCCGAAGCGACTCTTGCGAATTTAAAAATCGCATGGAATGAACCCGGAGCTATCAGCTTCCCAACCGCGAACACGAGACGCTTGCCTGTCGGATACACACAACAACTTCCGGAACATACTCTGGAATTTCGTGGTGTGAGTCCGGAAGGTTACGACAGAGCGGCACACTTCAGACGTGCCATTCAGTCAGCGGCATCCGCATGGATGGTCGGGAAAGGTGAAATGACGATGTTTCCGGTTTCCTTCCGGTGCTTGCCCGATGAGGCATTTGCACTCGAAGAAATCTACGGGGAAATCATCGACTATACCGCTCCGTAACCGAAGTAAAACACGAGACCTGTCAGAGAGGAGTCTGTTATGGACGAAGTAAAAACAACAGATGAAAAAACGCCAGAGGCAAGTGCCGATGTAACACCGGAGGAATTACCTGAAATTACGACTCCGGAAAAAAGCGGAGAGTTATCTTCGCGTGAAGAGCTTAAAGTATTGAGTAAAAAACCGTTCACCTTCGAGATGGAAGGACGCGAAATTACTTTGCGTCCTATCCGTCTCGAAGATTTGGACGATGTTCTCGATTCGTTTGTTGAACTCTTTTCGAGTATAGCAAACAGAGAAAGTGACGGGAAAATTCTCGATATTAAAAAGGGAATAGACCCTTCCGCTCTATTGCTTCTCGGTTCAGCGAGAAAAGCCGTGAGTGAAATTCTCGGAATACTCACTGATACCGATTCTGATTTCATCTCAGGTTTATCATTGGTGGATGTGAGTATTCTCATCCGCGCATTCGTTGAGATGAATCAGTTGGAGTTCATCATCGAAAATTTTTCGGCAGTAGCCTCAAGGTTGAACGAACTGATGTCGAAGGTATAGAATTAAAAGAAGGTGGGGATGGAACTCCTTCGGGAAAAAAAGACCTTGAATTCGTTGGAGAAGAATCCGCACGTTCTATAACTTGGGGTGAAATTTACGAGACCTTCGCAAGCGCATACGGTTGGAGTCCGGAACAAGTCGGACGTTTGACTCTAGCTCAATGTCTGATTTATATGGACCATCGAGTGAAGCGTATAGGTCGATATTGGGATACCGCCGAAAAAATCGTGTCTAGCTTTTTTGGCTCTTCCGATAAGAACTCTCCGAACATACCAGTACCAAAAGGAACTTTTCAGGATATCGAAAGTATCCAATTGTCGCCCGAAGTAATGCGCGAAGCGGCAGAAAAGATGAAAGCGAAAAGACCTGACGGAAGTTTTAAAGACGGGTATGTGAATCATAAGATTGTAAAAAAAGTTGCCCCGTGGAAGAAGGGTAAAAAGAATGCCGGAAACGACACTAACACTAAGGCTTAAAGCTAAGACTCAGGACATCGAGAAAAAAGTCCGTAAGACTCAGGGAGTCTTTAAAGGTTTTAGCGATAAAGTGAATAAGAGTCTAGGTCGTATTGTAATGACCTTCGGAAATGTTATGGGAGGTCTTCGTGCATTAGGTCGCGCTTTCAGTAATGTCGTGATGGCAGGAGTGGATTTTGAATACCAGATGGCGAAGGTATCCACGATGTTGTATGGACAAATGGATGCCCTTGACGGTCTGGAACAAGGCGTACTCGACCTCTCAATTCAATTCGGTGAAACAACAGAGAACTTAACTAACGGACTCTATCAAATTCTTTCTGCACAGGTAGCCGCGAAGGATTCTTTGGAAGTCCTTCGTGTCGCAACCAAACTGGCAATCGGCGGTTTCACGGATGCAACGGCGGCAGCACAAACTATTGTGCAAGTATTAAAAGCATATCAGTTAGAGGCCGACCAAGCGGCGGCGGTAGCGGAAGTTTTGGCAAGGATTCAGTGGAAAGGTATTACCACTGTTAATCAATTAACGCAATCGTTGGGTCAGGTACTTACCAACTCGAAACAGGCCGGGATTTCTTTTGAGGAACTCGGTGCGGCGATTACAACGGCTACTCGTGCTGGTCTTCCTACTGCCGAAGCAATCACCGCGATAAACAAAGCCATGCTTGCTCTCGCGGGTCCGACTGAAAGACAAACCGAACTCTTCAAAGAACTCGGTATCGAAGCGGATGCCAACGGTGCGAAATTTAAAGACTTCGGACATCTGCTTGAAATGATAACCAATAATTCTGAAGTAACCAACCGAGCAATTAAAGAAATCTTCGGTATCCGTGGTCAACGTGCAATCAACGCAATGCGAACCGCAGCGAAAGAATTTGCTAAAGACCTTAAGGTAATGCGCGGAGAAATTGCGGGGAATGTCAGTATCCTCCAATTTATGTTTGAGCGCATGGAGACTACAACGTGGATGGCGATTCGGAGATTTAAAGCATCTATCAGAGCCTTTATCATTAAAGGTATGAAGGATGCTCTACCAACATTAAAAGCGGCGTTCAATTATCTTACTACCATGTTCAAACAACTAGACCCTAAAGGTATAGGAAGTTTCATGGAAGGGATAATCATATTAGGTGTCAAAATTCTAAATATATTAGAAAAAATAATATTTTATGTAAACTACATCGTAAGAACGCTTGCAATTAAATTTAAAGTAGTCGGACAATTATTCGCGGAAGGTAAATGGATGGATGCTCTCGCATCGTTATTCGGGAGTACGGAAGATGCCATCGAGAGACTCTATCAATATGGTCAGAAAAAAGGCAAGAAAGCATTATGGAATGCCGCCGTTGCCATGATGCAAGCCCAACAATCATTAAGAAATAATCTCAATCGGGGATTAAGTCAAGCCGAAAAAAGATGGCAGGATTTTATCTCCGGGAATCTTGAGCATCTTGACAGAGCGGAACAGGATGTCTATAAAAAGATTGATTATGGTCCGATTCCTCTTGCAAAAAAACGTCTCAGTGAAGCAAAGCAATCTGCAAAGGAATTAAAAGTCGAAGTTGAAAATGCGATTGCGAAATTAAAATTAAGCGGCATGACTCAATTCGAGATTATGGCGAAGTCCATAGCAACATATAAAGAATTTCTAAAGTTGCTTAAGGAGGAGTATCCCGCTTCGATAAAAATTCAAACGGAGGTTATGAAGAAACTCGCGGCACTTCAATTGAAATTCACATTGACCCGTGAACGTGAAGCAAAAAAAGCATTCAATAATGAGATGCGAAGAATCAAGATGTTGACCGATGATGAAGAAAAATTAACAATGTTAAAAATCGCATCCATTCGGAAGTGGATAAAAGAATTCAAACATGGCGGCGAACAATATAAATTGATGTATGCCGAGCTTATGAAGCTCGAAAAAGACCTTGCCATCATTCGCCGTGAAGGTCAGATAAAACAGATGGAAGACCAACTCGCATGGCTTGAAGTTATAGACGCGCATGAAATCGAGAAGGCCAAAACGCGGGTATCTTACTATAAAAAGATGATGGACAAGTTTAAACATAGTGAAGAAGAGTTCCGTAAATATTATTTCAAAGCAAAAAAAGCGGAACTCGAATTGGATAAACTTATCGCGGAACAGAAAAAGAAAATTCTTGAGCAACACCAGACCGAGAAGATGAAAAAACTTAAGGAAGATATCGAAGCATACAAAGCACGGGCGAGACTCCTTATCGGTGACGAAAAGAAATATCAGAGGATTATGGGTGATGTCCGGAAGGGTGAAGCGCAGTTAGCGAAAGCACAATTGCGTCAAGCAATTAATACCTCCAAACGGATGAAGGGAATGTCCGATGAGGAGCATTACCGAAATCTTGAACGCGCAAAAATACAAGCTGAAGATGTAATGAAGAATGCAAAATTAACTAAAAAGGAAAAAGCGGCTGTTAAAAAATTCATGGACAAAATGGATAAGGAGCGCGAAGAACTTCTTAAAAAACAATCGAAGGAAGAGCAAGAGCGTTGGAAAGATGATGAGCAACTCGCGGATGAGATGCGCGAGATGGACCTTTCCGAAACCGAAAAGCGTTGGCAGGAAAATGAAAAGCTCCGGCAACAACAGGAAGGCATACTCGAAGAAATCGCAAAGAAGATGGCAGACGTTAAAGGGCGTATGGTTAGTATGTGGGAAGAGTTAATGACAAAGATGTACGAGAAGGGAAGCGGGTTCGTTGATAAAATGAAGGAGAAACTTGGGGAACTCGGCAAAGCTCTCGGTCTTCCTGAAGGCGGCATCGGTGAATGGATGAAAACAGCGGGGGAAATGGCGAAGAAGTTGGGCGAAGGTCCGAAGGGAAAAACTCCGGAAGAAGACGTAGCCAAAAAATTAAAGGACGCGGAACAAAGAAATCTCGAACTCTCGGATGAAATACAGGCGAAAGGTATAGAACTTGCACAATTACGCAAAAAAATTGAAGAACTAAAAGCAATATGGAGAAAAAAAGGTACTCCTGAAGATATGCTCGAAGCGTCCGTGATAGATATTATAACCGCGAAAAGGGAAGAAAAGAAACTCCAAGCGGAGTTAACCAAACTTCAGCAGGAAGCGCAAACGAGAAAACAACAACTTGAGGATATCAAAAAACTTCTCGCGGATAAACAAGGTGATATAAACCTCAAGATTGATAAAATTATTATCGAGAGAATTGACGATGCTCTCGAAGCAAGGGAAACCGCAAGAGATGTCGCGGGTTATGTCGTAGATGAAATTCAGCAAAGGATGAGAACCTAAATGGGTCGGCATATTCAATTAGACGGTCCAACATCCGGAAGTCCGGGAGGCAACCCACCTCAGCCGAAAGGTGGAGAAGTCCCGAAAAGTTGTAAGCAACTTCCTGATTGGTCTATCTATATGGATTTCACTCCCGAAGAACTTGCAAAGATGAAAGAGAATAACTCAAGTCCGACCAAATATTTTGCTCCGGGTGCTGGTCCATTCAACCTATATGTTTATCCCTCTTTTGAAGGTGAACCGATAAATTATTCTGAAGGTGGTCAACCTGAAGGTGAGAGTGGGCCTCCCTCCGGAAAGCTTCAAGAGCAGGGGGACCAGAAAGAACGTGTGCGTGGAGAAATGGACCCCGGATGGAATCGTGCGGCGGGTCCGGGATTCGTAACTCGTGGTACGAATGAATTAAAGGGTCCGGTTACTGAAAGCGAAGTAAAAATAAGAGACCCTAAAAAAGATTCTCTTCGTAAAAAAATTAAAAAGAAAATCGAAGATACTCCGTTGGATGAAGCGGTCCATGATATCGTTTCAGAAAACATCCCCGGTATAAATACATATTATATCGAAGATTTCAGTACGATTATTGTTGAGGATATGACATTCCAAGAAACATTTGTCAGCACCGCGCTTAATCGTCTCTCACTTTTAGGTCAAGCGGATTGGATGATTCTCGGAGATGAATTTTGGTTTTTCAGACCTGAAGACCATTTTAATACGGAAGACCTTACCACTCAAGCAGGACACGGCAGCACATTACATTCTTTCGCTCCGGGTTATGGACCATCCGTACCCGGACCAAGTTTTCCTCCACCTCCTCCCGGAACCCCTACCATTCAAAGAGGAACGGCGAAGCGCACGGATGATACCAGTGAACAAAAAAATGTAGTGCAGGTTTTTAATCCGAAAAAGAAAACGCCGAGACAGGAAACACCTCTTTATTATGATGATGAGGCTCACATTTCCTATCCTCCTGCACCGGAGGAGGGTTTTGATGTTTATTATTTCCATGACGGGGAGATTCCCTACTTGGAACAGATTCCGGTTTTTGAACATTGGATAGACGATACGGATGTTGCCCCATATTCTGCACCGCAAATTTCCGGACCGACTTTCTCCGTAGGGACTCATACATGCGTTGCATGGTTGGATATGTCGAATTGTGGTCCGTGTTCAAGAATTTTTAGATTAACTACGAGTGAAGACCCCCCTGTTAGATTTACAATGCCCCCTCCGTGGATAGGACCACCTACTGATTCTTTGTTCGTAGATTATTATTACGAACAAACTGAATTTTACACCGTGAGCGACCCTGAAAGTATTGCCGAATATGGTGAATTAATGTTCCGTATAGTTACACCAGCGGGACATTCTTCGCAGGAAATGAGAGCATTAGCGGAGGCAATTCTTCGGGAATATTCACAACCTAGAACCCATTTCCAATGTTGCGTTTTCGCTCCGAGATATGAACTTGGAGATTCGGTTAATGTGAATGTTCCAGAACTCGATTTAAACAATCAAGTAATGCCGATATGGAAAACGGTATTACGTTTTGATATGAAAAACAAAGACCGCTATTTCCCCGGTATCCAAGAACTGCATCTCGGAAAAAAACCGATGGAGATTGGAGATTTTTTAGGTCAATATTTAGAAGACCGTATAGCGGGATTGGAAGAACCATATTATCGTACACGACCTCCTCTCCGTGACGTTGTTGTTTATCGTGAAGAGATTACTTTATATGAACAGTATAGATTTGAGTATAGTGAACCGGGAGAAGGTATAGGAACATCAGTAATCGGAACTGGAACGATAGGACCATAAAATGCTTACGAACAAAGGAAGATTACTGTTCGCAAAAATGCTTGCCGGGAATCTCCCGACAGGCGACCCATATTGTGAACTTGGAACAGATGATACCCCTCCGGATAGAACCGATGAAGATTTATATGCAGGATACTTTCGGAAGGTTGCTTCCGTTTCTTACGAACATAATATTCTGTATTTTGAATGTCAGTTTGATGGAAGTGAGGGTACACCTCCCTCCGGAGAAATCCAAGAGGTCGCATTCTTTTGGGATAACGCCGATGGAACTCTTGGGACCGGAGAAATGTTTGCCCGGATGCTTGTGATTCCGGGAAGACCAAAACCAGCGGGAAGTATTTTCGTGGTGAAGTGGCAAGCTTACATTGGTCAATGTGAATTCCTTGAAACTCCGGTTGTGCCTCCTGTACCCCCAACGGGCGAAAACAGAATAGGTGAGGCAAGAATCGGTGAAGGTGAAATAGAGTAGGGAGCATAACATGGGATATCCGTGGGAGACAGGTGATAAAATTATAAAAGAGAGAGCCAATGGTTTTCTCGCCATGCCTGATTTTGTTGAAAGCGGGTTGGACCTTAGTGTTAATGTCGCGGATATAGATGTTGCGGCGGGTTGGGCTTTTGTCGGAGCAAACAGAGTCGAAGTATCAAGTCCCGTTACTGTCCCTATCATTGACAATAATCTTAATTATATCTATCTTGAAATCACACAAGTATTCGTTTCGGGGAAATTAAATTCCGTTACAATTAATGGAATATCGGCCTATTCTTCTCCGCAGACTTATGTAGCACCTCAGTATGGAATACTCATCGGGACGGTACAGAAAACCGGAGGCTCAATAGTTACCGATAGCATTCAGGAAACGAATCGTGGTGTACCCATTAATAAAGGTCAGGACGTTTCCGATAATGTTTATACCGTGGCTCCGAGAGGTGGTGACTTTGAAAGTTTGGAACGGGCGATTATTGATGTTCCTGCGGATTCAACTTTGCTTCTCTACGAAGGAGCAAATTATATATTAACACAACAAATGACTATATCTAAAAATTTGAATATAATAGGAATGATGCCCGTTGACCCCCGGCAATGGTTCAATCATTTTCATGCTGTTAATATAACAGTATCCTCCGGGGTCTCAATGCCATTATTCACTATAAATTCTGGTGTCGAAGTTTATTTTAAATCTCTTGATATTAAATGCGATTTGGGACAGATGTTTGATATATCCGGAGGTTGTAAAGTTGTTTTCGACCATTGCTCCCTTCGCGGCACGGATGTAGGTGCTGGTGTTTTTATGATTGATTGCCAAGACTCCACTTTTGATTTTCTGGAATCTGTTTTGCTTCCCGATGGAACGGACCCGTGTTCGGGAATGTATTTCTCCGGGACCACTTTTGCACATCTTAGAGAGGCTACCATTTTCACTGATGGCATAGGTAATATCGGTGTGCTTACTGACTGTCTTGATTTCCGTTCATTACGTTCCGAAATTTTTGCGTTGGGACCAACGAATGCTTCTGTTGCTCTCCAACAGGACGGGGGAACTTGCACGGTATTCTTTTCAGTGATGTGGAATAATGGTTCGGTGAACCATGCCGTGCAACTAAATAGCGGAGGTTTTTTCTCGTACAAAAATACTTATACTTCCGCAGCCGGGAATCCGAAGATAATTCAAAATCCGGGACATACTTTCGGAACGGATAATCTTAGCACTTTTGTAAATGATGGTGCTAATATAATGAATGGTATTATACAATATCTCCGTAATCCTAGTGACGATTTTGAACCTATACGTTTACTCGATTTAAAATCTCATGTGAAACATGATGTATCTAGTTATAAAACCGTTGGACCGTCCCCGTATGACGACTTTAATGATTTTGAAACGGCGATTCTTCTAGCGAGTGATGGGGATACACTTTTATGTTTTCCGGGAGCGACATACAATCTTCCTAATCCTTTAACCATTACAAAGAAACTTTATATCGTTGCAGGAAACACTTATGACCCGCGAGATATAGAAACACCTATTGCAACTTTTCCGTTGGAAATCTCCGTATCGTGTTCTCTCGGTGCGCCGGGAAATATCTTCACTATCGGAGCGGGAGGTGCGCTTTATTTTAAAGGGTTCTTTTTTAGTGTGGGCGCACCCCCAACATCTTATTTTGCGGAACTAAATGACCCGGATGCAATGCTCGTGCTAGACCATAGTTTTATAGCAACAGGAATCGGTAACGGTGGAGTTTTAGGAACTCTCGGAAAGCTAAAACTTTATGAAAGTCGTATGTACGATGATGGTCCGGAAGGTTGTATTAATGGAATCGTTCTCGACCTATATATGCTTGAATCTGTTGTGGAGGCCGTTGGTGCTTCTTCTACGGCTATCGTGATGGCTGATGGGGATGCAGAGATTCATAACAGTCATATCAAGGGTGAAATTGGATACACCCGTGTTGGTTTGGGTGACGATAGTTTCCATAACTCTCATGTGGAGGGTACGGCACTCGTAGCTTACGGTCTTAACTTTGCGGGTGCATCGGCTTACTTTTATAGCGGAACTTTTCAAGGTACACCGGACGCAGTTCAAATCGCGGCGGGTACGATTTATTGGGGTGATGCTCACATGATACAAGGAGGACTTTCCCTGTTAGGTGGAATAGTTCTTCCGTTAAGAACCGAACTAGAAGATTTTGAGTTCGAGCGTGTCGGTGGAGTAACCAGACAAGTTTTCCATACGGTTGCGGAGGCAAGTGGAAATATTGGAGCTTTTCCACGCAAAAATATCGCATCTGGTCAAACCGCTTCGATGTCCGATATTGCACCGTGGGACTTTGGCAGTATTGCAGCTATTGAGATTATCGTTATTCCTAACAATACTAATGCAACCTTTGATTATTCCGTTGATATAGATTTTGCCGCAGATGGACAGGCTTATAATGCAAACTCCAATTCTTCCGGGACTGTGAATTTTAATGCGGTTGCAAACCAGAAACAAGCGATTGATATTACCAGTTTATTTGCTGGTTTAGCGGCGGGAGATACATACGGAGTCAAGATTACCAATCAGGAAGGAATTGACTTACTCGATGTACTCGGTATAAGATTCCGTTGGAAGAAAAAATAAAACCTGAGATTAAGGGAGAAATAAAATGGGTAATGGACACGCATGGATTACAGGCGACACAATTATCAAGGAACGTGCAAACGGTTTCCTTGCTATGCCCGATTTCGTTGAGAGTGGATTGGATTTCTCTCAAAACGGAGATGATATAGATGTCGCTAATGGTATTGCGTATGTCGGAGGTCTTCGTGTTCAATACGATACCGGACCAGCGACCATCGTAATCCCGGATGCTCAAACTACGTTCATCTATCTTGAAGTTCAAGCAATTTTAGCTTCAGGAAAACTTACAGGAGTTAATATTACCGGAATCAATGGGTACGCTTCCGAACAAAGTTTTGTCGCTCCGAATTATGGAATACTTCTCGGAACAGTTCGGAAGGCATCAGGCACACTCATCAGCGAGAGCATCGAAGAAACGAATCGCGGTGTTCCAGTTGGAAAAGGTTCGGACTTAGGCTCAACACTTCGCACCGTTGGAGAAACCGGAGCGGATTATGAATATCTTGAACGTGCGATTCTCGAAGCGAATGATGGCGACACAATTTTGGTTCGGGAAGGTGCGAATTTAATCATAACACAAAATATAGTTCTTACGGATAAATCTTTATTCATTGTCGGGGAAAAACCGATTGACCCCCGCCAATGGCAAACTTATATAGCGGGACCAACTATCACCGCTCCGAATGTAACAGGAGTTTTATTTAATCTTCAAGGAAGTACAAAACTTTACGTTAAAAATCTGAGCATTGATTATGATGGTCAGCATTTTCTAAACGGAGTAACGAATGGAGTAATAGATACACATTTGATTCTTGACCATGTGCGTCTCGATGCAAATGATATCGGTGTTGGAAATTACATTATTTCTTGTGCGGGAAGTGCCGATATTATGGAAAGTTTTATTTCCGCGAATTTTACGTCTGTAGGCGGGAGTGGTATTGAAGTTAATGACGCATCTTACGCGGAAGTACATATCCGGGAGAGTACCGTTTATGCACGGGGTTTAGGTGCTTATGCCCTGCGTGTTGTCAATACCCCGGCGACCAGAGTGGTACGTTCAGAATTATACATGGATAGTACGGATGATACCAGCGCAGCAATGAGAATGGATAACGGGGGTATGTTCGGATTCCAAAGTGTTTTTTGGGGGGCTAGTGGAAGGTGTATATATCAGACAGGCGGGAGTATCGGTGCTATGGATTTATGTATCCTGTACTCAAGTGATATTTGCATCGAACAAATAGCCGGGAGTATAGGTGTAACCGCTCACAATTCACTAATCGGTAATAACAATCCGAATACTATAGGAGGCACTCTCACCGAACTCCGTATTCCCGTGGATTCGTGGGAAGGCGCGAGAATAGCCGATGCAGGAGGTGGGGGAGGTCCGACTTCAAGCAATACGATTATCGTTGCCCCTTCAGGCGGGGACTTCCCGGATTTATACTCCGCGATAGTTGCGGCATCTAATTTCGATACAATCGTTTGTTATCGTGGCGCAGACCTTTTAATACCGACAACGGTATTACTCGATACTATAAATATACGCATAGTTACGGAACGCCAACCTCACGACCCGCGAAATCAATTACTACCGTCCGGCACTCCGATGATTATTACATACGGTGGTACTCCGGGAACAAATATGTTCGAGTTCCGGAATGGAGGTGGAGTAGAATTTAATGATTTCAGATTCACTTATGATTTCGGTCCTACTTGTATGTGTACCGGAGGTGGTCTTGCGAAATTTCACCATTGCCAATTTTATATTGACAACGGAGGTGCGCCACTTGCGGCTGTAATAGAAAGTGTCGCAACTTTCAGCACGGATATAAACTATTTCGAGTTCATTGACTGTGATGTGCAACTCGTAGCGGGTGTCGAAAGATTTATGCGTACAAATGCTCCGAGTTCGGATACGAATATCGGAGTGGTTAATACACAGATGTATATGCCCGACTTCACCACGCTTGCAATAGGGTTTGAATTATGGGGTGGTGGTCGGTGTCGTTTTGATGGATTGAGTATTCTTTCATTCGGCGGCGGTATTTCGATACAAGACCCCGACAATCCATTAACTATCGAGTTTACAAAAGATAACTACATCTATGGGGAAAGCTTATTCGCGCTAGATGCACAAGCTTTTACTAATCCGGTTAATATCGGCGCGTTTGGGCTTATTTGCTATTCTCCCGGAGGTGTCGATATAAATGCAAACGGTCCCACTGTGAATTTCAGTTGGGGTGAAGTGCATTGTCTAGGAACCGGATATTCTATTTCAAATCTTTCCAGACTCAGAAGCCCAATACAGGATGAAGAATACGCCACGATGGGTTCGATTGCCGCGAAGATTCCTGAAAGCGGTCAAGCTCAACAAGTAATTAAAGTAGGACCGACTCCCACGGCATTTGATTTTACGGACCTAGATACGGCATTGCTTATAGCATCCGGTAGTCCGGGTGATTGGACCATTCTTTGTTGGCCCGGAGCGGATTATAATATTTACTCGAATCACTCTTGGAGCAACAAGAAAATAGAAATCGTATCTGCACATCAAACGGTTGACGGTAGAGAACAGCGAAATATCTTCTTCAGCGATATAGCAATTACCTCTTCCGTTTTGGTTGACACACCTTTGTTTACCGTTGACGGAAACGGCACAGATGCGGGATTGCATCTGAGAGGAGTGCAAGTAACACATAATCTAGGACCGCTTTTCTATTCAACAGGTGGAGCGGGTCTGATGATTGATAACTGCAAGATACTCTGCACTTATGGCGGCGGTTCACCTCCTACTTATTTCCAGACGGATAATACCGGGACAACCGATATTACGACAATTCAAGTTTACAATACATTTATGATTCTTACTAACGTAGGGAGATTGGTACACGCTCCATTATCATTGCTCAATGCTGTCAGATGTACTTTCTATGATAGCTTTATTTTCTGTACGCCGACTTCGCCTATTACTATGTTTGAATCGCAGCACCCGCAATTTGAACTTTTCTCTTTTGCATCTCTGTTTGCGTCTGATAATACCAGTTCCATTTTCCTCTTGCTCGATGATGGGCTTGTCAACATGAGTGCTGGTAGTTATGTTGATGTTGATGGCGGCGGTATATTTCAAACTGGTGGTACGGTTGAAGCAAGAAGTTTGGATATATGGTCCGTTCTGCCTCAAGATGCTCTACAAATCACCGGAGGAGTTTTTAATTGGGGAGAAGTTAACGTACTCGGAGGTGGTATCACCGATTTCGGAGTGATTCAAAGATACCGGGAAACAACACAAACCTATGAGTTTGCCACAATACAGAGAGCGCAAGGTTACAGCCCGTTTAGGAATATGGGGCTTCAGACTGTAACAGTAGGTCCAAATCCTAACGCTTTTGATTATACATCTCTCGGACAAGCTTTAATAAACGTAATAGCGTTCCCCGGTGATTGGGATATCCTCTGCTTCCCTGAAGCGGATTATACTCTTGATTATTTGACATGGGGACAATTCATACTCTCTAGTAAGCGGGTTCGGATTATTAATGCAACCGGGGCAATAGAGCCTAGAACTTTTCTACCGACAACCTACATGCCGATACAAATAACTTGCTCGAACTTTCCGGGAGGAGCGTTAGGTTTTGTATTCGGACTCAGCCTTGACGGTATTCTGGAAATGCACGGGTTTTATTTTGATGAACAATCCGCTTTGTCCGATTATTATGCTTTCGAGCTTACCGCTTCTACCGCTAGACTTCACTTTGACAGATGCTTTGTGCAGGGGCATAGTGGGTTGGGGGGTCTTATTCATATTGCTTCTCCGGGGGGAGGAAGGGTGAGAATCTCTCACTCACAACTCTCGGACTTAGATGCTCCTGTGGCAACCGCTATTCATGCGGAAGAAGGAAGTATTCTTATAGAGGATTCCAAAATATTTGCGCTTGAATACTGCGTACTCGCCAATGGTTCCGAACTCACTCATTTTGAGCTTCTCCGTAGCCATGCGGAATCAGATTCAACCGGGACTTCTGTTTTGGAAATCCTTCAGGGAGTCACTTACGATGCAAGGATAGAATACTCTTATGTCAGAGGTAATGGTGCGGGTTGCACAGCACTTTTCGCAAATGGACCGGGAGACTTCAGGCTCCTATCTTCAAAATTCTATGCCCTCACCGCAGCAATCTTCAACAATGCAAATAATATCTATATTGACCAAGCAAGCGAAATGATTAATGGGACCATCGTTGGTCCCGCTCCGCTCAGATGGAGAACACCTTCCCAAGATTGGGAAACGGTTTCGCATCAGGAAGTTACCAAGCATCATTTCGAGCCAGTAGTTGACCCGGACGGTCAGACCGGAAAACATACTCGTAAAAATCTCCCGGCAACCACGGGGGTAGGATATGTTGAAGGTTTTGCTCCGTGGGATTTGGGTAGCGCAACCATAATCGAAGCTGTTATAATTGCTCAAGCTACCAACTTGAACTTCGACTATGATGCGAATTTGGAGTATGCCGGAGATGGACAACTTTATAATCTTAATGCGGTAACTCTTGGCGGGTCTGTTTATAGTACGACACTAAATAATATACATTATCTTGACGTTACCCCGATGTTTGCAGGAATCGCAGCCGATGAGATGTATGGTTTCGAGTTCCTAAATATTGATGCAACGGACGCAGTTTACTTTGTAGGTCTGCGTTTCAGGTATAGACAATAACTGTAACCCAAAAAATCTTTTGAAAGGAGAAAAATCATGGGTGCATACGATGAATTAACTGAAACCGAAGTAACCAAACATGCGGCACAGCTTCGTAACGCGAGACAAAAGGTTCTCGAAGCGAAGGCGGCAATAGTTCGTTTGGAAAATCACCGCACAAATATGGCTGATACCGATATTTTCGGTGACGACCAGACAGCGGTTGATGCAGAGGTCGCAAAGTTCGCGGCTATCAAGACCGCAATCGAGTCAAATGAACCTACAACTTCTTAATTAAGGTTTATACGGCAAATCGTATATGCGTTAATCGGAACACTTTTGAGGTTATTAAGGTTTATTTGCCTATTCTTAAAGACACCTTTAGGGGAGTAGCCAGATGGATTTTGTTACAATCTTCAAAACTTTCGGGCCTTCCGTTGGTTTCCTTATTGTCACTCTGATTATACTTAATCAGTTGTGGAAATATTTTCAAAAAAGGGAGGATAAACACACCGAAGCTCTGAAGGAACAGGAAGTGAGATATCAAACAGCAATAGACCGTCTGGTGGATGAGAAAAAGGAACTGGAAAAAGAGAACCGCGAACTCTACCAGAAAAATATCGACATTGCTCTGAAATCTCAGGAAGCACTCGGCAAAGTATTACCCTATCTCAGAGACAGGGAGAATTAAAATGCTACCGAAAGAAAAACATCCTAATCCGGAACTGAAGGAAAAAGCGGAACAGGCAATGCGCGAACTCGATTTAACCCAAAGCTTGATTTCAGATGAAATCGAGAAGAAGGAAAAAACGGGTAAGCGATTTTGTCTTCCGAAACGACCCGTGATTCTCTTCATCGAAGACGAAGCTTTCAGGAAACAGATAGCCAGTTACTTCGTTGAAAATGAATTTGATGTTACGGAGGTCGAAAATCCCGGCGCGGTTCAGGACATGCTTATGAAAATTGGTGAATCATCTCCATTGGTTCTCGATTTTCGCAGCTTCCAAGAGTACGAGCCAACGATGAACGGACATACGCGCTCATGCGTGTTATTCTCTAAAGAGGAAGCGGAGAACACGGAGAATCTTCTTCGTGTAAAAAACAAAAGCCTGTTTTTCTTCGCATCACCTTTGGATGTTCGTGCGCTTGTTACTCTCGTGAAGTGCGCGTTGTAAAATCACGAGACCGTTCTGAAGGACGAGTCACAAAATATTTCTAACGAGACCCTATTTTCGGAAGGAGCGTAACATGAAAAATCTTTTTATCGCATTGATTTCGGCGTTACTCTTATTCGGACTGACGGGATGCAAAGTTCCCGGAAGTGTAATCACAGGCATTGATAATCTTGCGACCAAAGCGGAGTCCGGGGAAACCCAACTGAAGGAAATCGAACAGGTCGTGAGACCTCTACTCGCGGCAACCATGCAGGAGAGTCAGGCACAAATTAAGACACTCGATGAGCAGATTGCCAAAGAGGAAGACCCTATTAAAAAGAAAGGGCTAGAATCAACTAAATCGGACTTCGAGAAGATTGTGAAAAATTGTACGAAGGCCGGGGAATATCTCGATAAGCTCTTGAAGGATATACCTAAAATTACCCGAAATTTGAAGCAAGCGTCCAAAACGCTAAAAGCGTTTAACGGCCTCTCAGACGCATTGAAACCAGAAGAGCAACCGGAAACACCAAAACCCGGAGAAAACGTCTCTGAGACCCCTTAAATCGTCCAGAACAGGCCATTATGAGGTGATGTATGAGCGAAAAACTCGATGAGGTGAAAACCCTAGCAAATACCCTCCGGAAAAACCTGTCAAAACGACAGAGGGAGGCTCTTGCGGATTACTTCAAGAGCTTCGTTACATCCGAGTCCAGTGATGAGATTGACGAGAACCTAGACCCTCTTGATAAGGATTATCTCGCAATGAAGCGGGATGAAGACGCGCTCCGGAAACGGAACGAAGCGGTCAAGGTACTTAAGCAATTAGGTGAGAAAGCATTACTCTTGGCACTCAAGATATAATGGAGGGAGCTATGGAACTGTTACAAACTTATTGGCCTCACATTGCGCTTGTAATCGTGGTTGCCTTTTTCGTTGCCGTGACTTTCATCCGGCGCAAAGGAGAGAAGGACAACAACGATACTCTGAAAAAATTCGCGGATGGTATGACTAGCATCATGCGAAGTGTTTCAGATAAGGATGCAGTATTGAGGCAGACCTTCCGGAACGTGGAGGAGCTTAAGAAAAAACTCCAACCGCTGATTGACGGAGGGGAACTTCCAAAGGTCGGAGAATTTTTCAAAGGACTTAATGAAGAAGTCGGTATGGAAGATTTAATCCGCGACCACTACATTGATTCGATAGGTCCGGAAATCGGATTGAAGAAAAACGATGATGGCGATACCGTCTTCATCGAAGTTCCGGAACCCGAAGAATAAAGGCACTCGCTTTCGGGCGGGGTCTCGTGAGGGGACGGTTTTCATTTGAGGACCGTCCCTTTTTTTATTCTTGACAATTGATGTTCACGTTGTATAATAATAGTGTAACGTGCCTTTACAGGTTTTACCTCCTGTAGTTTGAGAGCGGTTGTTTTCGGTTTCAACCGCTCTCTTTTTATTTAAATAAAAAAGCCGGGAGGATTAATCCCGGCTGTCCTGAGAGACAGGATTCTTTGCCTAATTGTCAAAGAACCCATATCAAAATCTGAATTGTCCGTTCTGGAAATCTGTCGGGTTTAGTCACCGACTACCGCATGATTCACCTCCTCTTATTCGAGTAGAAAAATCATAGTGCGATTATATATTTTGCCGAAGAATTAATCAATCATATTCGTACTCATCTCCGTACCAACGCATCGGCTTTTGCGTCTCCGGATTTCTGCTCCGGGGTTTTCTCGTGAGAGGATAAGCAAGCTCCGGGTGAAACTTTTTCAGACAGGCGTTACAAAAGATATCACCGTTGATTTCTACCGGAGTTTTTCGCTTCGGATTTACCATCGTCTTGCAAAAAGAACAGGGCTTACGTCTATTCGCTTTCTGTTTCGGAGTAGCCCTCTGACCTTGCGGCCTAGTTGAACCGTGTTCCTTTTTCAACCGTTCCCTGTATGCCGCATCTCTCGCAAGTTTCTTTTTCCAAAGCTCCGGGTCGTTTTTGATTTTTTCATAACCCCGTTGTGCAGCTTTCTTCGATGTCTCTTTCATTAATTTTAAACGGCAAAGGTCGGAGCAAGTATGTCCCGCTCCTTTCTCATCGTACTCCGTCCCGCAGATTCTACATGGTTTCATTACCATAATTTTGTTTCCTACGAATAAATTATGCGGTTACGGCTTTATAGACATACGGAGGTGTTCCGATTTGTCCTTTGATACGTTTCCGCTGAGTACGTTCCAGCTTGCCTTGTTTATAAAGAGTGAAGGCTACATGCTGAACGTAGAACTCGATTTTGAAATTTTTAGCAATCCGTTTATTCTGAAATCTTTTTATAACCGCTTGAGGAGTGAGACCCCTTTTCGTGGTCATAAAAGCTTTCTCGATTGCGTCCCATAGTTTTTGAGACTCCGGGGTTCTTCTCCGATTCCCGGAAGCTCTCCGGACGGACCCGTTGCCGCCTTTGGTTTTTACTCCGAGAAGTTCATTGAGTTCGTGGAGCTTGGATTCTATCGCCGCCTTTTTCTTTTCATACTTCGACAGCTTTTTTTCGACCCGCTCACGTTCACCCTCAAGAATTTTTCGTTGGCTCTTGATGGTAACAATGGCTTTGTCGAGTTCGGAATCCTGACTCCCGTTACGACTCTTTTTCTTTTTCTTCCTTCCCCTCCCCAACGTATCGCGGATACGTTTGTATGTGTCCCTGCATTCTTCTTTACAGGTCCGGCGATTTCCGTTTGTTTGAAACTCGCTCTGACATACGATGCACTTTCTGTTTTTCATTGTGGACCTCCTTTGTCCGGTAGAAAGTTACGCCTTGTATTTATTGCGGATGAATTTATACATCTCTTCGTGACCGTTAAGTTTTTCTTCGCGCATTGCCTTAAGTATCTCGTTGTGTTTTAAACGTGCGTCTTCCATGAACTCGCTGAGTTGCACTCCGAGTTTTTCGAGTATATGGATGATGAAGTGATTATAAAAAGTATCGGTGCTGAAAGTAACTTCAACACGTTTATGCCTGTCCACTTCTTCCAGTATCAAAACGAATTCCGCACCCGCTCCAATTTCAAAGTCACGAACTTTTTTGAGTTCGATGCTGTCAATACCGTTGAGATTAATTTCAATACTCATTATTTTTTCTTCCTCCCACATATAGGACAGATAACTTTCTCCGGTGCGTTTCTCGGTTTGAATGGAACCATCATCATATACTCTCGGAACGGAGGTATGGCTATGGATTTGAAGTGACCGCATTCGAGCGTTAGGAAATAATACCTACCTCCCCGTGTACCTTCGCAAATTTTTATGTGTGTTACTTTCTTCCAGTTCAGAGCCATTAATAGCTCCTCTCGAAAACTATCTCACCTTCTTTACGACTGATACGAATTACAAAACGATGTTCAATATACCCACTCTGCCAGCGTGGATTGAAAAACGAATCGTAAAAAGTTTGAAAGTAAAGCGGTTTGATTTCTTCATCAGTATCTTTCATTACTTCGATACCTTTTTTATAACGGTAAAGTAACACCCTACAATTTTCGCAACCGAAATGAAACTCCTTCGCGGCCTCAAAAACTTCGTGAGGGGAAGACAATTTATTTTCCATAAGATGTTTAACCAGTTCGTCAATCTGGTAGCCATTACACCCTACGACCATTTTAATTTGGACTCCACGTTTCGTGCAGATAACGAGCATTCCTTGTGTTGCCATTAGTACCAATCTCCTCCCTGTGCGGAGTCAAGTCTTCCGGGAGTCGGAAGATAATAAAGCTCTTCGCACTTCTGACCTTTTGGGAGTGTGCCTTCAAAAACAGCAAACCCGTCAAAATAGATATGGAGCCAGATGGTACTCCAATTAGTAGAGATATTATTTTCTTCCTTTTCAATTTTGAATTTGCATCCGGCTTTAAGCAAAGCCCAACATTGACCGACCTTCGTTTGCGAAGAGGCAGAGTCACGATTATGCCAATTCTCTTCAGCGACAATCGCTCTTTCACAGATTTCGATTAGTTCCTCTCGCGTATAATCGGTCTTGACATCCGATTTATTTACGCACTTTTTTTCTGGTTTTTTTCTTTCGTCCATTTGTCTTCCTTCCTTTGCAATCCGGGCATCCGTTGACATACCACTTGTAAGCGTTCCAATCGTATTTCATCGTGAACCCGTTTTTCTTAAACGGACTTTCGCTGTTATGGGTTTTTTTCATGTCCGGAATTTTTGAAGGTTCATGTTGAGCCTTACACTTTTTGCATGGAATCGAAACGGTTACTTCAGGATACAAAACCTCTTCACCGTGCAATTTGAAATGGAGTAGTGCAAGCATCGTAGCCATGTGCTTTGCGAGACACTCCGGGCAGAGTGCGCTACCACCTCCGTACTTCCCGGTTATTACCAGTGTCTTCGGGTGTAATCTGCACCAATCAACGTCAAGGTGGTCGTGGGTCTCGAAGACTTCTTCAAACATATAATCTTTGAAAAGTTTACCGCAACTTCGACATTCGTGTGCCTTCGCCATTAGTTACCTCCTCTCAGAAGGAAGAGTATATTTTTAGTAAGCTCCTCTTTCTTTCGCGTGTACGCCGTGGAGTCTTTCGGGTCTTTGCAATAAACCATCAACTTACTCGTGAGGAAAATCGCCGCTTCCTGAAATCCGTTTGCCCGGAGAGCCTTCGGAATAAATTCCGCGACATCGAAAAAGTTGTAACCCGAATAAGAATTGAGAAAAAGCTGTGCGATAATATCAAGATTTTTTAGCTTTAGCATTCTTCCTCCGTTTCTTTTTCTTTTTAGGGAACGGATTTTTGACGTAGAGTTTATCGCGCCATGTGAGCTTCTTATAATTCTTCCGACACTTCGCGCAATTATGGTCCACGATTACAACCTCCGTTGCATCATAAACGCTTCCGAGTTGGTCTCCGAGTTGCGCTCCACATCTCGCGCAATGGAAATAACCCCAACACGTTTCCTGAATCCGAGAGTGACCGATGAGAGAGCAAACCACGTTATTGCGTTTCGCTTTATCCATCGGACCGAGAGCCTTTAATTTTTCCATGAGTTCTTTCCGGGTCATGGGTTTTTCTTTTGCTTCCGGCATTACCGCACCAACCTTTCTACCAGATTAACCAGTTCGATTTTTTGTTTCCCTGAAATTCTTTCGTACAAATAAATTCCGTGGAGGAAACCGCACCACCATGTACCCCGTTCTTTGGTGAGTCCTTTATCACCCGCTTCGATTTCGATGCAGCCTTTCACATGGTCGAAGGGGACAATGGTTTCTTTTTTCCCTCCGAGTTTTATTGTTACAGTTTTCGGAGGCATTATTTTTTCCTCCTGTTCTTTTTCAATCGTGGATTGAAGGGGAGTTTTGCACGGAAATGTCTCTCCATATATCCACTTGTATCATCATTACCTTTAAGTAATGCTTTCAGTTCTTTCTTTTCTTTCGCGGTGAGTTTCCGAGTCATATCATCGTCAGCGGCCTTCGAGTTCCCTCCGGCAGCTTCGAGAGCTTTCCGCAAAGAGACGAGCAATGTTAATTCAGCATCCTTCATTGCTTTCGCTTTTTTTCCGTACTTACCCCTCCATGCTTGCTCATCATCCCCAAAAAGACTTACGCCTTTTTGAACGTAAAAATTTAGTTGTTGTTTATATCGGACGTAGAGAGTAGTTGCCCGATGTGCCGCTCTACCTTCCGGAGTAATTGCGAAGGGTTTACTTCTACTACGATTTAATTCAGCGAAGTTATGTTCCACTCTCATCTCCCTTTTTACTCTTCCGGATGTAGTTGAGCATCCAGCGTAAAGTGAAATCCGCTTCCCGGCAAAGTTCTTCATCCGGGTCCGGACGCGAGTGTAAATCAGTGGTGACTTCCGCTAGGACTTCAGCCCACTCCAATAAATCGTTCCGTTCAACTTTAACTTTTGTATCAGCCATTAACCCTCCCGTTCCGGCATCTTCGTGAGATAAAAATTAAACCAATCTTCCCACGTCTTGCCGATGATAAATCCGAGTTCGATAAATTTTTGCCTCCGAGTTTCGTTTAATACGGAACAGCAACCGTGACCCATTGCCGGGGAAAATGGTTGCTCCAATTTTTTCTCTGCCGCGATAATCTCTTCATATTTCTCGCAGAGATTTTTTTCGGTGAGGTAAGCACATCGTTCTTTCGCATCGTCCCACTTACCGAAGGGACAGACACCGCGAGTGCAACAGTAACCGCATTGTACGCAATCGAAGACCGGGAGTTTCATTACAACCTCTTCTTACCGAGACAGACTTCCAATGTGTAAAGACAAACGGCGAGAACCGCCATCATAATTATCTTTACGATTTCAGCACAAGCATTGAGAACGCCTATAAAAATTTTCATTTATCCTCCTTAGTGTTCGCAATCGCAACGGGAGTAAGTCCCCCCGGCAACCGACTTCCCTTCCCATATTTGGGCAGGACTTGAATCACAACAATCAATACACACGGGTTCGATATGCGCCGTGACAAACGGGAGGTCTATCGTTGCCGTGTTACAACATACAGGTCTATAGTTACCGCACACGATACACTTTGCGTTCCCGTCCATCTCTGGAATCAGGACCGGAGTGTTTCCGTACAGGTAAAGATTCCGGTTGTTTATCATCGTAACCTCAACTTTCTTTCTAACATAATAATAAAGTGGTTACGCAAACTTTTAAACACAGCGGGGAGAACCGTCAAGGAGGGCTAGACGATTCTCCCCACACTACCCGCTACTTTTTCTTTTTCTTCTTTTTCTTCGAGTCCTTTTTCTTGGTCGATTTCTTTTTCTTATCGGATTTCTTCTTTGAAGACTTCTTCGACTTTTTGGACTTCTTCTTCTTTTCCTTTTTCTCTTCCGCTCTGCGCTCACGGGCCTTTTCTTTCCTCCGTTCCCGTTGCGCTTCCTTCGTTTCAACATCCCTCTCGATGCCTTTGTCAATCAGTTTCTTGACTTTCTTTTCGAGCATCGTGATTGCTTTTATCGAGTCCTTTGCTTTGTACTTCAGCAAGTCTTGATAAGCACTCACCTTTGTACGCAGTTTATTGAACTCATCGAGTTTTTTCTGCATTGCGGAAGTATGGTAACGGTTCTCCGCGACCTTCGCCAGTTCTTCATGGAACCGGACGATTTCGGCCTCCATCTGTTCCGCGAAACTTTTCTTGACTTCGACCCGTGCCTGTTTCGTGTCGGCAACCGGGAGAGTATAAAAGTGACTGTTGTTTCCGAGACGGTCCAGAAATACTTTGAGTCTCGCAATCTCTCCGATGAAAGTATTCGGAACGAAGTAAATGCCGCCGTGGTCCCGGACGCTATGTGCCTGACATTTTTCGTTCAGGTAATCAATCACGATGCGCCGGATATCCGTATGGTTATGGTACTCGCGGTTTTCCTTGTAAAGCTTTTTGAAAACATCCGTGAGGAAAACGCCGCGAATATCGAGACTTCCGGTTTGCTTATCGAGAAGTATGGTAGTCTCGTGCGCGTAATTGATTTTGTCGTTATCCTTCTCGGAATCGTCACGAGCGACCAGAGCGACCTTCGCGGTGTCGGCATCATCTTCAAACAGGTCTGCGAATCCTTCCCCTGCGGTTGCGCGTTCAAACTGACGGGTTGCGCGTCTGAAAGCTTGCCACGGCTGTACGGGTTTGATTTCATAACCGGACGGGAGACCCGATGCCGCAAATGCTTTCTGAAAAGCCGTGTGTAGAACCCTACCCGAAAGATTGTACCAGACGAGATAGCCGACTAGCGGGGCGTTACTCGCCTTGAGTTCTTTCGCGTATTCCTTTACCGTGAATCGTTTCGGTTTCGTTTTCATAATGTATTGCTCCTTTATCGAATCAGGATTGATTATCCGAGTTTCTCACGGACGATTTCTTCGCGGTAGCCCTGTACGACCTTCAGAGCTTTCTTCGCCCTACCGTGAATACGTTTCTTACGGGGATGGTCGATTATATCCTCAAGTTCCTGTTCCCCCTGTTTCAGTTTTTCAACCGCCTGAAAAACGGTTTCCATTGAGGAAGAACTTGCCATTGCATCGTGGTGAAGGCTTTTGGAGTTTTCGATGATAGTATCAACCTTCATAGCATCCGGATTGCTCATCTTTTTGATGATAACCGAAATTTTATCACGCTCCTCAATCGTGTGCCAGAAGCAATGTTCGAGAACCATGAGGTCGTCTTCGTTGACTTCAGTACGACCATTCAAAAGCGCGTGTGCCTTCAGGATGTTCGGTCTCATGTCACCATTGCGGTCCCGGTTCGCACAGGTCCGGTAAAGAACACGGTCACTGAGCCAAATGCCTTCCTCCCGAAGTTTGTCCTGAATTTTCAGGATGGTCTTTATAATATCGTCCGGAACTTCAACCTCTTTGCAGGACGCGACCAACGTATCAAGTTCCTTGAGAGTTATCGAAGCTTTACGAGTCGAAGCGGTGTTACCGGAGAGAAGTTCAATCCGGTTTACTCTTTCGTTGATGCTCACGACTTCGAGCTTCACAACGTAACGGTCAAAGAGTGCCTCCATCTCTTCGCCTTCAAAAAATTCGTTTGAGGCACTTACCAGAGAGCGAAGCGGAACGTCTTGCGGTGTCCTGCCGTTATGAAATTTCTTTTCGTTGATAAGAGTGAGCAACGTGTTCAGGATACTCGAAGAAGCTTTCCCCGGTTCATCGAGAAACGCGAAGGTTGCTTCCGGAAGTTTGTCTTCAGTATTGCGAGAGAAGTTTTGTTCGTTCATGTATTTGTCAAGGTCAACCGGACCGAAGAGTTCTTCCGGCACAGTTGTTTTTGACATGAGCCACTCGAAGTAGGACGCGCCTTTAATGCGTCCGAAGTATTCCCGGCACATCATTGATTTGGCAGTTCCGGGTTTGCCGATAAAGAAGACGTTTTCGCCGGAGAGAAGAGCGCAAGTAAACGTATCAACGTGGTCCTCACGTTCAAGCAATGCCGACTTCATTTCCGCTACAACCGACTGTAGCTTTTTCAATTCTTTCGTGTGTCCGTTTTTCTTTGCCATAATTGGTAGCCCTCCTTTTATGGTTTACTGAAAAGTAGTATCTCCACTAAAACTACCGTATTATACCAAAATTCTATCTATTTGTCAACACCTTTTTTTATTTTCTTCAAACTAATTTTTTGTGCATGAATCGCACAATTCAAGCACTTTTGCGATACCCTCATTGATACCGATTTGTTTACTCATCTGTTGCTTCACGGTATCAACCGCATCGGTCAAACTGTGTACCCATACGGCGAGAATACAAATGGCAATTATCAGGACCACGATAGTTATAATACATACGGTCAGCATTTTACCTCCCGATGATACCGCGAATATTTTCCGCGATAATCTGAGCCTCTTTTTTCCGGAGACCACGGATACCCATTGAGTTACCGCCGCGAGTTTCGATTACAACGGTGTCCCAAATCAAACCTCTGTTATGCGAGACCGAAGCTATCTCCGCTTTCGGAACGAAGTCGTGGATACGTTTCCACGGAAAATAAAATGCTTCGATTTCGTTCAGATGCACTCCGTCTTCTTCGAGTCTGAAAGACGGAGGGAAAATAAAATTGGTGATGCTCCCATGAAAGAGAGAACACCAGCGAGATATTTTAACTCTGTTCATCTTCCTTCACCTCTTTCGCTTTTTCTAAAAGTTTACGAGCCATATCAACCGGAGACACTCCGGATTTTTTTAATTCTTTATATAGCTTCTCGAATAATTTTTCCGAATCTTTTTCGCGCATCTCCTCTTCAAAAGGTGTCTCGGTTCTTTGTAAAAATCCCGCCGCTGAAAGAATGCAAACAACGTCCGACATCTCCGGATACTTCCAACCGTGTTCACGGGGGAAGTTTGCAAGACCCTCACCGAGAGCTTTGAAAAGTTTCGTAACCGCTCCCTTACCGATGCCCTTGAAAGCGTCACGGTGGAAACGTACTTCGCAATCAAAGTAAGTCATACCTCCGGTGTTGAAGTGTTCATGTTCCTTCCAGATTATTGAGAAATCACAGTCCGGAAGATGAACGTATATCCGATGTTTTTTTTGCTCCAAAATAAAATAACGGTAACGCTTGTTGTAACACACTTCGCAATATTCCGCATCGGAGTCTATTGCGATTTTACAGTCTTTACAGTAGGATTCATTTGGCGGTCTCATAGTAACTCCTACTCGTTCACCAGCAGACGATTAATAATTTTGTTCAACCGTTTGAGAGTGTGAAGGTCCATAGCGTAACCTTCCCCGTCTTCCTCCTGTTCGCGCATACATTTCAGGAGGTACTTATCGTCTTCGGTCAGAGCGAGTTTATCAATGACTCCGGTTGCGAGCGCGAGAAGTGTTGACAGATTAATCGGACACTCATCGTTATGGTCCTCATCCATCACGACAACCGTAAGCTCCTGATTGTTCTTATGGTAGTTACTGCCAAAAGCGTTATCGAGTTTGAGACCAGTAACGAGAGCGGTCACGCCGGAGTTATCCGGTTCATGCCATTGCTCATTGATGTCGAACTTCTCCATAAATTTAATCAGACGGTTATGGTCTTTGAGAAACATTTTCCGGGTACTCTCCCGGCGTTCATCGAAGGTTATTGTTTTTCTCGGCACTATTCACCTCCCGCGATTTCGAGAGCCTCTTCCAGTTTTGCGATAGCCGCCTTACGCATCTTACGAATCTTCCCCGGATTGATAATGTTCGCCGTGGTATCGGTTTCCTGTAATGCCGTAATCGCCGCTTCCATAGCTTTCTTCGCCTTACCGTTGAGATTGATTTCCGGTGCGGGTTTCGGTTTCACAGGTTCGTAATAACTTTTCGCGGATTTCTTCTTATCCGATTTTTTCTTCGTTCCCTTTTTCTTCGACTTCTTTTTGCCCTTTGTCTTTTCAGACTTTTTCGATTTTTTTGATTTTCCATTCATTGCCTTTACTTCCTCTCTTTCCTTCACGAGTCGCATTGCGGTTGCGAGTACCCGCTTCTTTTCAGCCGGGGTCGATTCCTCAAAGACCTGTTTCTCTGTTGCTTCCTTTTTATGGCGATATCTTTTCGGAAGTGGACCGGACTGAAAAATCGGTTTAAGTTTTCCGGCCTTGATTAACTTACGAGCCTCATCAGAACGGTTGCCTCCCTTTTTCGTTTCGGCAGCATAGAACCAGAGCGCAACGAGAGACATACGATAGTCCCGGTACTCAGGACTCTCAGCCTTCACGCGCTTAATATGGACGGGACGTTGCTTGCCAGCGTGGATAGCGAGATAGATTCCCTTTACCCGCTTCTTTTTGGGAGACTTCTTCTTTGAGGATTTCTTTTTCCTCTTTGACATTTGGTAGCCCTCCGTCTCGAAATTTTAAGGACGGTGAACGATACGCTCCTTACGTCCACGGTCAGCCTTATATCGAGTATTACAGTTCGTGCAGATGCGATACCCGCCGACACCTTTTTTATTATAGATGCTCTTGCAAGACGGGCAAACGTACTTAGTAATTTTGACGTGTCCTTTTTTCACTCGCACATCTCCTTCAGGGTTGATTCGTGTAGTATATATACTACGCGAATCAAGGGTTTAAACGGGAACAGGGGAGACCCGTGGGCCTCCCCCGGTCCACTAGAGGGGGTATTCTTCCGAGAGATATTCGTTCACTTCAACCGCTTTCTCTGCGGCATCCTGTGGGTCGTCCATGTAACATTTGATGGTCCATGTGACCGCACCGTTTTTGTCCCGCTTCATCTCCACGGAACTTTGCGACCTGACAACAAGCGCATCCGGATTTCCGAAATCGCCGCCATCAGCGAGACCCTTCTTTACTCCCTTCGAGAGTTTTTTCTTTTTGGTCTTCTTTGACTTTTTTTCGGTCTTTTCTTTTTTTGTCTTCTTTGCTTTCTTTGGCATGTTCGGTTTACCTCCTCTTTTTGGTTATAGTTAAGTTTAGCGTTAGTATTATACTCACTGATACACTAAATGTCAACGTCTAAAATAATTTTTTCATTCAATATACTTTATCTCAAAATCCTTAATACTCATACGAGCGAATCTAAAGTAATCCATATCTTTGAAACAGGCAAGCAAAACTTCCTGCAAGACGTTATCTTGGTCCAGAACCTTGACGATGAAACCGTCACCGAAAATTCTTCCTGCCATTGCGACCCGTTCCTCCATCGAGTCATTTTGATTTTCCAGTTCGAGAATATATTTCACGTCCCGGTGATGGTATGTAGGTGCGGCAATCAAGATTCGGTCAACCTCCTCTTTCACCGCACCTTTAATTATATTGGGTCCGGGTTCGCGCCAGAGTCCTAGTCGCTGTATCATCGTCTTCGTGAAACCAGAAGGACAAACTATTTCTTTGTATTCTGAGTTGTTACCCACTGAAGAACCTCCGCATCATTATTGGTCCGGGTATTCACACGAGCTTGTTTATCGCAAATCATATCGAGCGAATTTGAATTATACCCTCCGACCTGTACTCCGAGAACAGTAAAACCATTTTTTTCTTGCTTACGTTTAAATTCTTCGAGCCAAGTGTTATCAACGGGTGCATCCCCGTCAGTAATTATAATGATGTCGCAATCCTCTTCGGTCTCGCAGATTTCCGCAGCTTTGTCGAGAGGCTTTTGGAAATCCGTTCCACCTCCCATGAATGCCCGGAAAAAATTCATCAGTTTGTCAAGCGTCATTTTGCTGTCGAACTTATATTCCTTACCAACCGAAGAATCGAAAGGAATCCAAATAACCTCACGCTTCTCTTTTTTACAAATTCTCCAAGTTGCCATCACCAGAGCTTTCGCCCATTGGTCCGGAGTTCCGGACATCGAACCAGATTGGTCTTCGAGAATAATGAACGGTCCTTTTTTCTTTTTCTCTTCCGCTCTCATTTCATATTGCAGTAATCCGCGTTCAAGATATCCGCGATAAAATTCTTTTTTCAGTCCGGGATGTTTTGCCTTCACGAGTTCCGAAGGAAGAAGTCGAGTCAAGTCATTGCCCTGTTCGACTCCGATGATTTCGTCACGGCCATGAGTATATGATGAACGCTTGTTCGCATCCATCGTCAGGAACATCCGTCCAGCGAGTTCGAGAATTCTTTTCAGGATGTAATCGTTCTTAAGTTTTTCCGCTATGCGTTCCCTGTCACCTTCCGGAACTTCGCTCCACTCCGACATCCCGGTTCCGTAACCGAGAGCTTGCGCCAACATCTTAACTTCCTGCGCTTTTTCTTCGGCCTCATCGAGAGCGTCTTGAATCGCAAACGCGATTTGCGCTTCCGTCTCAAGTTCATCACGACCCTCTTTGTAATCTTCGAGTTCCTCTCCGGTTTCATCCGCGAGTTGTTTCATCATGTCGGAGAAATTATTTCCACCTCCTACTTCATCATCAAACTGCGGAACGGAATCGAGATGGTCGAAATTATTTTTCTGGTTTTGCGGTTGAGGTTTTTCGCTGACCGGAATTTCACCGTTCATAATTTTTTCGTTGATAGCCATTGTTGCGAAGGTAGAGTTAAGTGAATCCTTCACGGAAAATTTTCTCATGCGTTTGAAAGAATCGTGACCGTGAATTCTCTCCGCGATTTTGCTCTTCGCTTCCGGAGGTGTGCAGTTGTAAAAGGAATCGAAAATGTTTTCTGAGAGTTCTTCAAATCCCGGTTCAATATCCGGAAGAGATTGACTCCCCTGTTGGACTTGCTCCCGAAGTTTATTTCTCCGGGACATCACATCTCGAAATTTGCTCTTCGTTTCTAGCATTAAGGTAGCCCTCCTTTTTTTGCTAAAGTGGTTCATTTGATACATATTATACCAAAATATACTTTAGAATTCAAGTATAAAACAAATTATTTCGATAAAATAAAAATCCCCGTCTAATAGGCTTACTAGACAGGGATAGACGGAAATGGAGAGAGGTATCATTTCCTTTTCTTCTTTTTCTTTTTCTTCCGATGTTTGGGTTCGTCAAAGATGGTTAAGTCAGGTTCGATTTTTCTAAGGGAAGCTCCGACATTAATCAGGGAGGATTGTTTGAACTCAAAAGATTTACATGCCCGTGTGAGAATCCCGACATTGTGTTTTGCTATGTTGATTTTTTTCTTGAGACGTTGCCATTTCTTTTTTAACTTCAGGAGACTTTTCACCCGCGCTTCGGTAGCACGTTCCTCTTCGTTTTCCAGAGTTGCCCGGATGATTTCTTTTTGTGTCTCTTCGTAAACTTCGAGTCGAGTTTTCAATGAGCGAAGTTTATGTTCTTCGTCTTCCAACATTGCGCCGTAGTGAAAATATATTCCGGGAAGTTCCAAAAAATCTTGGTTCATATCTTCACTTACATCTAAGTCTCGAACTATCTGAGGACGGTCATAATTGGACATCATTAACTCCTAGTGTATCCAGTGTTCCCCAATACTCCACTCGATAAGAAAGTCAACCTTCTTAAACTTTCTATTTTGAGCAAAGCGACTTGGGGAAGGAACATTTTTCCATTCGAGAATCCGGGTTGCGTTCCGGAGAATCTTTTTCTTTTTCTTCTTCGGTATATCAATGGTTACATCATCGTGGACCTGAAGAATGATACGGGCCTTCGGATATTTTTTCAAGTGATTGTTGAGTTCGATGATGCGATAGTTCATCAGGTCGGCAGCAAAAGATTGAATCGGAAAATTATAAACCTGACGGTCAACGTGAGCGACCAGCATATTAATCCAACGCTTACTCGAACCCGCTCCCGTGCCTCTTATATTTCTTTCAACGAAGGAATAAAATTTATACGCGAGACCTACGTTTCTTCTCCTGCCGAAAAAGTTTTCAACGTAACCTTGCTTTCTTGCAACCGCAACTCCTTCGTCCCACCATTTTTTTATTCGCGTGTATTTTTTATTGAAGTAAAGATGCTCTCGCCGTTTCGCTTCCTCATAATCAACTCCGGTTTTCTCCATCATGGTCTTTACGCCGCCGCCATAGTTCAAAGAGAATCCGGAAGTTTTGGAATCATATCGTTGGAGGGGTGAAACATCTTCGGGCTTGACATCGAAAAACAGACTCGCATTCTGAGTGTGCATGTCAAGACCTTTTGAGAATTCCCGCAGACCATTCTGGTCCCCGGAGAGCCACATCATAATACGAAGTTCGAGAGCTTTATAGTCGAGACTGAGAATACAATTACCATCACGATAAGGTATGAAGATTTCGCCGTAAGAGAGGAGGCCGCTGGTATCCGGCTTACTTCCCTTCTTCGCCTTTCCCTCTTTGATTTTTTTCTTATGCGCTTTACGGACACGCTTCCAATTTTCCGGGAAGAGTTTTTTCGCCATCTTCAATGCGCGTCCTGTAATTTCGGGCATACTCCCGGCACGTCTCACGTTCTGAAGATTAATGCCACGAGAAGAAAGTCTCCCGGTTTTAGTAAAGTCGATTTGATAAGACGTGTGAGCATACCCATACTTATCTATGAATCCGAGATATCCTTCCGACTTCCCACCTGTCTCAAGAGAGCCAAGCATATTTGTCACGATGGATTTGCACTTACCTATATTTAAAATGTACTTCGCAATCTCCCGGTCTTTCTTCGGGACCGATTTATCTTCCGTGATTTTTTCGAGAACATAACTCGAAGTGGAATCATCTCCCTTATCCGTGAGTTTGAAAGAAGGGAGTTGCAGACGTTCAAACAATAAATTCTTTTTCTTCGGTCCGGAACCGATTTTAAATTCATCGACATCAAAACCTTTACACTTCGGGTGTTTGCGTATTGCTTTTCGCAGAGCTTTATCGAGCATCTCAACCTGAGTCTCGTAAACCATTGCTATATTTTTCATACGCTCAACATCTATCTTCACTCCACGGAATTCAACATCTTCAAAAACATCACGCATCGGAAGCTGAATATCATACATGATGCGTTTCATATTTTCATCGGAGTCAATAATCGGCCTCTGTTTTGCTTCGAGTTGCCATGTCACATCCGCATCGACACATTGATAAAGCCAGAGCCAATAGTTCGGGATATCCGCGAACTTCCTATCCTTCTTATCATCACGGGGAATATAGTCGTAATTTTTTTCATCGTATTTACCGTAACGGATACCGTGCCATTGACAGAGATAATTTAAATTGGAGGGACGGTTTTCATCCTGCACTCTGGAAGCGGTCATGCTGTCCCAAACAATATTCGGTTTTATTTTTTTACGCCGGAGATTCAGGTTATCGAACTTAACATTCTGTCCGGCGAATTTATTTTTTGGGTTGTTGAAAAACTTCCGGAGGATACTGAGGACTTGTTTCTCTTCCTTCGGGCTATTCCAAAATTCATAATACTCAACTTCCTTATCGAGTACGAGTCCTTCAGTCTCCATCGTCCGATTGATTTTACGAAACCCGCTTTTCTTAAATTTCTTAACTTTAATTTCGGAAGGACAAATCCTTCTCGAAGATTTAAGCGGGATAACAAAGGCACGATGTTTTGCAGGAGAAAGGCCGATACAAAGTATCTCGTCTTTCCAATGCTTAAGTCCCGTGGTCTCGATATCCACCGCAATCAAATTGGACTTCTCGCATTCCTTTACCGCCGCCTTTACTTTTTCAATCGTATCGCAGATAACATACTTACCCTGCTCAAAAAACTTTTCGTACTTCACTCGCTTCGGTTTGAAATTGTTTTTTACTACACGAGCGACTTCATTGAAGTCCATGATGGTATCGTAAACACGAGACCATTTGGTAAGTAACTGCGCTCCATCGTAAGTAAGAATAGTAGGAACTTTGATACGCTGATGGAATTGACCTACGTTCCACCATCCGCGCATCGTATCGAAAGAGCTTGTTTTGTTAAGAACTTCGGCAATAGTTTGTCCGAGAAGAATAACCAACTTTGGTTTCAGCTTTTTAATTCGTTCAAAGAAATTTTCTATATACGGCTCAGTATCTTTCTTCGGTGGTTTCTTAACCCAATGAGGCATCAGACGTATGAACTCAAAAGGCACATCTTTTAAATCGGAACGCCGCTTGCAATATTCGAGAGCCAACCGTTCCGCAGTTCGATTGACCAGAGCGGGAGAAGTTTTTTCGGTCTCATGTTTGCCGGGGGATAATTCGACTACAACTATCCCGGAACGATTGACCTTAACCTTCTTAACTTTCCGCTTACCTTTTTTTGATTTTTTTCCTTTTACTTTCGACATGCTTCTTCACCTTCGTCCGATTTATTTTTTTCAATTCTTTCGCATCGAAGATACCGACCACCTTCATCAGTTTCGGTGCGCCGGGAAAAGTCACGCGCATGTACCGACACTTTTTTCTTTCCGATTTCGGTATCGCAGCGAGAGGAATGAAAATAAAGTTTGTGTGTGACCGTGGGAATCGAGCGAAGACCATTGGGAAGGTCTTGCCGCCAATAGCTCTCTGTGCCGTTTTTAAATACCATCCGGTAATATTGTTTCCGGGTTTCGGGGGTTTGCCAACCAGTTCCGTGATGTTCATAGCTTTTCGTTTTTTACACTCAACGAAAAATGGAAAGGAGTAATCAATGACATCGGAACTCGGAGATTTTTCTTTCGGGTCGAGAAGTCTCACGATATCCGGACCACGAGCGTCCCATTGCCATCCTGCTTTGAGAGGAAGTCTGCGAAACTGTTTTTTATTCCCGTCCCACCATATACTCAGAAGTTCGGCGCATTGCCTCTCGTATTTTTTCCATCCTCCACGGTCAGACATTTTCATCTCTCCTGCATGAAGTAAAAACCCCGGAGCTAATGAAACTTTTCCAACATTTAATACAAAACTTATTCTCCGGGTCGCCTTTTTTTTCTTTTTGGTCCGGGCAAGTTTTCGTATTGCGGAGGATACTTACCGCAATCGAATCTGGAAGTCCTTGTGCATTATCAACGATTTGTCGTATCTTATCCAACTGTTCGTCCATTGCTATTTCCTTTTTAATGTCGAAGGGTCAACCGGGACAAAAAAATAAGCCTCCCGCCACTCGCCATCAAGACCATCATCGGAAGGATGCGGGTCGTGAACGATACCACCTCTATGAGCCACTACCGCATGTTGAACGTCCGAGCGCGGGGACTTACCTGATAGTATATAATAAGTGAAGGGTCCGGGGAGAATTGTTTTCTCTCCTGTATTATTAATCCGGAGAAGTTTCGCACCGCAATTTTTCAAAAGCCAGTTCTGCGTTGCGGTCCACCAATTTTCATCGGCGCAATCAGGGATGTCTTCAATCGGGAGTTCGAGAATACTTGCGATACATGCCTCCCAACAATTACCGATACTCCCTTCCGGTTCATTATGAAGTCGTGTTTGTTTTACTGGAATCATGCAACCTCCAACGTGGATATATCATTTTTATATTTTGCAGTAAGTATCGAATCGAAACCAGCGGTAGAAAGTTCTTTGTGTGAGATGAGGAAGATACTTTCGATGTCGCTTTCCGTGAGTATATCATAAACCAGAGCGACACCCTTTTTATCGAGTGAAGTAAGTATCTCATCGAGTATCAATATATTAGTCGGATGCCCGGAGCCTAAGAATGAAAGTTTGCGGAGCGCGAGAAGCGCAGCGATATTAATTCGCTTACGTTGGCCTCCGGAAAGTTGTTTGTATGTACGCCGCTTCGTTCCCCGCTGAATCTCGAAATTAATTTTCATACGCTTCGGTAACGCACCGTCTTTTTTTGTTTTCAACTTTTGCACCGGGGAAATCGAGACCGAGAAAATTCCGTGCGTGACCTGTGATAGTATATTGGTGATTTCCTCTTCGAGAAATTTCAGAGCGTTATCAAGTAGGACATTTTTCAAACCGGAGTCACCGAAACCATGCTCCCAAAATTCCGCATACTTCAGGTTACGCTTCAAACGTCTCTCCTGTTTTTGGAATTTTCCGAGTTCTTTTTTTGCTTTCTTCTCTTTATTTTTCTGGTTACTCAATATTTTCTTAAACGGGGGTTCTTCGTTAACCATCTCATCGAGTTCTTTTGTTAAGCGTTTGATGGTTTCCCGGACCGTGACCAATCTCTCTTTATAAATTTCCAGACGATTATTTTTCTTTTCCGCTTTACGAATCCTCTTATTTATTTTCTCAAGTTTTTCATCGAGAGCCTCTAAAGATTTTTCATGTTCATCATGTTTGGTTTTAAGCGCGGCCTCTTCACGTTCCGCAGAGTCAAGTTCTTTTTCGTAGGTCCGGAGTTGCTTCCGCGTTTTCTCTTTTAATTTCTTCAATTCCTTTTTCGATTTGAAAGCGCGTTTACACTTCGGACAGACGGGTTTTTTCTTTGTGAGTTCCGTGAACTCCGCTCCGATTTCCGCGTATTGCGTTGAGATATGCCGGACGTAAGCGGAGGAGTCGGCAACTTTCTGCGTCAATTTCCTGAGTCCATTTTTAATTTTAAGATGGTCTTGGACTATATTAGCTTTCTTTACATTAAGTTTCGACACATCCGTTTCTTTGAATTCTTTTATTTTAGCTTTTATCTTCTTACGTTTCTTTTTCGCGTCCCGGAGTTCATCTTCCCTCCGAGTTTTCGACTCTTTAAATTCTTTCACCCAATTTTTGTGCATTCTTCTCATCCGCTCTTTCGTCTCTTCAACTTCCTTGAGCGTGGAGAGAAGTCTTGATAATTCCGACCTTACTCCCGTGAGTTCTTTATTTATATTCTTCTTATCATCGGCAGCACGTTTCCGAGCTTCACGGATTTTTTCGAGACCTAGAATCTGTTCGAGAAGATGCTTGCGCTCTGAGTCGGTGAGAGCGGCAAAAAAGTTCATCCCTTCCTGCGGGAAGAAAGTTGAATTGGTGAACGAGATGAAATTGTAACCGATGAGTTTGCAGAGATGTTCGCGTGTCTTGGCATCCGTGGATTTACGTTCATCCTGTCCGTCCAACCAGACCCATAAATGATTCTTATATTTTTTATGCTTACGTCCCCGGATAATTTTCAAACGCTTACCATCAAGTTTCGTAAGGAGCTTTCCGTAACCTCCATCCGCACCATCTCGTAACATTTCATCTTTGGAAATGTCTTTGGTAGTTTGGTCGAATAGAATCCAGTTCATAATATCGAAGGCCATAGTCTTTCCCGCACCGTTGGAGTCCATACCTTCTTCACCTTCGACCTCTCCGAGAACCAGAGTTAGTCCACGGTTTCTTACATCGAAGTCGAGTTTTTTATACGGTCCGATGTTCCTGCCGATGATTTTTTCTATCGTGAACATTTTACTGTCCTTTAAGATAAACGAGACCACGTTCAATGTAGCGCGGTCTCGATTTCTTACGCTTGACTCTATCGTTTACCCAAAGCTCCACGAGTGATTCGGTAGTAAGTTTCGTGTTGCCGATTTCTTTCATACCGATGTCGAGTTCTTTTTTCACGCTCAAGAGTTGTATGCGGCACTTCCCCTTCTCAACCAGTTTCAAAATGCGCTCACGCTCTTCGGAATTTTCCGGACGGAATCTTACGAAGTGTCCTTTACCATCGAGTTCCAAAGCTTTTTCGATATCTTCCGTAACGTGAAAGCGCGGGGATTTTATTCGTACATGCTTCCACTTATTTTTTAATTCGTTCAAAAGAATAAAGCCTCTACGCTGACCGACATCACCGAAGTTGTGTTGCGTCAATGCTCCGACATAAACAATGTTCCCGGCGATAACCTGATGATGATGGAAGTGTCCGAGAAAGATTGTGTCGAATTCTTTGATGCCGAACTCTCGCGGGGGTAAACCGTGTTTACTTTTCGCACGGGAATTCATGGTCGCGCCTTTTACTTCCGCATGAGCGAAGAGATATTTTTTACCCTTCACCTTCTTCGCTTCCTTCCGGACGCTCCGAAGAACCGTGGCTAGGTCTTCATTGTTATCATAGTAAGGCACGAACCAGAAGTGTACTTTTTCATTGTGAAGAGTTCCGTGGTAAGAGCCTTCGATTACTTCGACCCGAAAAAGTTTTTTGAATGCGAAGACCGAGCTTCTCAGGACATCAGTATTTTTTGTAGCGAAGTCGTGATTGCCGGGAACTATAATCGTATGGTCGTCTTCCTCTTTCGGTTCAACGGTATCGAGTGCGAGATTATAAAGTTCCGCATCGAGTTTTCCCCGGCGTTCAAAAATGTCTCCGAGATTAATATGGAGAGTGCTACCCGCTTTCCGGGAGGCTTTTTGCATACGCCTGTATGCCCGGATGGTATCACGAAGTCGAGAATTGATATGCAGACCTTTATACTTAACGAGCTTAGAGAAGTCAGCCCAATTCTCAAAATGAATATCCGCAGTAAGTGAAATCATTAACCGCCGCTCCTATTTTCGAGACGTTCCAACGCCTTATAATATTTCCCCATGTTCAGTAGAATACTTTTATATCCCCGGCGTAAACAGAACTTCCGGAATTTTATTTTGTTCCAGTGTCCGACCTGAAGAGAAGACTTTTTTATTTTAACTTTACGGGAGGCTAGGTCCATTAACTTTCTGTTCCGATGTATGATAGACCATTCCTCACGGACCTTCTCGATTCGATTCTTCTCCGCAACCGCCATCTCTTCGGAACCCGTACAGGAAAGCGCACGTTCAAGATTACCCCAATTGTTTACGATGGAGCAACCGTATTTCCAACCGATGCCTTTGATGCCGGGAACCTTATCGGAAGAATCCCCTGCCATACACTTTACATCTACGAAATGTTCCGGTTCGCATCCAATCATATCTTTGAAATTTTTAGGACTGATAACCATTTCTTTATTTGTAAGATAAACTCTAACTTTTTTATTCACGAGTTGGAGCATATCTTCGTCACCCGTGATAATTATTTTACGACCCTTGATGAATTTCGCAGTAGCATAGTGAGCCATGAGGTCGTCCCCCTCCTCACCCTTTTGCTGTACGCATCGGACCGGGAGGAAGCGTAATACTTTTGGAAGACGTTCAAGCTGGTCGTGGACCCTCTCACGCATCTCCGCTTGCTTGACATTACTAGGGTCGCGTTTTTTATATCCGGGGAAAACTTTTCTGCGATAGATACTCCCGGAAGGATGGTCGAAACAACAGATAACGAATTGGGGATTGAACTTTTTAATGTAGCGGAGTATCTCTTTCACACAACCCCAAATTACTCCCGTGGGTCTCCCCTGCTTATCCTCAAAGTCTTGGAAGGTCCAACCTACACGGAACGCGAGATTGTTCATATCGAAGATAAGTGTCGGCGGTATCTTTGCCATTAGTCCCTCTCCAAATATTTAAGTCGGGTTTGTTTGGTCCAACCTTTTTTCATTTTCAATATACAAGTCTGTACTCTTGCTCCGGGAAATGTTTTTCGTGGCAGATGTGTCACTGAAATTAATCCGAACTCAAAAATATCGCGGGTACGTTTTGCCGAATTAATTAAAACCAACCACGGCATCAGAGCAATAATTCGTTTCGACATATCCATACATTTATAAAGGATATGATATCCTGTACGCATTGGAGAGAATGGAGGATTCATTACCACGCAATCGAACTTCTTTTTCTTTTTCGGTGTGTCTAAATCAAAACGGAAAAAATCTTCCGGTGCTGTAACCGAGAATCCCTTACGGTCCAATGCGCGAACCAGATTTCCTTTCCCCGGAGTCGGTTCAAGAATCCGCTTGCATTTCTTAGGAACCAACGATGCCATATACTTACAGCACCATTCCGGGGTTTGAAAATTTTCGGTATCGAATTCAGGCATTATTTTTTCACGTCCGTTTCCGGGAAGAGTTCATCGTAAAGCTCATCACCTTCGAGAAGTTCCGGAGGTGCGGCCTCAAGAATCTCAGGATGTTTGTCCATGAACTTCCTGAATTTTTTACGGGGAAATTTATACTTACCCCAACGATAAACTTTTGCTCCTTTGTCTCTGGTAACAATACCGGACTCCACGAGCGTTGCGAGAAGCCCGGAGTATTTTGTGAGACCGCTATCGAAAAGGATGTTGACTTTCGTTTCCATGAAGGGTCGAGCAATTCTATTTTTATCAACCCGTATCGTAGGCTTGACTCCGACAGCGAGATTCAGTTTGCCCTTCGTGTTCATCAGACGTTTCGGATTTGCGAAGTGCAGGGTAATCGTGGAATAGAATCGGAGTGCCTTACCGCCCGGAGAAGTTTCCGGGTTGCCGTACATCACACCGATTTTTTCGCGGGTCTGATTTAACATCACGAGCATCACGTTCATCTCTTCGCATTGCTTCACGATTTTTCTGAATGCCTGAGAAAGTTTCCTTGCCGCTCCTCCCATATCCGCTTTCCCGAACTCCGCATCCAGTTCAGCTTGAGTTGTGAGTGCGGCAACGGAATCACAACCGACAAGGATAGGACTGTCCGGGTCTTTTGCACGGATGCGTTCAACCAGACCCTTCTGACGTTTCTGACCTTTACCCTGACCGAATGCCATTGCAAAAAACTCTTCGATGGTAACGGGTTCAAAGTTAAGAAGACGTTTATCAGAGATGCCGTTTTTTCTCGCCCAAAGTGGGTCGAGTGCTTTTTCATTGTCTGCAAGGAAAGCGTATCCACCTCTCGCCTGTACTTGTGCAATCAGGTCGTAAAGCAAAAGAGATTTTCCGCTTGAGCTTCCTCCGAGAAACTCAAGTATGCGTCCGGTTGGGAATCCTCTTCCCCCGGAGACCGCGAAGTTGATTGCGAGATTCGTGCAGGGAATAAACATCGGCGGGGGAGATTTGAAAACGTACTCAACGGCCTCATCACCGAATGTTTTTTTAAATCCGGTTATGGCATTCGTGAGGAGTTTATCTTTATCCTTCACGTTGAGTTTCTTTTTAGTTTTCTTCGTACTGCCTTTTGAGGTACGTCCACCACGAGATTTTTTCGCCATCGGGTTTCTCCTTCGATAACTTGAGAGCGTTGGCAAGCTCCTCTCTGTAATCCGTTCTGATATGTTTGTAATTATTTCCGAGTACCCAACGTGGATGCGGCATGGGAAAGATTCGCATGGTCCCGCGAATCTTCATCTTACCGCGCAGTTTCATAATCCCGATTTTCGTGTTGAGTAAAGTTTGAGATGCAACACGTCCGAGCGTTACGATGATGTTGGGTTTAATAATTTCGAGTTGCTTTTGCAACCACGGGAGGCACGTCTTTATTTCTTTTGGATTCGGGTCGCGGTTCTTCGGGGGTCGGCATTTTACTATGTTCAAAAAGAAAACTTTGTCCGGGGATATTCCGACTTGCTCCATATCCTTCCGAAGCATTTGCCCGGACCGACCAACGAAACCCTTTCCCTTAAAGTCTTCCATCTCGCCGGGAGCTTCCCCGACTACTACCATCTTCGCGCAAACATCTCCCTGCCCGAACACAACTTGATTACGGGTCCGGTGGAGTTTGCAAGCGGTACAACTCGTAACATCCGGAAAGAGTTTATGAATTTTTCTTAGCCGGATTTTCCGCTTTTTGCTCTTCTTCTTTTTCTTTTTCTTTGGCATTGACAGGAACCATAACCCTTCTGAAATCAACAGGCCACTCATGGTGTTCGAGCATGAGCGGAATCATCCAACGAATATCATTTACAACCGGGACATTAATCTCGTCCACGGGAAATGACTTGACTTCCTCATCGGTCATGGTTTGGATTTGTTTGAAGTTTTCGATATTAGTTCTGAAGACCCATACCTGATACGGTTTCCCGTCCTTACCTTTACCGTGCAGACTAAAAACGTGGGTCCATTGATGGATTATAACTCCGACTTCGGCACGGACTTTCCGGCGCATTGCTTCAACCGGGATTTCCCCATACGCATGTTCGCCGCCGATTCCGTTGTAACTCCCTTTCATCCAATCGGGTCTAGCCTTCTTAATAAGGACTACATTTTGATTGTCCTCATCGAAGATGAAACCCAAGCAATAGTGTTTCATGGTTAACTCCTTTTAGGAATAATACCGCAAGCGATATCCGGGGAAGTCCCGGTGAGTTCTTCGGTGTCCATGTCGTAACATAAATCGCAGTTCGTACAAACTATATTTCCCTGCTCATCATCCATACATATCTTCCCGGCTTTACAACACGGGCAAGTGGATTCGACCAGAGCAAGTAGTACGATTTTTTTAATCTTCACCTTTGCCATAATCTTTATGCTCCCGTAAAAACTGTAAGGCATCATCGTCATTATAAAGGTCCGGGAAACGATGCTCCCAAAACTTTTTGAATACCGCAATGGCTCCGACACTGATAGCTTTTTTGAAACGCTGGTGAACGATGGCGCAAAGTCTCGCGGCCTCCGCATCGTTACAAGCTACCCCTACATGCCAACCGCAACAACCTCCTCCGGAATCCGAGATAACAAAGTTATTCCGTTCCAGAGTCGTGATTACCATTTGTAGGACACCACCTTCAGTTTTTAATTGTTCGGTAATCGCACCGTGAATCTTTTCATCGTTTGGTGAGTAACCGGAGATGGAGACTTGGGTTTTATCGGCGGGAACATCTTCAGGGATAGGAAACTTCGCGGCAAGGTTTTCTACGTTGCACGAATCCTTCCCGACAATATCAACCATCCAGCTAATCATTATCGGGGAGAGTTCAGGCATCGAAGCGTAAAAAGCCATGTGTGTTTTTAAATCGTGTTCCTGTTCCTGCATCTTTGCAAACTCTCCCGGAGGTATCTGGTCCTCCGGGAGTTGCATGAATGCCTGTTTATACTTCGAGATGTTCAACATCTTTTGAGCAATCTCGATTTTAGCTTGGATGATATCCATTACTCATCCTGCTTTTCCGCTTCCGACTTTTCTTTTTCGGACGGAGCTTGTTGCGGGTCGGTCTCTGCCGCTCCCGGCATCTTCACAATCTTCGGGTCTCCCGAAGCGGCACGTTCATCGTATTCTTCTTTCGCCGCGATTCTCATATCATCGAGTGCGGCTTGTTGCTCTTCCAGTTTTTCTTTTACTTCCGGAGGAAGAGTGAAAGCGTGTTGTGCGGAAGTCGCCGCTCTCTGATGAACGGTCATAAAGAATTGACAGATTTTTTGCAGGAGGCAACGAGCGAACACCGTTGATTTATTAATGTCTTCCGGGTCCGGTATCTCACTCTCTTCCATCCCGACTTTTTCGTAACAGTATTTAACGAAGTCTTCGGGTTCCCTGTCAGCCGCTTCCTTTTGCAGCGGGAGCGCGGTAGTCAAAGCGGTGAATGCGAGATTGGCAAGGTCAGCTTCAATCTCTTCTTCGCGTCCTACCTTGTTCCAGATATCTTGAGCCTTCATAACCTGACTCATAAGTTGCCCTACGGGTTCTGCGAATATTGGAGGCATGTCCAAAACTCCTTTCGTTGAAAAGAAAATAGGTGTTATGTTTTTTTAGAGGGAAGCTGAAGTGCTTACCTCCATGTCCGTCTTGCTACCCTGCTAGGACTCGAACCTAGAATGGAAGGTCCAAAACCTTCTGTGTTACCATTACACCACAGGGTAATTGTGGAGGTGCGGGGAATCGAACCCCGGTCCTAGCTTAACTTCCGTCCCAACGGTCTTACAGCTTTATCCCGTGATTGCCTGTGGCTTAAGCTCATCGGGCAAGCTCCGTCCCGTCTTTCCGGAATGCCAACACATTTTAAACGGGTGTGCGCCGTTCCCGTGATTTCCGGGAGCCATCCGATATTTGCCCGGAGGTCCATCTATCGGAGTCAATAGGTCCGGGTGCGGCTACGCCGCAAGTTTTACAGGCTGTTTGGCATGTAAAGGGTTATAGTCGGATTTTTAAACGGAGCCATCCGACCAACTCCGTGCTGAGTTGAAAGTTCCGTTACCTAGTCGAAACCAGTTCACCCCCAAATTTTGAAAGAGCTTAGTAGTAGCAGGGGAGGGATTTGAACCCCCGATGTCTTGCTTATGAGGCAAGTGAGTTACCAGACTACTCTACCCTGCGTGATTATAAAAAAGAAGCCGGGGAGATGGGTCACAACTCCCCGACTACTCGTGACCCTTAATCTGAGAGGGGGGTTAGATTAAGGGCAGACTTCGCATTACCTTACTTGAGGAACCCCCGGTCAGTCAAGCAAGGGGAAATTTTTTGTTGTGCATGTATTTTACAAAGAGCAAAGCAAGAGTCAAGAGGGAAAATTATTTTTTCTTCTTTTTCCCTTTACCCTTACCTTTCGCTTTTCCCTTAGTCTTCGTGTCTTTCTTACCTTTACCTTTGGCTTTGCCTTTGGTCTCGGTCTTCTTTTTGCTCTTCGTTTCTTTTTTCGATTTGGACTTGGACTTGCCTTTCGCCTTCCCCTTTTTACCTTTACCTTTCTTCGGGGACTTGTCTAGGAATTCGTCTTCCTCATCATCATCGTCCTCTTCGTCTTCTTCGTCTTCATCGTCTTCGTCTTCTTCATCATCGTCCTCATCGTCCTCATCGTCTTCGTCCTCATCGTCTTCATCATCATCGTCCTCCGAGTCTTCATCATCGTCCTCTTCATCATCATCGTCTTCGGAGTCCTCATCGTCTTCATCATCGTCTTCGTCTTCATCGTCCTCTTCGTCTTCATCGTCCTCCGAATCCTCATCATCATCGTCTTCATCATCATCGTCTTCGTCTTCGGAGTCCTCATCATCATCGTCTTCATCATCGTCTTCCGAATCCTCATCATCGTCTTCGTCTTCGGAATCATCATCGTCCTCATCATCGTCTTCATCGTCTTCGAGTTCTTCGTCTTCGAGTTCCTCTTCCGGTTCTTCGCCTTCTTCTTCAGCGTCCCACTCTTCACCTTCGAGAGCGAGTTGCGATTGTTCGTAAGACGGGATGGCAAAGATTTCCGAGAAATCGAAAAGCTGGTCGATGATAGTCTTGGCCTTCTTTATGGCAGAAGGTTTCGCGTCCGGGACAACGGTGTACTTCGTGTTGATTTTCATTTTCGGCACATTCTTATTAATAGTAAGAGTGCGGCCTTTCTTCATATCTGTGATGTCGCCGTAGCCTTTCTTCGGGTCGATGAAAGACATCACACCGTCCCACACTTGGAAACCCGTGGACATAACCTGTACGCCTGACTCCGGGTTATCCATGTCGAGTACGTTAAAGTAAATCTTCGCTTTCTTACGATGGTCCTTGACCTCTTCCTTGAGAGCTTTGATTTTCCCGGCGTTCTTCTTCGGGTTCTTCGCGGTGAGCTTCTTAATTTTTTCCCGCTTCTCTTCGACCATCTCGCAGATTGCACAGGCAACTTTATGGTCGGTAGCATCGGCGGGACACATGATACTTCTCTGTCCGTCCGGACCTACATTATAATGATAGGCCGTGGACATGAAAAAGTCTTCGCTACCAGCGGGGGGAGGAAGAATGCGGATACGGTTATCACCGGGAGAAAGTTGCATGAACGGGAGGTCTCCCCCGCCGAACTTCGACTTCGCTTCCTGATGCTTCTTACGAGCGCGGTCCATGTTGGCCTTACCCGCGCCTTTGGGTTTCCCTTTTCCTTTCTTCTTCTTTGAAGACTTCTCTTCCTTTTTCTTACCCTTCTTTTTCGTGTCTTTCTTTTTCGCTTTCGCCATTGGAACATTCCTCCTTTTTGTCCGTTAACGGTAAAGCAAACCGATAATAAGTGTCTGTATAGTTATAACCCGTGTCGGTTCAAAATCTCATAAAAAAATAAATTTTTTTGCTAGGTCTTATAACTTTATGAAATGGTCTTGATTTTAGGAGGGAACGATACTTTATTCTTTTTCTTAAAATTATACTCCCGGATTTCAAACCCCATCTTTTTATAAAACTTCAATCTATTCCGTGAGTGTTTTGCAGTAGTGGCACTTCCCCCATCGTAGCCATCTATAATGAGTGCGTGAGTTTTCGGTCCGATAGCACGGAGTACACGTCCAAGTCTTTGCTCAAGCCTCTCCTCTTTCTGTTCACCCACCGCGAGTAACAGAGTAGTTACATAAGGGATGTCAACACCCTCATCGAAAATCGGAGTGCTGATAAGGAAAGGAATCTCACCGTCATTTAATTTATCTGCCATCTCATCTATATAAGAACTCTTCATCTTGCCGTGGATGAAATGAGCTTCGGTCCCTTCCTCATTAAAGTATTCTTCGAGATGTTCCCCGTGGTCGAGATATCTTACGAGACCGAGAATTAAGTGGTCGCGTCTCACGAGTTTTTTTATGAACCAATTAAAAACGGTGTTACGGTTTTCGTTATAGACAATCGAATGGTCGTAGTCTTCTCGGTAGCTCCCGGTCTTAACTTTCTTAGTCGGATATTTAATCCACGCGATTCTCGCTTCAGCGCAGTACCCCATTTTAATTAACCAACTCAGAGAGTACGAAGCGAGTACCGGACCGAAGAGACCTTCACAAAGAAGTGTTTCATTTTTAAGATTGATGGTCCCGGAGAAACCTATACGCGAGTGCGTCCGGACTTCCCGGAGAAAAGCCTTGTGATTATTTGCAATCGCGTGATGGCATTCGTCAACCATGAGTAGGTCAACTGTCCGGGCAATCTTCCGCGCTTCCTTTTTCCAAATAAGCTTCCCGCCTTTTTTCTGTCTGATAGGAAACAGGGAGCGGTAAGTTGCAACGATGATGCGGGTATCATCCTCCCACTTCCCGTCACCGATTTGTCCCGCCCTCTCTCCGGAGTGTTCATAAATTACTCGTATGGTTTTGTGGAGAAGTTTAATTGTGGGGACGAGAATTAAAATTTTTGCTTTCGGATAGGTCATACAGAGTCCGGACATAACGTGGGTCTTACCACCTCCGACCCCGACATGAACCAGACCGTAACCTACCCGGATAAAATTTTCTAACACTTCCTGTTGGAACGGTCTCTCTTCAACGAGCTTCCGCGCTTTCCGCAAACCTTTCTTATTATATTTAATCTTTTTTCTATCGTCTATGATTTTCAGTTTGCGAAACTTCTTAGGGAACCGAGCTACAACTTTAACTACGCGCCGGAGAAAACCAGCTTCGGTGAGATAACTTTTCTTTGCAGCACGGATGAATCCTGTTCGCCCGTCCCAATCGCCGCTCTGGTAACGGGGTTCCATGAAAAAATTCTTTTTAAAATACGAGAGTTCTTCACGGAGTTTCTCCTGCAAGGAATCCGTGACTCCTTTGAGACGCAAACGATTTTTTTCTACAATAATTTTCATAGCGTTAAATCTCGGTTATAATAGTATAACCGGAGGAAGCATAACATGAACAAAACTTTTTACAGTTTTCTACTCGTTTGGGTTCGAGCAAAGAAACATTATCATAAACGATACATCGGATTTCCGCGAGAGGGGACCGCAACATATTCGACACTGAGGCAAGCTTGGCAGATATGTATTAAATATGATATACCTTTCCAAACTTATCTCGATGCTCAACTGCAACACTTCAAAAGAAGTTTCCCTCATGCCGCTCAACTCGTAACCGATGCCGCCTTGACACGGGCGTTGGAACTGCACGACAATCAGAAAGCGGAGAAGGAAATTAAAGACCCATATAAAAAAGCGAAGGCAACTCACCGCAGGAGGATGGAGAAGTACAAACACCGTTGGCAAACATTCTCTACCGCCGCATGGAACGAAGATGATTGGTGCATAGGACCGGACAACGATAATAAAGACATCGTGCTTTACCGTCTCGATAAATATTGGTATCACAAAATGAAGAAACGCAAACTCCGCTTAAAGCTCAAGAGGAGGTTGAAAGAACTGTCTAAAACCTAGAAAATCTTTTGTACGAAATAAAATAAAATTTTTACTTTTAATAGATTTTTTTCTTGGCAAGATGTAGGTTCCGGGTTAAGATGTATCTCACCGTTACGAAAATATCACTACCCGCTCATCAGCGAAAGCAAATAAGAAACAAACGAGTCGGGCAGGGGGGTCTCGAAAACGTAACGTCTTTGTCATAAAGTAGCGATAGGAATTCTATCGCTTCAGGGTGAGTGAGACTCTCTCTGCATGGCTCCGGGAAATCGGGGCAAACATGGCAGGAATGGAAACCGAAGTAAAGAATTTTATTTCTTCGAGAGGTTGGGAGTATAAAAGACAGGGAGATGAATACCGAATAAAGCTTTGCCCTTTTTGTGGCAACGCGAAATATAAGTTGTGGATTAATGCAGACACCGGAGCCTATCGTTGTTTCATCTGCGAGACCGAAGGCAAGGAACATGCGAGAGGAAGTCTTAAGCAACTTAAAGATAGATGCGGAGACTTCGACCAACCCTTCCGAAAGAAAACCTACAAAAAACCAACAAAACTTTTTATCCGTAATTGTCACAAAAGACTCTTTAAAAAGATAGGCCGTAAAGGTCTCAAATATCTTAAGAAGCGCGGATTCTCTAAAGAGACCATCAAACGATTTAAACTCGGTTACGCAATGCTTGAGCATTTTGAGACCGGGGAGAAATCACCTTATGTAATCATACCTCATATTGATGCGGAAGGTCACGGCTATGATAATTGGAAAGGCCGGAGTCTTCCCCCCGCATCCAAAGACTTCCGCAGATTCTACGGAGCCAAAACAGTTCTATGGAATCAAACGGCATTGAAAAAATTCCCGGATGAAATCATTGTGACCGAAGGTGAAACTGACGGTCTTTCTTTTTGGGAAGGCGGTTTCAAAAATGTCGTTGCCGTTACTGCCGGAGCGGGGACATTGGAACCCACATGGTTCGACAAACTTGTGGGTAAAAAAATCTACCTTGCTTACGATGCGGATGCGGCAGGGCAAAAAGGGATGTTGGAAGCGGCGAAGAGATTGGGAGAGGACAACACGTTCTTTCTCGAACTTCCGAAAGACGATGATATAAAAGATTGGAACGATGTCCTTACGAAGAAACGGAAACACTTCAAGGCAATCGTTCAGAAAGCAATGGACAATGCGAAAGCTTTTTCAATGCTGGATATCTTCACGACCCGTGAAGCGTTCTCAGAACTTTTATTAAATGCGGAGACCGGGGACGAAGCGATAATGACACCGTGGCCTAGATTCAACGAAGTCTCTAAGGGAATTAATCCGGGAGACCTCTGCATTCTAGCGTCACCTCCGAAGCAAGGGAAGACCGCTATCGCACAGGGAATCGCGTTGCACAATCTTCTCGATGTCTCCCCTCCGGTCCCGACCCTTTTCTTCTGCCTTGAATCCCGACCATATAAAATAATGCAGAGATTTATAGCTTCGATATGCAGAGTCGAAACGGACCACATCACCAAAGATGAAATCATGCTTGCTCAAGCGAAGTTGTGGGACAAGCCTTTGTACTTCGGTTGGTGCAAGCGTTCAGTAAAGCCGGACGTAATTTTCGATACCATCTCACATGCGGTCCGGAGACTCGGAATTAAATTGTTGGTGTTCGACCATCTTCAATTTCTGGTCCGGGATAAACGACACATCGTTGAAGAGACCAGCATCGTCAGTAAGAACTTTAAATTTCTCGCGGAGGAACTCGGTGTCGCTTTAATATTGATTGCTCATCCGAGAAAAATCCCTCTCGATAAACCGATGAATATGTATGACCTCCGGGACTCTTCGAGTATCCCCGGTGATGCCGACAGGATTTGGCTCATGCACCGCAGGAGACTTCCGGTAGAAGGGAGTGATGATGAGCCTCAAAAATATGAGTGGGAACCTGAAACACTACTCTATGTCGAAGCTTCCCGTTGGTCCGGAACGGGAAGCGTGATGCTATACTTCGACCAGAAGTACCTTTACTTCGAGCAACTTGACTCATGGAAAAATAAACAAAAAAAGTCGAAAAAGAAAAAGAAAAAGAAAAAGCGCAAAGCTTCGGGAATACACTAGGAGGGCATAATGAATAGGACGGATAAGTTGATTCAGGAAAACATGGGAGCGATTTGGGAAGCTACCGAAGGATGGACGAACTCGCTCCCGGAAACACCTTCGTTCAGCAGGGAGGATTTATTTCAGGAAGGGGTGCTTGCCGTAGTAAAGGCCATCCGCTATTACAAAAAGAAGATGGGTAAAGTTACCACGTTCATCTTCACGGTTGTTAGCCGACATCTTTCAGAACACGTTTACCCTAAACAGAAAAAGAAACGTGAACACGCGAAGGAACATTCCACGGAACATCTCGGTTCTTACGAACAGAAAAATTATATCCCTTCACAAACTCCGGATGTTATATCGAGAGTAAACGGTAGAGAGATGATAGCCGCGTTGGAGCGGGGATTGGATACGGATGAGATGTTCGCTTTGCAATGCTACGTTAATCCTCCCTCCGATTTGTGGAGGTTGGCACGGCGCAGGAAATTGAAGTGCATGAAAAAACAAAACAAAAAATTACGAAAGGTTAGGATTACTAACGAAGATGTGATAGTATTTCTGACCGACATTGGGGGAGAGGCATGGGCAAAATACATCGTCCGAGAGATGAAGAGGAAAGTAAACGCCATAGCGAAGAAGTATTAACTCTTGAAGTCCAGAAAAGATATCAAGAGATTTTACTTTCAGGAACGTGGGAGCAATTGCGTATCGCCATCGTGGAGGTACGACCTGATTTTGCGACTCTACCTGATACGACTTTTCAAATAATGTTTCATCAGGGTCGGGCAGCAAGACCGGGAATCCCGGATAAGTTAAAAGACGAATCAACCAAATGGTTGCTTGACAGGAAAATACCTGTTACGCAAAATCTTGAGGGAGGTAAAAAATGATGATGTGTCCCGTCTGTAAAAGTATGACGGTATATCGAAAACAGGTAATCCTTGTCGGTGAGTCCGGAACTCCCTTCGAGTGTAATGATTGCGGGTTCTCTTTCTACCTCACAAACGGAAAGATGAAACCTATCTTCGAGAAGGGTAAAGCATACAAGTGTCCTTTCTGCCAACAGGGAGTCCCGATGCAAGTCAACCTTCCCTTGATGGTTCCCCGTCTCGGACTCGAATGCACGATATGTAAGAAGACTCTTTGTATATGGGAGGGAGAGAATAGTGAACTCCCGTTTGCGAAGTATCTTAATGTCGCTGATTGGGTCGAAGGTTTTGAGGCATACGAAGACCCGTTCCGTGAGTCGGTCCGGGATATCCTTTGTACCGTGTTCTTCGATTCGATGCCCGTTCTCTTAGGTCAGGCAGTTGAGCTTATGGCTAAACGTCTGGAAGAAACGAAGATGGTCAGCCGTAGAGTTATCAATCGCATTGCGCGTGAACGTGCGAAGACACGCGAAGAAACACAGAAAAAGACACGCGAGAAAAAGGAAGCGAAACCAAAAAAGAAATCGAAAAAGAAACCGGATAAGAAAGCGAAAAAGGGAACGAAGAAAAAGGGTAAGCGGAAGGCCAATAAAAAAGAGGCAACCAAAAAGGTTGCCTCCCCGGACAAAGAGGTATTGGCTGGTGAAGAAACCAGCGAAAGCTAAAAGTAGTATTACCCGGAAAAATTAGACTTGCAAGGGTATTTTAAATTTTTTTTCGATGAAAATAAGAACACTGTTACTATTAATAATTTTTATTTTTTTATTGATTAGTTCTATCTTTAATAGTAAACTTCTCTCGTAACGTCACTTGTTAACACGAGACCACCGATAACCTGAAAGGAGATTCAATGTCGAAGGTCAAGAGTAAACCAAAGAAGAAGTCCAAGAAAAAGGATAAAGAGAAGAAAAAGAAAAAGACCAAAGTGAAGGTCGAGAAGAAAAAGAAATCGAAGTCCGGTAAGAAAACGAAAGGTAAAAAGAAGACCGGGACCAAAAAGAAATCCACGAAGGTCAAGTCCAAAAAGAAAGATAAGAACGGACTCCCCGAAATTCTCACCACGGGAATCATTGCAGACTTTCTCGGTATCTCGCAGCTTGCGGCGGGGAACTGGATTGATGATGGTCACATAAAGGGAAGCAATCTTCCGAGTACGATGGAAGGTCGTGTAGGCCGGAGACGTGTGAAACGTCAGGACTTCATTGACTTCCTTGAGGAACAGAACGTACCGCTGGACCGTCTCAAAAAGGAAGTGGTTTTCACAACCTCACAACTCGCAAGAGCGGCGAAGGTCTGCACCAGAACTATCACACTCTGGATTGACCGGGGACTCATCGAACATTTTACAATCGTGTCGAAACGCAGACTCGTGTTCGAGAAGGATGCTCTGAGATTTTTCAAAGACAACAACATGAACACGAAGCTCCTGAAGAAGCAACTCGAAAAAAGAAATCCGGGACTTCCGAAAAGGGACTAGACTGTAATTCGAGATTAAATGTAAAACGGGAGGCAATCAAGCCTCCCGTTTTTTTATGTAAAAATATAAAACGACTTTTAAATGTTGCGGGTTATATGTTCTCTTTCAACGCTTCGAGTTTTCCAATCGTGGCTCTCGCCCGTTGCTCTCCGAGCATGTAGTTGATTATCTTTACGTCACGCTCTTGCAAGTCGAAGAGACCTTCAGACAGGACCGTGAATCCACAATTACGGCAGACACCGATGGTCCCCCCGAAAGCGGGTTTGATAATGAAGTCGTGGTCCTCTTCCCTCTCGCACAATCCATCTCTGTCCACACCGTTACGACCTTTGAGCGCAGACCAGAGAATCAGTCCGAGAAACAATGCGACACCTGTACCGATGCCGCCGAAGAATATCAATAGTGTGTTGAAGAGTTCCATGCGTCTTTCTCCGTCAAGGGAAAAATAAAGTAGCTTACATTTACACACTATTATAACCGGATAAATTCGGAATCTTCAAAAAAATTTTTGAGAACGAATAAATTTTTTTGGTCCTAAATATATTTGAGAGGATTTCGGGTATTGAGATAAAGATGAGTATTAAGGTTTATTTGCCTATTCGCGTCACATGCGCGTGGGGTAGGTAGATTAAGGTTTATTTGAGAGTTTGCGTATGTGAGATAAAGATGGGTATTAAGGTTTATTTGTCTGTTCGCGCTTGTGTATGCGGGAGGTCCGGAGGGTTGGGGACCGAAAACCCCAACCCTCCGGAAAGTCAATGAAGTCTAAGAAACCGAAAAAGTCTCACGACCCCAATTTGTCGCACAAACCTAAAAAGTCCAACCCCGGAATTTTTGTACCAATTAATTCCCGTGGTATAAACTATTTCGATTTCGCTTAACCAGCTATCTTAACCCGCTGTTTAAAATATATGCAACCATAAAATTATTTTGTACGAAAAAAAGTTATTGACACCGGGGTTATATTTTGGTATAATATGTGTCCTGAATAATCGTGCTAGTTTCTACCGAAATAGTGTGCCGTTGTATTCTGGATTTTATCCGGTTGCGGTTACAGGTCTGAAACGAAACTAGCACGGGAAACTTTCTAACCGTTCTTTTATATAATGGGAGGTATAGCCAATGGAAAACGGGAAACCGGAAGTACAGACTTGCAAGCCGGAAGTTGAGACTTTAATCGTCAAAAAGATTTATGACGATATTGCCGATGTTTCGTGGATTGGTGAATTCACGGATAATTGGCAAGAGGGCGCAATTGACTTAAAAGAGATTGGTGAGCATTACGGCGGGGATTATTTGTATTTTGTGTCCTGCAATCACGGTGTTTACAAACCGGGAAATTGGGACCATGTTAAACAGGAAACCAAAAACGAGTTGATTGCAAAACACGGAAGTTTGCAAGCGGTTGAAGAGCATTACGCAATGCAGGATTATGAACGTATGAAGGATTTTCAAAACGGCAATTTTGTGTTAATCGGTATTCGCGCCGAATGCACGGTTAAATACAAATGCCCTAATCATCCGGGAAGTTACAGAATTGAGACTTTTACTAGCGCGGGATTGTGGGGTATAGAATCAGACAGCGGGGACGATTACCTTAACGATGTTGCAAAAGAACAGATAGCAGATTTAAAAATTCACCTCAATTGCTTCGGTGTTGATACGTCCGGAATTGAAGAGTTAACCCCGGATGCAATTGAAGAGTTTGAACTCGCAGACATAACGGAAAATTAACCTCCCTGTAGTTTTCCGGTGAAACGGTGTTAGGACGGTCCTAACACCGTTTTTTTATTTAACCCTGTTTTGCCTCAAAATAATACTTGACATATATATAGGATTTTGGTATAATGTGCTAACATTAAGAATGCGTTAACACTTATGACAAATCAGGACCGAAAACCTTTATAACTCTTATTTGCAAAACGGGAGGTAGAATGCCGAAAACTGAAACGAGACTTAACTTTCACAGTGTTCAAAATCAAGAGATTGCCGGACGGTTTGTAGCAAACCATGTTATCATGCTAGGCACGTCAATTATTACGGATTTGCTTGAATGCGGAAAATTGGATTATTGCGATTTTGAGCATACGCAGTATTATTATGAAACTTTATCGGACGGGGATTTTGAAGGTAATGAAAGTGAACGGGACGAAAAAGTTGAAGACCTTGAAACCCGTATAACTGAAATCCATGAAAGTATTGAAACCGCAACCGATGAACGGGACGATTTGGAACTTGACTTGACGTATGACGATTTCGATGAAAACCCGGAACTTAAGGAAACCAAACAAAAGCGGATTGCTGAGTTAAATTCGGAAATTGAGAAACTTGAAAAAGAACTCGAAAACGCGGATAATGATAAAGACCTTTTGGAACTTGCCGAACCTAATGAAAACGATGTTTTTGAATATTGGTTTGTGTCTGATTACCTTTACCGCCAGCTTAAGGACCGTGGGGAAACTGTACTTGACTCGGCATACGGTTATGTTTGGGGACGTGGTACTACAGGGCAAGCGATTAAAATTGACGGTGTTATCACTTCCATTATATCAAGCGGGGAAAATTTCGCAGGGCAAAAATACGGTCCCGAAATCGAAAACGATTAAGCAATATGATAGCCGGGGAAACCTCCCCGGCTTTTCGCGTTTAAATTCATTTCACTTTTATTCTATAACAGGGAGGTAAACATTGCCGGATTATACCGTATTAGGCAAGTATGATAACCAAACGCATTGGAGTTTTTACGGGAGGTTTAAAGCGAAAAGTCTTATTAAGGCTTTTGAGTTTATTAAGAAAAAATTGGAGTTTCGGGGATTGGGGAAACCTGCCATTAAAGTTGAAAGTCAAATGTATTACCGTAATATGCAACGTAAAAAATATACAGTCTTAACCGCCGAAATTGTAAAAGACTGTTTTCATATCCGCATAATGCGGAGTAAGTAAACGGGAGGTAAAAATCTATGGGTAAAGGCAATTGGGTTTTGCAAAATGGTAATGAACGGGAGGCAAGTCAAGTTTATATTGATTTGGATATCCCTGAAGACGCAACCGATTGGTCAATGGAGTTTGAGGATTTAATCATTTTTCTGGAAAGTTTGCTTCCGAAGTCTTTTGAAAGAACTCACGAAAGGTCTAGCATTCATAATGATTTTTATAATTATAGCGCGATGGTTTTATTCAATAATAGGTTGTTTGCGGTTTGCGTAGAATCCGGCGGTTATCATTGGCATTTGGGTATAGGTATAACTGTACTACCGGACGCGCCGGAATTTGCAGATTTCCAAATGGATAAAATCAAGACGAAACTGTTTGACGCTATTGCCGATTGTTATAAAACGTATAAACGTACAGGACCGTGGACCTCAGAACGGTACACAAAATCAAACGGGAGGTAAAAACGTATGACAGAAGAAACCAAAAAAACCGAAAAAGTCGAAGTGACCGACAAAGCCGCATTGTTGATAGCGTCCATGTTAACCGAAAATACCGGAAGTCACATGCTAGACTCCGGAGGTGCATACGGACGTAACCATGAACGTAACGCCGGGAAAACCGCCGCTGATTTTGAAAATGAACCCGCCGTAACTTTTGATGAACTTTCCGAGACCGATACCAAATCAACGGATATCTGCTATGGTATATCGGTTTATCATTATCTTAAATGCCAATTGGAACTTGATGAAATCTGTGAAAAGTTTAATAAACTGCAAGATGAGAATTCTGATTGGGACGGACCTTTTTACGGTGTCTCTGAAAAAGCCGGAAATTGGTTGAAAGAGACTTTTGATATTATTCAGAGTAATACGGTTAACTCGTATAACGGGGAGTCTAGTTTATCTCAGGTAATACAATATACAAATCTTGCGCTTGAATATTCCGGGGACGATACGGAATTGCAAGACCTTTTTTGCGGTAAAGAGTTTTACGTTATACTGCAATTGCACGGCGGTTGTGATGTCCGGGGAGGCTATACACATGCGCGTATGTTTAAACTCGCAAATGATTACCAATATGAATGCGGGTTTTTGAATTGTGAAGATGTTTTCGGAAGTATAACCAAACCGGACGGGACCGCAATACAAATTGATAACGGATATAACGGTTGGAGTTTGACCGATGAATCCGGGGAGGCAGTTGAGATAAATCCCGAAACCGATAAAATCGAACTCTTTACACTTAACGAATAAAACCAAACGGGAGGTGAAATTAATGACAGCGACAAAAACCGAAAAAGTCTCAAGACCTGAATATCGTGAAAAGCAATGGACCGCAAACGGTATGCAGCAAATAATTGATACCGCTCATAAAACTTTCAATAGGCAAACATCGGCAATATGCCGGGGAAACCAAATCGGGGATACAGTCACGTCTTTTTTTATTCGGCCTTATACCGAAACCGAATGCAACGGACACAAACGAGAACCGGGACATTTGCAAAATTTCGATTTGGGGTATTTCAAAAACCTCCCAAATCATGTACGGAACTTTATCCTTAAAAACGGACGTGACCGATTTTTAATTTTGTATAAACTATTTCACAGTTACAAACCGTCCGGACATTGGCAGTATATTCAATTGATACATGGTTACGTTATAACCGATTACGATTATAACCATGTGCAAACTTTTCAAATTAATCCGGGAGTTAAAAGTTTTTCTGTACTTGATACCGCAAAAGATTTTATTTGCCGTTTTCATTACGCCGATAAACTTTCAAGACGGGAGGGAAAATAATATGCCGAAAAAACCAAAAGAGAAAAAACGCTTTACTGCGAGAATTGAGATTAAAGTGGAAGTTGAGTTTGATGAGGGTATTCCGGTTGGTCAGGTACTTGATGAAATTACGGAGGGTTGCGATTATAAACTTAAGTATAAAGATAGCCGCATGGAAGTTATAGAGACCGAATTAGTTGACAGCCGTATAACCCATTGCCCGGAGGTGCTACCCTAATGGCACAATTCAGAGCCGGGATGCAAAATGGTATGATGTCAAAAGACTTGACTCGGTTAGGACACAAAACAAAAGGCATTGAGATATATGCGGAAAGTTGGGAGGGCAGGATTAAAATCAAATGTTGGTATGATAACGAAACCGACAAAAATTTGTTTAAGATTATGTTATGTAAACACGGCAGTAATACAGGGCAAGTTATAGCGTCCGGGGAATTGTCTGAAAAACGTATCAAGGTAATAAAACCCGCAACCTTTAAACGCCGGAAATTACGGGAGGGAAACTAGCATGAAATTTAAAATCGGACCTAACCATGTAACCTTTTATCGTGAAGACGGTGAAAAAGCAATCGGTAAAGAAACCGAGTTTTTTCATAAGGCAAAAGTTTTGCTTAATCGTTTCGGTTTTGAATTCATTAAAAAATTAATGTATAAGGATGGTCACATGGTATCGGATTATGAATACTATATCCGGTCCCGTTTGCCAAATCCGAAACGTGATAAAACTCATAACCGGGGAATATTTTGTCTGCATGATACGATGTTTAACATCCGGCAAATTCATACTGAGTTTAATAAACAACGTGAGGTTACACTTGCAATTGAGTACCATGATAATAACCGGAGACTTTTCAACTTTGAGACTTTTGAGTTTTCCGATGCGTCCGGGGAAAATCCTATTATTTATAGTTTTGAACTTTACGCAATTCCTGAAACTGCAACCGATAGAACTATGGAATATATTGTCCGGAAAATCATACCGCCGAAAAACACATGGTCAAAAGCAAAAATGATAACACTATTCAGCGGTAAAGATTTCCGGCACGGTGCAATACGAAATCCGTTTGACGGTCCTGCAATTGCAGACCTTATATTTTTTCATACGGTCAAACCCGGAGATGTTGACTCGGAATATTATGCCGATTGGTCCCCGGCACAATTGGAGTTTGCCGATGAACACGGGGACGAAATCCGCATGGAACTTGAAAACCGTTACGGTCCGGAAGTATTAGCTTAACCCGGACGGGAGGTATAACCTTGACAAACGAAACCGAAAACAAAGTTGATAACGGCACGTCCCCGGACGATGCAAGTCTTGATTGCGCGGTATGCCCGGACGTTGGAAAATCCTGCCCGAATTGTCCGGAGTTTGAACCCGGACCGTATAACGATAATGCACGGGCAAACCAATTGGAGAAACATTATAACGATACCGTTAAATTCGAGACCGCTCTTGACTCTATACTTGAAACCGAAACCGCCGGGAGTTTGCTAACAATTCCCGGCATTACCGAAATCGTTTCAGAGCATTTTAATAATGACGTGCTAGACAAAATGAAATCCGAGTTTGATAATGAACACGGGGAAAACATTTTATTTTGCGCGGCCTGTGAAAAGCCGATTGATAGAACTGATACCGATGAGACTTTAAGGAAAATCGGGGACAGTTGGTATTGTGATGATTGCAGTATGAACTGTGAAGAATGCGGAATTCCGATATTTAAGCAACAATGGATAAACGGCAATCCGCAATGGTCCGATACATACGACCACGGCGTTAATTTTGCAAACCCGCTTGATATGTATTGTCAGGGAATTTGTGTTGACTGTTTTGAAAAGATACCGTCTTGCGCGTATTGCGGTGAAAGTTATACGGACCGGGACGGGTTTTGTGATGAAACCGGATACGGTCCATGTTGCCGGGACCGTGCTAATAAAAGACGTGCCGAAATTGGTCTTGACCTTTTGCCCGAAACCGATTAATCATTTTGCACAAACGAAAAAGCCGGGAGGCAATCCCGGCTTTTTTTATTTAACCAAAATCAAAACCGTTTGCCTATATGACGGGACCGAAAACGGAAAACATTTTTCAAAAATTAAAACTATCTTTTTCAATTTAATGTTTTTCAAAAATCGGATTTAATGTTTTACCGGGGAAAATTTTTTAAGATAGCTTGCCCGGAATTAATCTTTACCTCCCCGCCTCCCTGTATAAAATCCGGATTGCCTCCCGGTGTCTTGCCTCCCTGTATATAGGACCGTGCTACCATTGCCGGGACCGTGTATTATATAGGATGCAGGGCAGGGCATACGGCACGATACGGGGACCGTACAGGGCATTTATAACCGCCTATATACTCTAGGGTATTCGGGGACCGTACAGGACCGTATAACGCCGTATAACGTCCCGTATTGCCGGGAGGTAATAACAGTCTAGCACGGTCCGGAAATCGTTATACAGGGCATTCTATGGCCCCGTATGAACGTGCTACAGGGCAGGAATACAGGGCAGGGAAACCGGACGGGATACAGGGAAACCGGGACCGGGGACCGGGGATTATGTTAGGATGTTTGTTAGGGATATATGATAGGTCCGGGGACACCGGGGACACCGGGGAGGTCTTGAGACTTATAAGAGAATTAAGGTTTATTTGTGAATTCCCGCTATGCGTATGCCTTGAGGGATATTAAGGTTTATTTATCTTTGCGAAAATTAAGGTTTATTTGTGAGTTTGCGTATGCGTATATGGCCCTACCCCTTGCAATTTTGAAAATCATCCTTCTCTCAGAAACCTCAAAAATCTCACCGCCCGGATTTCTCTCAAAAATCTAAAAAATCTCACGGTCCGAACTTATCTCAAAAATCAACTAAGTCTCACGAGTCAATTAAGTCTCACGAATCAATTAACTCTCACGGACCTAATTAATCGCAATGCCAATTTAATTTTGAATAGTGATTAAAGTCTAACCCCGGCAACTCGTGTTAGACTTTAATCATTTTTTATTCGATTGCCGAAACTCAAAATATAATTGACTGTAACATTTTAATCAATTGCAAAATTCGATTTTAATAGTATAACATTAAATCCGGCAATAGTCAAGTTAACAAACCATTTTTTAAAAATAGTTTCGGACCGGACCAAACGCCGGGACGGTCCCGGCAAAACGGGCAAAACTTAATTGACGTAAGTTATTATATACCAATATGTTACGTTAACGCGTTTGCACGTTTTGCTTAAAACGTCCGGATTATACAATTATTTTAATTTTATGAAAAAAATTTTTAATTGACGTAAGTTATTATATACCAATAACTTACAACGTAACATCGAAATTATTTTGAACGTAATATAATGTTAAGCGGTTGCGTATATATGATATTATGTTATACTTTGGTGCAATGAAAAACATAACAAACAAAACAAACGCGAAAACAAACCGGACGGGCAAACGGCAGGGAGGCAAAACAAATGCCGGGACCGGGACCGGGGAAAACGTCAAACCATTACAGGGAGGTAATACCATGAAACCGAAAACCGAATACATGAAAACAAACGCATTACGGGACGCAATAAACACCGTCCGAATTGAAACCTTGCAAACGCATAAAAAACACATTGCCCGAATATCACGGGACGCATTAACGGACGGGGATATCAAGAGTTTTTCAGAATCCGAAATTATCTTAAACGCGATTAATTCCGAAATCAACCGCTTAAAGGCAGGGAGGTAAAATGCAGGAATTGACCTTGCCATTATTCGCAATTGCAACCGTCTTAACGGTTGCGGTTTTCGTTTTGATTGTAGCACGGGAAAACGGGGAAACCGTCAAACGGTTTGCCCGTTTTGTTTTTAATGAACTTCGGGACACAATAAACGGGAGGTAATATGTCAAACGGGACCAAACAAATAATTGACCGTCTTAATGCAATGCGGGTTAAACTCGAAAACCTGCAATCAGAATCCGAAGATATCCGGGAGGCAATCCATAGAATAGACACCGGATTTAAAACCGAAGTTATAAATAAGTTTTATCACATAATGTCCGATGTTACCAGACAATGCGACATTGCGGAAAATTCGGTTTTTCTTGCAATTAACAAAATCGATTAACTCGAAACCATTACAGGGAGGTAATACCATGCAAACAAATCTTAACAAAGTTCATACGGCAACCGATACCGCTTGCCCGGTTTGCCGGACAAATCGCAACCGGACCGTTAAGGCAAATGTCCGGATTTGCCGTTTTTGTCAAGCGGTATATAGGACCGTGAAACCGAAAACGCGAAAACCAAAAAAAGTTAAGGTATCGTGGAACTTGTCAAAATTCAAAAAACCGAAAAAACGCAACCGCAAATAATAACAGGGAGGTAATACCATGAAAAGCAAATCAGACATAGCACGGGCAAAACGCCGGGATAATGCAGGGAGGTTTATTAAAACCGAAACCAAACCGGACCGGACCGGGACGGGGAAACCTCCCCGGACCGTCAAACCCGTTTCGGTTAAATCACTTGCCTATATACAAAACGCGATTGCAAAACGGGAAACCGGGAAAACGGTTGCAGAGTTTAACCGGATGCAATCCGAAGTTAACCGCAAAATCGAAAAACTATCACAAACCGTCCGGGACGGAAAAACCGATATCATGTTAGATATCGAAAAAAAGATTAAAACTGCCTTGCCTTATATCGTCCCGTTTGCGGTTATGTCCGGTTGCATAATCGCCGGATATATCTTGCCCGTTTTGTCAATTGTGTTTTTGGTTTTCGGTTTTGTGTCCGGTTATATCGTCCGGGGAAAACTCGAAAAACCGAAACCGGAAAACGCCGAAACCGAAAACGCCGGGGAAACCTCCCCGGCAGGGAGGTAAAATGTCAAACCGTAATAAATGCAAACGGTGTCAAACCGACATTAAACCCGAAACTATCACAAACCGAAATTATATCAAATTCGATTTAACCCGGCATTTGGTTTGCCGGGATTGCCGGGACCGTTTTATTAAATGGTTTGCCCGTCCGAAATCGTCAAACGGATTCTATAACTTTGCAGGGAGGTAATACCATGAATGCAGACTATTACATATTTAACGCCGATGTTTATTGCCCGGATTGCGCCGGGGAAATCGAAACCGAAGTTTTACAGAATACAAAACCGGAATATCACGATTTGATTAACCCGGATGCAATGCCCGTCCCGGTGTTTTCCGGGGAAAATGATTGCCCGTTACATTGCGGTAATTGTCAAGTTTTTATCGGTAATACATTAACCGATTATGGCAGGGATTATATAATTGAGAGTTTTAAGGATTTTCTCGAATTCCGCAATGGCAATCGGGAGGTTTTGTTAACATGGTTTGATTTTTACGCCGGGGATTATGACATTAACCGGGAGTTTTCCCCGTCCGATTTTGAAAAACTCGAAACCGTTTTGAATGCAACCGAAACCGAAACCGAAACCGCAAACAATTAACAGGGAGGTTAACCGCTATGTCAAATTATAGCAAACATCCGGACCGGACCAAACGCGTTAAAACGTCCGGCATTACACTTAATAACACTATGGTATATACTGAAGACGGGAAAACAAACGTCAAACATTTTCAAACCGTAATTGTCTCATTTGACGAAAAAATCGTAACATTGCGGAATAACGGATATTTGACTTATACTACAAAATTGAGACTTAACCAAACCGCGTCCGAATTCGGTTTGCCGTTTGACGTTTTCCAAAAAAATCGGCAATGGTTTATAACCTCCCCGGCGTATGCAAAACCCGTCCCGTTTTTTGACGGGATGCAACTTGACAGGGAAACCGGGGAAATTGTTAACCCGGACGATTGCCCGGACGTATTACCGCAAACCGCAAAACGCAATAATAAAAATATATGGTTTGCAATGCTAACAGGGAAACCGAATACACAAACGGTTAAACAATCAGAATTAACCGCTGATTGTTTTCGAGTTCAAATTGACGGGTTAAA